ATGTATACTCGGTACAGTTACAACCCATCGTTGGGTCGTACTTATGTGTATGACAATAAATATTACAAAAATTTAGGTGCAGTAATCAAGAACGCTAAACGCAAGAAGCACCAAATTGAACATGAAGTCGAAGAACACACATTAGATCCGCTAGACAAATATTTAGTCGCTGAAGATCCTTTTTTAGGACCGGGAAAAAATCAAAAACTTACTTTGTTTAAAGAAATACGCAATGTCAAGCCAGACACAATGAAACTGGTAGTGAACTGGAGCGGAAAAGAGTTTTTGAGGGAAACTTGGACGCGATTCATGGAAGACAGTTTCCCAATCGTGAACGATCAAGAAATTATGGATGTATTCTTGGTGATCAACATGCGTCCGACAAGACCTAACCGCTGTTTCAGATTTTTGGCGCAACACGCTCTGCGTTGCGATCCTGAGTACGTGCCTCATGAAGTCATTCGCATAGTAGAACCCAGCTACGTGGGAAGCAACAACGAGTACAGAATCAGTTTGGCCAAACGAGGAGGCGGATGTCCCGTCATGAATTTACACGCCGAGTACACAAACTCGTTTGAAGAATTCATTAACCGCGTCATTTGGGAAAACTTTTACAAACCCATTGTGTATGTAGGAACAGATTCCGCCGAAGAAGAAGAAATCTTACTTGAGGTTTCTCTTGTGTTTAAAATTAAAGAGTTTGCTCCTGACGCGCCTCTGTACTCCGGACCGGCATACTAAATATTATTGTTTCATGTTAGGTGCTTGTTTCGTCCGTTATATATTTACGCTTCCGATTCGTTTTTGGCTATGATTATTTTTAAATTTTCTTTCATTTTAGCAAAATAATCAGCCTTTACGTTTGCCGATTCGGCTTTTTTCAATTCGTTTAAAGCTCCTGTGTAATTACGATTATTTATTAAATCCTCTAAAGCGGTTTTGAATTCATGCTCATTGACTATATACAACGGTTTATCTAATGTACCTTTATGTATGAGTGGATTTATGTACGAATGGCTGAGTTTAGATTTGAGTAAATTTTGATAATTATTGAGGCGTATTTCGGCGGTTTTCAAGGAATCCAACGAACCGGACGCTATTAAGTCGCGCACTTGCTTTAAATCTTCTAAATCGTTATCATTGTCAATTACGTTTTCGTTTGAAAGTAAATATAATTTTGCTTGTAAATAACGTGATAAATCCCTAACAGAAAGCGTGTTTAAATTAGCGACACTGCCGTCGTTGTCGTCGGACATCCAAGTATCGGTGTGTTCACTCGCTGTGTCTTCTGCACTTGTCATCGCTAATCGTCTATTTTTCAATGATGTATTTAATATGTTCATGAGTGGATTAACTAATTTACGTGTTGGCGTGACAGTCATTTTGTTTAAATTGTCCGTTTTTTTCAACGCTACGCCTTGCCTAATTTGCGTTAAAAGTTGATCGTTGATTGCGGCCGTCGGTACAGCTTTGTCGACATCATTCTTTCGTTTTACAGATTTTTTTAGTTTAATCCCTTTTTTAATTTCATCCATTAGCTGACTGACATTGTCGCCTGTGTTATTGTTAACGACGGTTTGTTCCGTATTCGAAATTTCGTTGTTAGTCCGTTTAAGTTGTTTACCTTGTCGAATTTCATTCATGAGCTGGCCGATCGCGTCGCCCGGTGTTGACGATTTATTCGATTCAATCGGCATGGGCGGTGGTATTGGTGGCTGCGACGATTGTATTTCAGACAAAGACGGCGGTAACGGAGGTGGCGGTGGCGCTAACAAATATGGTGACGCCGGCGAGGACGACGGCAATGGCGGTGGTGGTGGCGGCGATGGCGATAAAGGCGTTGACAGTGTTGTTGATGTGGGAGGTAGCGGCGTGTTTATTGTCGAAATTGTGTCGTCAATCGGTTTATTATAACTGATCGCGTCTTTAGTCCGTATACTTGGGGTGACATCAATATCGGGATTGTTAGAAGTGTTGTTATCCAAATTAACAATATCTTGAAATATTTTTTCGGTATTACGAACAGCGTTTCTGGCCGATTCGGCGTCGCGTACGTATTCTTTGTATAAATCTAAAAATGTTTGCAGTGTAGTATCTTGGTAATTAATATGTAATTCATTGATAACATTCTGAAGTTTGAGCTTGTACGCGTTGTTATCGTCGATTTTATTAACCATATTTTGAATAACGCGTAATGGTTTTTTGTCGATCACACGATCAACTTTGTCGTTGTCACGTTGTTGCACGCCAACGATATTATTGTTTACATCATAACCTGAAATACGCAGCAACGCGCGGTTATCGTAAATGTAATTGGCCAATCGTAACAATTGTAGTGCCTGTTGTCGATCTATTGTCACGCTATCGTTGACGGACGACGCGAACGCTTGTTTTAAATTGGCAACGTTAGGCATTTGAACATTTTGTATAAATTGCTTAATGTCTATGTCACCGCGATTGTTGTTGTTTCGTTGTAAATAAGCGAGCGCGTACATTTGATTTGACTTGTGTGTTTGCTCGAACATGGACATGTTTGCTGCAGAATTTAACGATTTTTGCAAACAATTTATACTTCAAAAGCAATATAAATTAATCGATGGAAAGTTTGGTAAAGTGTCAGTTTACCAGCATACACCGACACAAAAGGAATTGTTGGTCAAATATATAAAAAGTAAAACATTCAACGCAATAGAACCGTACGTGCACTATTTGATGAAAAACAACAAATATTTCGTCAATTTGTATTATTCTTTCAATTGGCTGCGAGGTCACTTACTTATAATGGATTTTGTCAAAGAAGGCGATCTTTTTGATTTGTTAAAACGCCAAAGTTTAAACGAACACGAAATAAAATTTATTGCTTTCCAAGTGGCTGAAGGTGTGGACGCTTTACATTCTTACAAAATTATTCACAACGACATCAAACTAGAAAACGTGTTGTGTGACGCCAAATTAAGGATACGCTTGTGCGATTACGGATTGTGTCAACACGTTGGCACTAAATCGACTTACGACGGCACTGTGGATTATTTTTCTCCAGAAAAAATTGAAGGACGCTTTTACGATACCCACTTTGACTGGTGGGCTTTGGCGATTATGGTTTATGAAATGTTTACAGATCAAATGCATCCATACAAAAATCACAAAAATGAATGTTTAACCGTGGAGAAATTGAAGTCTCGTCAACAATCAAAGTTAACATTACCTAAAAACATTTCTACAAAAGCTCAAAACTTGTTGCAAAGCATGTTAAAATTGAATATTAACTATAGGATAATTAATTTTAAGCAAATCAAACAACATGTATTTTTTCAAAATAATAATATGTAATTAAATTTGTGATATATTTGTATATATATTTATGTATATGTATAAACATTAAGAAATAAAAACAACAAAATTTATAATTATTAAATTTAATTGTAATAAAATTATAATATTATACACATAAAAAGGTTTGTTTTATTAATTTAACAACAAGAACAACAACAACAAATAATAAAAATGAAATAACAAAATAAATACATCCTATATTAATTTAACAACAACAACAACAAACCTATAAAATAAATTTAACATAATACTGACGACATAGATACAATAATTATACTAATAATTAACATGAAGCGTTAGGAGTTGTATTGCTGCGACGTTTTTTTACTACGCGTCTAGACATACGAAACATATAACCGAGTTTTGGTTTAAAAGCGTTTTCTTGAGGGTCAATCCAAACGATGTCGTCGTCGTCGTCGTCTGCTTTGCGCTTAGATGAAGTTTCTGGTGTAGCAACTATGGCGGGTCGCTCGTAACTGGGGTCGTCTATCTCTTTTTTTGGCGAAACCGGCACCATTTCTTCAAAGTCTTCGTACGCCTCTTCATCTTCTTCATCATCATACGATTTTTCTTTTTTTATTATTATATTATTAACAACTCGTGTTGCCATCGATTGGAAGTCGTCAGCGTCGTCGTCGCTGCTGACTAAGATCGCTTGCTGTTCTTCTTCAACGACGCGGAGCGGCGAACTCGCTGGAGGTATAGTTGTATGTGAGGCATCATTGTCGCTGTCGCGCTCAGGAGAAGGGGCGCGAGTCGTCATTCCACGTTCAAACGCGGCAAATACTGTTTGGTTACATTGTATTGCAGCATCAGAATTCGTGTCGGCGTCGGATGCTTGTAAATTAACGTCAACTCTGACGTTAGTGTTGCTATTGATAGTGGTATTAGTGTCCGCATCAGCATCATCTTTGTTTTCGCTAACATTAGCAACCTTGGTTTTCTTTTTGTTGTTAGTTTTGTTTTTAGCTTTTTTCTTTTTGTCAGTTTTGTTTTTAGATTTTCTCTTGTTTGTATTGTCATCAGCGACATGGACATTAATGTTGGTTTTGTTGTCGGTGTCGGTATTGTCATCAGTAAATATGGAGTGAACATCGGGATTGATAGTGCGGACATAACTAGAATGACAATGTTTGCATTTGAATTTATTTTGTAAAATACAACTGAGACACAACTTGTGATTGCAACAAGGTAACATTTGATAGGCAAAAAACTCATTACACAATTCGCAAGTAATATTAACATTAATAAACTGCTCGAGATCCTCATCAGATAATTTTTCAATAGTTTTTCTAAAATTTTTTTGGCGATTCACAACAACAGAACGTTGAATATCAATTGAATTAATTACATATTCATTGATGCGACACAACATAGTTTTAATATGGTTATGAGGGTCGCTTTCGTCGAAATCTTTAACTACATTGTTGAAAGACTGGTGAAATATATTACTGTAAATCATTATTTCTTGTGGTGTGCACGAACGTAACGATTTCGACAAATTACGATAACTAATATAGTCGATCATTTTGCTTTCAAGCATAATGTTATAATGATCAACATATTTAGAAATGCAAAATTGCAATAAATCTATTACGTATAATTTGTGAATTATGGTAAGAAAACGTTGTGCCTCAGAACGAAGAGAAACATTGTCAACAAGAGTCATTATGTAAAAATAAAAGGTCTCAAAAATATTAGTGAAAAGATTGCGATTGCGAAAATTGATGTTGTTAAATTTAAAAACACCATCAGATTCATTTATGGTGCCTACACAAATAAAAGATTTTTGGTCCCGGGTTTGTAAATAAATGGACAAAATATTGGTCACATGATTGTGAGAAAACTTGACTTTGTTGTGGGGCTCAGCCACCGACAACATACAATTAAAAGCCATGTTAATATTTGACATTTATGTTAACGTACTAGTATGAAGAGTACAGTAAAAGTGAATGCCATTGTTGATTTGTATGAGCATATATACCTGTTATTATCTAATCGCGCAGGTGATAACTAATTGCGCAGGTGATAATTAGAGCGCAGGTAATCTAATTTATTGATTAGATATATTCGTATCGACTTTTTTTGTAGTGCAAAAAAGTGCTTTAAATCGTAGTATATTGAGAGCATATAGTACAGTGTAGACTATTCTAGTAAAATAGTCTACGATTCGTAATATTGTTCGGTATATGGCCCTGATATCAAACTCGATTTTTTTTGCACTACAAAAAAGTTGACGTCTGATTTTCGACTTTATTTACTACATACACAAAGTTTAAATTAATATCATATATATTTTATCATTTGAAGTGGGTTTATCGCATCCGTCTATGCGCCAATTTTATAGATAACTTATCGTTTTGTAATCCGGTCAGGCCATGATAACAACCCACACGTTGATAACGTAATCATATATAAGGCCCAACAATTAACAATGGATTTCATTTTAGTTTCACGGTTTAAACGAATCGCACCGTTCACCATGTGGTCGCCGTTGCCGTCGCTGTCGTTGCTTAAACAGTTAAACGAAACTTTTAGTGTGCCTATAAAAAAAACTATTAATTTACCAACTAAACCCATCACGGTCGACAAAAACGTTTTAGAAAACAAAGACTATAATTATGTATTACCACAATACAATGCGGCAATATATAATAAAATAGGATGTATATTAGAACGAAATGCTAATTTCAATGAAAAATTTAATAACAAACGTCAACAGCTAAATGTGTCACAATACACTAATGATAATTTTGTGAACGAAGAATATTTGAAAATTCGTCAAATTGTTGACGAAGAATACAACAATGTATTGAGTAATAATGTAGAAAATAAACAAATTTTACAAGATTTTCTACAAACTACAGATTATTTTGAACCAGAAATACAAACTATAATTCGCTCATACGAGCCATATTTGGATTCGTTGTTCGCGGCGGAGAACCTAGAAATGGACAGTGATAATGAAACTGTAATTGTTGAAAGGCAAACTGACAATAATATTAATTTGATAAATGAAATAACTGCATCAAACTATCCATCTTTGTCAAGATTAATTGCCAGATCAGCTAATCTTAATACTATTAGATTTTCTTCCATTTCTGATATCGAAGATGAAGAACAACAAGACGATACTGTTCCCGAGTATTCCGAAACGTCCAATTTGCAGATGGCAGTGAATAGAGAAGAATCTAATCGTTCCCCAGACGCCAGTTCACCATCTATATTAGTGTCGTTAAATCTAAATAATAATCAACTAGCACAAGAAGTACCTAATCGAACCAACGATGTTGATTTATTAAATGAAGTTAATAATAACAGTGTGGTACGCGCGCGTAGGCTTCGGCGGCGTCGCCGTCGTGTTACACCAGTTGATCATTTTTAAATTATATTTTAGGTTAATGTATTATGTTATGTTAATGTATGTTGTTAGTTTAGTATTATGTTACGTTAATGTATTGTTTTAGGTTACTATTTTTTTGTAATTAGTTATAATTTTGTTTTAATTATATTTAGATTATAGGTTAATATTGTATTATTTGTAAAAATTTATAAACTAAAGTTGTTAATTGAATGTATGGTGTTTTAATGTAATAAACTAATTATTCATTTTATGTTTGTTTATTTATTCTTTATAACCTATAAGTGTGAAGAGCACAACATGAGTTTCTTTACCTCTTTGCGCAGAGTAAATAAAATATACCCTAATCCTAACCAATTTACCAACATTGACAACATTAATGTTATTACGAGCACTCCACCCGGCTTCAATAATGTTCTCAATGCACCTACCACTGTTAATTTGGGCAACAACAGATATATGCCGGGTTACAACGTGGGCAACAATCAATTTATTAGTACTGCCGACATCAACAGGGTAATGCGCAACAACGACGTGACTGGTATGCGTTCTATTTTCACAAACGCCAACAATAATCAACTAAATTCGCTAGGTGAATTGCGGCGCGTAGACAACATACCCGATGCTAACTTACACAGCGCCGCGGTGCGCAAATCTGCCGTCAAACAAAACTTTCCCGAAACGGCTACGCGCACTCCGCAAGGCGTTCAAACCGCACTCAACCAAAACCCTAATTTAAACTCGCATCTATCTAATTTAAAAACGGCCGGCGTGGCCGTGTTGTTAGGCTCGGGCGCCTACTTAATATTTTCAGCCGCCACGTTGATACAAGATATCATTGCGGCGCTAAATCGTGTAGGCGGCAGCTATTATATTCGAGGCAGAAACGGAGGCGGTGAATACGACGCGTGTTTGTTAGCGCATCGCACTTGTCGTATCGACAACCCTTCAGATCCAGACATTAATTACTGTACATTCGACCCGTTGTTATTCGACAACACAAGTGCGCTTCAACAAATATGCACTGGATACAATTATGACGTTGAACAAACCGTTTGTCGCGCTAGCGATCCCAACGCCGACCCCAATTCACCGCAGTATGTAGACATTTCAGATTTGGGCACTGGTCAAACAATCACCTGCATAGAACCTTATGATTTTGCTGATTTGATTGGTGATTTAGGTTTAGACGGTTTACTAGGTGATGACGGAATTCTTACACAGTCATCTAACGTTAGTAAAAGTGGTAGCGATAAGTTGTTTACTATCATCATTGTATTAGGAGGTTTGCTACTCATTTTTGTTATAGGATTTTTCATGTTTAAAAAATTACTAAATAACAACAATAACACTTTAACTATTACTAACGATTCTATCAGAAACAAATAAATATAACTACAACTAAATTAAATTAAACAACTAATATTCGTTACAGTTTATTAAAAATAGATACAAAAAGTTCATGCATTACATTTTACACAATATTATTAATATTAAAAGTGTAACCTAATTATTATTAACGTAATTCTTGTTGGTGTACGTACACGCAAAATTGTTTTGCGCTATATCAATCACTTGGTCCATCGTCAAAAACTGGCCAGTGTAAAACGCCAACAATTTTATCATTCCATTGTGGCGATTGTTAATTTCTTTTCGGTTCAATTTGTTCATGTTGAAAATGTGATGATTGTGTTTTTTGTAAGAATGTATAATGTCTATAGGTATTATGTTTTTTATAACGCTAGTCAACCACAAATAATTGACTCCAAATTTTATAATAGTAATGCGCTCGTCAAACTTTGTACTGAACAAAATAAAATTTTCGCTATTATCGTCGATTCCAGACACGTTTAAATATTCTTCAATTAGAGCGGAACACGCGCTATTTTCCTTTTTAATTTTTACCAATTTATTTACGTTGGCATTTTGGGCGTCGTACAACAGACGCACCACGCTTCCATACTTGTAAATGAAAAAACACTCTTTAGATTTAAAATCACTGCTTTTGGTGTTTTTGTCACGCAACCAAAACTTCAAATGATCAAGAACTAAAGCCACAGCGGCTCTGTCGTCATTCGGACGAGGCAAATCCATTTTTTTAAAACGCATTTCGCGGCTCAATTTTACAACACTGTCGATGTACGGGTACACGTCGTTGCCCATGACATTTTCGGGAACGACGACTTCTTTGTTTTCTAAATTAAATGGTAACGTGTATAAATTTTTATTAACATGCATCGAATTAAGAGTGTCCAAAATTAAATTGGTCTTGTATTCGCCTAATGAAGCAAACATCAGAGTCGTTTTGACGCGCACGTACGTCATATCCAAATTGAATGTATTGGTAAGCAGCGTCAAAAACTCAAAATCTTTTACTTCGTTAAAATGACATTCGCGTATTGCTTTCTGAGTATACACAGAGCTATTAAAATCATCAGATTGAGGTATGGGCACATTTAAATCCTTTAACAATTGGTACGAAATCATAAATCGAAATTTGTCGTAAGACACCACCATGACAAGCCGATCTACATTGCTGTACCGACCGGCGTATTCTAAGGTTACGGAATTCACACAGTTTGCGTAAAATAAACGAAACCGATCGGCCGGATCGCGTGGCTTGCACACCACGAACATGTAATACGACATGTTGGTCATGTGTCCGGCAAATTTACGATCACGCTCATCTAAAATAATTTTGCTCAAATTTTCCACGTCGCATTTCGATTTAACAACTTGATTGTTGATTACGGCAAACGCAGCCGTATCAGAATCTTTCACTAACTCCACGGCTTTGCTCACGTCTACCTTAGGCCGGATTGCACGGTTGTAGCGACCGCGCACTTTTTTCACACAAACATATTTTTTTGTGTTTACATTCATTCCATTGTCATCACTATTAATTTCTTTTTCGTCGTTAGTATTCTCGCCGTCGTCACTATCATCATCATCATCATTATTACTATTATATTTATGTATGTAATTTTCTGCGTTAATTTCTTTTGGTGATTTATACATAGTTTTCATGCGCTTACAACCAGTTTTTCTAGGCGACGGTGTCGTCGTTTCAACCATCTCATCCGCCGATGAGGACGACGAAGAATCGAAACCGGTGTCGGACAATTGCCTTTTCGACATTTTAATTTTCTTTCCTTTGCCGTAGCTGACAGTTGGGCTTTCCACATGTTGTTGTTGTTGTTGGGCAATAATCGTTGACGCCGCAATTGACACGGCGTTACCAGTCATTCCGTGTTTATCGTAATCATTGTTGATTTGTTCCGATTGATTCACAAGATTCTCTAATGACAAATCTTGTTGAATAAAATTAAAAGCGTCACAATAATAATCTTCCACCGAAGCGACGGCTAAATTGTCTCTATTCGGAGTCACCGAATTGTCCACGTATTTTTTGTAAGAATTGTTCATGACTGACGCTGCTGCTGCGGCGGCGACGACCGACTTGTTTGAATCGAAGCGCAAAAACTGAAACAAAACATGAATGTTAATCTATATTATCCGTGTCGCCAAGATAACGATAATGATGTTGTTACTTTTACTTTGTTACACGCTATTAATTCCGTTATCGTTTTCGTATTCGGTGTGGACAGTGTCACCGACGTGGCGCAACAAACTCGACTCGTTAGCGGTTATGAGAAAAACGCTTATCGACGCATCAACATGAACATAACCACTGTGCACGCCGACGATGGATACGTAATCAGTTGTGTGCGTATGCCGTATATATGTATGAAATTATTAACGTCTTGCGCTTTCACGGCGCCGCCAACAATAGTAATTGTGAAATGTAATCAAGCAATTGAAGTATGGCACGTATTCGGCGTTCGCAAACGCGCCGAACGCACTAATTTTAACAAAATTGTTGGTGTGTACGTCAACGAACGCGGACACGAAATACTTTACAACAAAGAAATGCTAGTATTAACGGGCAACGTGCCCGCGGCGTTCGTGTCAACGCTATCCAAACATATCAACAACGTACAAGACGTCGACGTTGGCGCATTTTTTTATCCCGACATACAAACCAACGAATATGATATTCGATTTAATTACAATAAATCAACAAGCAAAAAAAATATGTAAATTTACATTAAATGTTAATATACATCAAGCAATTAATATTGTTTCAATTTATGTGTGAGTGTGAGTGTGTGTGTGTGTGTGTAAATTTATGTAATAATCGCGCAAATTACGTTACAACAGCAAATTGCGCGACATTTTAGCGAAACATCCGTCGCGCCGTTCTAAATCGACACATTTGTACGCATCTAAATCAAATTGAGTGTTGTTTGGACAAAAAAATTGTATGGTTCCCGGACACAAATAGTAGCTGTTGCAATCTGACGCGTCTGGCACCAATCCAAAATACCCTTTAGGACATATTTTTTCTTTATGTAAATTTTCGTGTAATTTGTTCATTTTATGAAATACTAACAATTTAACAATAATAAATAAAGCCAAAAGCAGCCACATTTTGTGTAAAACATTAGCTGTAATTTAATATACCCAAAGGTTTTTTACCGCCCAATTTATAAGAATCTGATTCTTCTACAGAAAACTTAAATTTACTTAAAAGTAAATTGTCATACGACGCGCTCATAGTGGGACGACATTTACTGGCGAACAGTTTGTGGTCAATTAAAGATTTTACGTAGCCTATAGCACCGTAATTTTTGAATATACAATAATGGCAATAGGCGTGCTCTATAATGAACAGCAGATTTAGATAACGCGTTCCCTCAATTTCACTCAATTTAATGTCGTTATCGGCAGCGTAATCGTTTTCATAACCTTGCAATTGTTTACGTTTAGTGCCGGCGCTCGTGAACGCTTTCATCATTTTAATTTTATTGTTTTCTTTGACCATCTCGTCCATGCACATTTCGGCGTCAAATTGCCGTTCCAACATTTTCATAATGCTCACACGGTCTATGACACAAACCATGTCGTCGTTTTCGTTTTGACGAAACAATATCGGCTCGCCGGGTATAATGTTTTCGCGGTTCTCCAATATCACAAACTCCATACGCCCGTCGAAATTGTTGACAAGCGGATTGACGCGATTATGAACAAAACCCAACGAAGCCAACACAATGGTGTTAATTTCGCGTTGCGCATTGCGATCGCGGAAAATAGTCAACAGCGGCTGAGTAAGTTTAAGAGTATTCAACATGGCCATATACTTGGCAAGCACTAATTTAATTTTCAACGTATTATAACTTTCGGAACTATTAAGATTTTTAGCGTCAAACTCTGTTAAATCGTAATCGCGCTTCAATTTGTCTTTACTGGTAATGATTTCGGTCACCGTGCGCAACTTGGGAGCCGTCTGACATTTAAATTTTTTCATTGTAGTTTTTTACAATTTCACTTACAAAGTTTCGACAATGCTTATTCCATCTACTATGAATAGTTGTATAATGTTAGTTAAATATTTACAACATAGCTCGTGGTGCGGTGTTTACAAACGGATTGGCGCGCATCGTGGCGTTAAGAGGATTAGTGTACGCGACACGTGTATTGGGATTGTCGACGCCGCCGCTACTATTACCGCTATTTCCGCCGTTGCTGCTCGATTGGAACAACATTATTAGTAATATAATGATCACGAGTCCGATCAATATAGACATTAACGTGCTAGTGTTAAACAGTGTCGGATTATTGTTCATAAACCGACCGGCCGCGTTGTTGTTCATCATGTCGTCCATTTCGATAAATTTAAACGCCTCTTAAATTATAATTAACAATGTCCAAACTACGCGCGACAATGTCGGGCGTAATCAATAATTTTATTAGCGTATTTAACACCCACGTATTTTTCAATTCGTTAAGAGATCGGAACGAACTTTCGTAATCACCTCTTATTAAAAGATAGGCAGGAACCGTATCGCCAAACACAATTTTTGTAAGATATAATTTTTGCGTTTTGTCCACCACGAATGTGTCGGCCTGCAAACGCCTCGGCGGTGAATTGTGAGCGTACGGAATCAGCGACAACGAAAACTCGAGCATCACCGTTGAACCGATCAAACTGTTGTTTGCGAGGATAGCGAACGACCTGCCGTTGGGCACGTAAAACGCATTTAGCGTACCTTTTATTTGTATAGTGTCCGGCCGCACCATTATGTAGGACGGATCATTGTAACGCAAAGACGGGAACTTGTCGTTGACACCAATTCGCACGTATAATTTGCAATAACGATTAACTGCATATCGATCCACAACAATTTCGTTGTGCGCGCCGCGTTCGTTACGCTCGCCGGGCTCGTTAAATTTTGTAATAAATTTATACACAGACGTTTCGGTCATGTAATTATCGAGCACGTCTAACACATCTTCCGGAAAGTCGGCATCGTAAATGTAATCACGTTGAATAAACTTGATGTGCGTAGAATGGGTGTCGAGTTCGGTGCGCAGCTCTTCAAATAACTGATTGGGTTTGCGCGTCACAAATTTTTTACTATTTCCAATTTTTAGATTCATTTTGTATAGTGGTGAACCTTTGTAAAAATTTCTCAAAATGTACGAGTCTTTTCCCAAATCAGAAAACCTAATGTGATTTTCTATAAAATGCTTAGCCATCGCCTCGCCCACCAGGTACAAACGGTACGGGTGCGACGGCGCTGCGTAATTCGTTTTCACTTCGTGGCACATACGCACACCACACCAATCTAAATACGCACTCTCAAATACGTATCCGTCGCTACCGTCGAGCAGGCAATGAGTATCGCTGTTACTCACAAAGTTACGATCACTATAAACTTTTGAAAATTCGCGATACATAATCAAACGAAACGCGCCAGGTTCGTTAACAAACAAATTGGTGGCATATATAGGAATTCCGGGTCTAACGTACACTTTATCGTCAAACTTTAAAATGTTTAAGTTATTGTGCTGACAAACGAATTTAAATTGCGGCTTGACAAATTTAAACATGGCAATTGAACGATCGATGACAACGTTGCGTAATTTGATTTCACTCAAATAATTCAAATATTTGAGCAAAGTGTTAGCGTCAAGCACATCGAAATTGTTCAACAAATAATTGCGTACAAAACTTGCGTAAGAATGCGACATGTTCATTAAAAAATAATCGTCCGTCATGTGAAAATAACTGGCTACAAACAAATCTTTAAAATGCTTAGAGCTAATTGACAAATCGCGAAGCAAAACATCGGCAACACCGCCGTTGCCGCCGTACGCGTTCATTTTGCAGCAGACTTATGTTTAGTCGACGGTTTCGGTTTCGACAAGCGGCGAATCGCTCACAGTTTTAAAACTTGTCTTACAAACAGGGCATACTGGATACAACTTGCAATGTTGCCACAATTGGGCGTAGCATAGCCCACAAATGTTGAATCCGCAACATTCGTTCGGTTTTAAAAAATGCTGTTCCATCGACGTTTCGCGGCAAATGTGGCACTCGTACAACTTAGGTTCCGCGAACACCATCATGACTTTTAAACGATTATTTAGCGTTTTTACTAGTCTCAACAATTGCGTTGCGTTGTCAATTATTTCGTTTAGTGCATCGATTTGGGCGCGCACGACCGTTTTACAACAATAATCGTTGACAAAACAGGCGAGAATTAATTTAAGTTGACGACAATACGGCAAGAAAATGTACATGTTGTAACGAAATCTGGGCAACACGCTCATCATTTTTAAAACGCGAACTACGTCGCGCGCCTGTGAGATTACGTAATGAACACATTCGTCTGTGGGCAACGCCGTTTGATCGTCAAACTCTTTGTAATGCAACAAGGTGCTCATGTCACAATTAAATGTTTGCACGTAAAAAGATTGCAACAGTTTAAACGCCTCGAATTTAATTTCAAAATATAGTTTAGCATTAATAGGCAATTGATCATCGTCATGCATGTTATTATATTTGTCGGCTAACACGAAATTAGTAATTACCTCGTTAATTGTTTCATTCGAATTTTTATTGTAATAATGTTGAGGTCGGTACGATGACGATTGAGCTGCGGACAACGAAGCGGTCTCGGGAGACATCGCCACGTCTATACTTTGATCATGTTGTAAATTTTCAATTTGCTGCGACATCATAATACCAGACATGATACTTTTATTACTGATCTTTCTCTAAATTCGAGTACATTAAACACTTTACACTTATAAACTGCGCGCGCGGTACACAACTTGGCTTGTTGACCATCAACCAAGATGAAATCCACAATGAAATTTCAAGCGTTTATATAGTCTTCGAGAACGGATGGACAACATGGAGGGGTTTATATTATAATTTTAAATTATTTAATTTATTATCGGACCACATTATAAATTTCCGTCTGTGCGCAACAAATAAGATAAAGTTGTTTTCGGCGACAACGGACACTGTGGGTGATATCATTGTCAATTCAGATAAACAAGGTCAAACCGGGCGTTTGATAAACAAGTCGCGTCCGGTGACATCATTGATACCTAATCACGCAGGAAACTCATGATACTCATTGATACCTAATCACGCAGGAAACTCATGATAAACATCGAGGACACATTGTGTTAAATCGATAATGATAATAATATAATATCTGTCACGTTCTATTTATTTAATGTGTTAAAATAAATTTATTGTTAAAAAATCTAACTAAAACGAATATTATGTGTGTGTGTGTAAGTGTGCATGTATGTGTTAACAATAGACGTTAATATTGCAAATTATTCGTAAACAAGTACCAGATGGTATATAAAGCCATCGATTTGCCACATCGTGTACAGTTTCATGTTTACGAACTTGAACATACGCGCGTCTACAATGGTTTATACAAACGCGGTAAACGAAAACGCTGCGCAGCAATTGCCCGTCGTGTCGCTAGCCGAAGCACGCATCAACGCCAACGATGACGATCAACGACCGCAAGACATGCGTCCTTTTTTCTTAAGCGCTCAACAAATAAAATTGATGAACGCCACCATGAGGTTTGCCGTCGATTACGTACAAGGCGTTTACAAACTCAACAATTTGAAATTGATGAACTGTAACGACATCAAACGCATTAACGAGTGTTTGTTTAGTCCGTCGTGCGACAAATGTAAACAAGAGTTTCGTCGAATTCGTCGCGCCGAGTTGTTTTGTGTGGTAAACAAAAAATGTTTGACAGAAACGGAGGCCAATTGCCACAACAAGTATAAATTGATTTGTGGCGCCTGTCGCCGATCTATTAGCAGCGACAATATTAACTTGATTATATACCAAATGTATCCCAAATTGACGTTGGCTACAGTCGAGGCGTTATGTCGTTACAATTTCATTACAAAGTACATTTTTAACATTGACACGCACAGCGAACGAGACAAAATTATATTTCAAGATCACATCAGGCACGTGTACCGGTCTTTTTGTGACATTGTGCACAACAAAGCGCCTCACGAACAAATTGTTAAAGTCACGCTGCTGACATACGAAAAGCCGTTATTTAGCGAAGATTCAAACGGATGCTATATGGTGCACGAAAACGGTAAAAACGTTTTGCAGTTCGAACAGCCCACTAGCAAAATGCTCGAATTTGCTAAAACTCACACATTTTTGGCTTTAACGTATTTTTACGAAGTGGACAAGTTAGTGTACAAAAACGACAGCCACGACTACACAGCTTATTTCGCCAAGCCGTTTACATATTACAACAAGCGTTTGCAGTGTAGCAAATGTAAAAATAAATTCTACAAAAACAACATTATTTTGTTTTGTAGCAAATGCGGTTTCATGAACAGAATGCATTTTTTTGAAAAAACCGACAAGATAAGCCCGCTAGAAATGCACTATTTTCCCGAATGTGTCAAAGCGCTTAAAAACAAATTACATTGTGTATTGTATTATGATATGGTTTTGTATAAACGTAAAATGCAAACCAACAATGTATCTGTACAATGAAAATTAAATGTCTAACATTGTTGATAGAGTTTTATTTCACACCTAACACGGCGCAATCGTCGCTATTTTGTTAATTAAGCAACGTAATGGCCACGCTTACGACTACTGATCTGACTAACGCGAGTCGTTACGCCGCTCATCAACATCGTTTGGCGTTCATACCTCGATGGCGCAGCAAGTTGCCACACATTTTAATTGATTACGAAATTAGACCGGCTAACAATGATGATTTTTACGTACCGCCAGGTCTTAGCAACAAGGCGATAGCTGTCAAATTAACTTTTAGTGCACGTGGGTGCAAGAGCATGTCGTGTTATCCGTTTAAAGAAACGGCACCGATCGATTACAGCACGCTTTTTGGTTATACCCAAACCTCGGAAACGCCCGTGGCGTACGCCCAGCCAGCTTGCTACCATCTGGACAGAGCGGCCGCCACGCGCCAAGGTGCAGAAAATGAAATACAAGCACCCGAATTGCGTTACACGGACACGGGGCGTTGCATTTTAATGGACACCATGTCTAAAATGTACATGAACTCGCCTTATTTTCGCACCGACGAGCATTTAATTCAAGGTGTGGACGATGTACCCGGCTTCAACGTAATACCCAATAACGATCCTCTGTTTCCCGAAATGTATCGAGGCGAGTTTAACCAAGCGTATTGCCGCCGTTTCGGTAGAACGCTTACGAACGGCGGCTGTTCCATGCAATGGTGGGAAAGTTTAATTGGTTTTGTTTTAGGCGATACCATTTATATTACATTTAAACTGCTCGCCAACAACATTTTTAGTGAACTGCGCAATTTTAATTACGAACATCCATCCGCAGATTTACCTTTGAAACCGGTCGTCGATTCGCAACGCGTTTTGGATCAGTGGCGAGGTGTGCGCGACACGTCTGTTGATTTTGATTTTGAAACTAAATTTCACGATTACACAAATTTTCACGATTTAGGCATCGACGCCGCCACTAAATTAATTTACGTGGCGGAACGAGGTTTTCGAACCGAACCGTTTGTGCGGATCATGAATTACCGTCAAGCGAAACATAACGCGTACGACAACGACGCCAAAGCCCGTTTAGAAGCCAGCGACGATGATTTGGAATGGATAATTTCGCAGTTTCTCGAAGATCATGCTTTGTTGTTGGGCATTTGGGTGAGTTTCGGTTTCGACAACGTCTTTGATGCCCTAAAATTTATGCTAAAAAAAGTAAACAGCGCGTTAATTCCTTCGCTGAAACAAATGTTGCTCACAACCTCTAAACGCGTCACCGTCAGAATGTTAGGCGAAACGTACAAAGCGGCGTTGGTGCACCAATTTAATCGCATCGCCATTAAAACCATCTCGGCGGCGGCTAAGGCTTTAACGAAAATGGCGATACAAGCTGCGTCCATTGTGGGCATTCTGCTCATACTGCTCACGTTGACCGATCTAGTGTTGGCGCTGTGGGACCCGTTCGGTTACAGCAACATGTTTCCGCGCAATTTTCCACAAGACTTGGCGGATTCGTTTTTGTCTGCGTACTTTGAATCTATGGGCGAATCGCGCGACATGCTCGAATTCATACCGGAATTCTTCGATGAACTGGTCGAAGAAGACGACGTTGCCATGTTGGAATCGGTGTTGCATATTCTCGATTACGTGTCGGAGCTGGAAGTCAACTCAAACGGCCAAATGTTGCAATTTGACGACAGCGCAGTCGTGCAAGACTTTGACGAAGCCACTTTAGTGGGCACCGCGCTCGCCTCTAGCGCAATGTACACAAAATTAGAGTTTTTACAATACACACAACGCCACAATGATTTGTTATATCGCGACACCAACGATTCTCGTGGTGACACGTTAATGGCAGCATTGTGGGCGACTGGCGCATTAATGATTCTCATTCACAACGGCAAAAACTTGGAATTAGCATTTATTTTTCTAATTTTTATATTAATGGTTGTGTATTTGCTGTGCAAAAATTCCCTAAATTATTATTTGAACATGCGACAACGCGCCGACGCTGCCAACGTGCCTTGGTATCGCAATTTATATACCTAAAATTTAGTTTAACATTACCAAATAAAGGATTAAATAAATAAAAGACACACATATACATTAATCAAAAACAATTTATTACATCAAAACCTATGTTATATACAAATATACCAAATTATATTGAAGATTTTGGAGACATTTTCTTTTGATTTTGATTATAGTGTAATTGCAATAAATTCACGTAAGCACATCTGTTAAAATGTAGGGCGTGCTGCTCATACGGATCGTCACTCGTTTCCCAATTGTCCAGTCCGCCGTCGCAAAAAAAACATTTAACTTTATCCTTTATGCCAGTGTAAAAAAATCCTGCGGCGGCCATGTCTTGCGGATTTTGAACGCCCGGCCAACCTATAAAAGTCTTGACGCGATCGGCCAGTGTTGTGTAGTCGTGATGCGCGGCCATTTTCTCATAAAATGTGCTGCTGTTTGTAATTGTTGCTAGTTTTATATTATTTGTAATCTTTATACGTAATTTCAAGATAAGATAAACGTCGATCAGGAGGGAGACGATTTAATGTGAACAGACACGCTATAATAATTGTATTGGAGTGTTGGCGAGTGTCGCGACAACAATTTATTTTAAATACATCAATTACACACAAACGACACAATGCCTAACAATGATGACCGTCTGTGCATATTCGCCGCTCCACCCAAACTCTGCATTTCGTGGGAACAGAAATTTTTGGATAGACTAAACAACAAAAACGCGATGAGTGCGATATTGATGTGCCGAGACTTTATTAACAATTTGGACCAATGTTTGGCGCCAATGAAACGATGCCGTCCGTTTGTCGACGACGAAGATTCGTCGTTGCGCGTGGTAAAACATTCAAATTTTGTGTACCGGGTGGCAATGGATTCGCTTAACGCGCCCGTCAAACCCGGCATTAACAACAACAACAATGTGTATTTTTTTGACAAAGTGCAGATTGTCAAACGCGTAAACGATTTTGGCGCTTATTTGACAATCCGTTGGCCTGGTCTTCATAGAATAAATCGCGCATACGCCTCCGCCATGCAGCGTCATTTGAACGAGCCGGTGGTACTGCAAAATGTGTTGTTCGTAAACATGCCCAACGACAACAATTTGATTGCAAGTTTGATTTTTGCGCGTAAGTTTTATTGTGTTGATAAAAACCTAAATTCTTTCATGTACACCACGGGGCGTTTAAATGACGGACAACAAGTGCGATTGCGTCAATTGGATCGCGAATGGGTACGCGCACATTTACAATTAGACACTAAAATGGAGTTTATTATGGGTGCCGTAATAGAAGGAGTCAAGCGCAACAACAAAGAAATACAACTGTGTGATTTAAACAATAAGGCGGTCAGCACAAATACGTATTCGCTGGCCGTGAAACCGATGATTTTTATTAAAATCGAATCATAGTAGAGTGTCGTCGCTACCACAACAATGTACACGTTCAGTATCAACGGTGGCGCTGTCGACAAATGGTTTGCGCGCAATTTTATTTGCCACGTTTGTGGTGGTGAAATTGATGGTGTGGAGCGTCGCGTCGATTGGGAAAACTGCACGCGCAAACGGCTGGTCGTAACGTCGCGTCGCTTGGCCGACACACTGCAAACGTTGAGCGGAAGGGTATACTGGCCTGACGGCAGGCCTTTTGTTTGCAAATTGTTGGCTGTAAATTCAGCACGGCTAACAAATTATGGCAAACGACAATACGGTCACCGTCGCCATCATCAACATCGCCGTAGAAACATGTACAGCGCGCGGACGTTTAACGACAATTTAAGCAATACAGATACAAGTGTTGAATATGTCGTTTTTAAACAAAAGGATTCTTTCGAAAATGCTGGCCTGTCCAAAGATACCACATTGAATCGTGATGACGTTTGTCATTCCGATAACAATGTTGAACGCATCAACGACGACCCCGATTGGTATACCGGCGGTAATTTTGTGGACGTAGAATTGTGTCACGACGACGACGACGACAATTGCACCGACATAGATTTTTTGCGCCATGAAATTGATGCTCTAAACGTGTAAATGTAATAATCTAATAGTATATCGATGTAATATGTAGTCTATTTTTTATTGTATAGTATTTGTTAAATGTTATCTTGTAGGAAATGACGATGTAAATTAGTTTATAATTTTATCAATACTAAATATTAAAAACATTACAATACAAATTGTATTTTATTTTTTATATACATTAATTTAACACAACCTTGTCACATTTAATATTATCACAGTTTGGTGTATATTGATTTAGTGTGAATACACAAACAATTATAAATTCTGTACACTAAAATCTAGAAAATTCGAACGTAATTCTTTCAATCTGGCGTCTATGTTGGCCAGGTCTTTAGTGTCTTTAGTAATTTTTTTTAGCTTTTCTTGATGAGTGCTTTTAACTTCCAATAGTTTTTTGGCTTGTAACACAGCGTCGTATTGTTGGCGCACGCTATCATGTTTACTTTTGTTATGGCTAGAATTTTCATAATAATATTTGCGACCATCAGCTTTGTTGCCATTGTTATTTTGCATATACATTGCTGCAAATAAAAATTATGTATAAATATATATTAATAGCGATGTAAATACGACGGTGTGTCAAAAAAGCAGCTGCGAATTAACACAAATTCTAACATCTCTTCATTATATCTAGCCAATTATAGGTTAATATTAATGTCAAAGTGCATATAAACGATAAATAAGGTGACAAATAAGTTAAGTGTTACGGCATATTTAAAAATAGACGCCAATGAATATGGTTTGGAGCGATCGCGTGATTCTTCTTGTCGTCACCGCTATTACAATGCTTGCTATAGACGCGGCGGCCTTGTCGGTTGGCAACGTTAAATATTCAATAGACCGCGCTACCAAAACGATCGACGTGTACAGCGTTAACAACGCTTCGAGCGTGTTCAAAATTGTGGAACCGGGCGGGCGTGCGCCACCCGACGAGCGATTCGATGCCATGCATCATTTTCCTGGCGTGATAACGAACACGGTGTTGATAGGCGCACAAGACGTGCACACCAATCTCAACGTGTTGTTAGCGAACGAAAAATTGCTTCAAATTACACCGACACGCGTTTACGTCAACTACCACACGCATAAACAACGTATGGTGTACGGACAATTGCGCGCTTTTGTCTTGGACGATTTCGAACTAGCCAACCAAGTGTACATCGGAGCTCCTATTTTATCTGCCGACGGCGATTTGGTGTCGGTGGTGACTTGCCGCTTCGACGATTACCGAGACGGCGTGGTTGTGTTTCCCGTCAGCGGCGTGCGTTCGCCCGGGTTAACATCTGGTCAAATACAATTTGATGACAAAGTAACTGTCAACGAATTGGATGCTACGATGTCTGTGTATGGCCGTATGCAATTACCCTATAACGTCGACTCGACACACGAGCTTAACGTCAAACGGTTTGCGATTAGTATCAATAACAATAGGCGCATGTACAGAGATTGGCCACGAACCGTTGTAGTGTTTCACAACAGACGCGACGTTACTATATCATTGGTCGAAGGTGAATTTGAAATGTTCAAAATGCGTTTAGATGGACCTTTGCTCAGATCTCAATTGTAAATAAGTTTTGATTTATAATAAAACATATATTGTAGAAAACCATGTCTCAAAATATTTTACTTTTAATCCGCGCCGACATTAAGGCCCTTGACGATAAAGTAACGGCGCTTCAACAAACAGTCGAAGACGTACGCACGAACCTTCCCGACGTCACCGAGCTGAACGAAAAGCTTGACGCCCAAACACAATCACTCGACACTATCAGCACCACCGTGCAAGAAATTCACGATACTCTCAACCCTACATTACCCGAAATACCGGAAATCGATGTGCCCGGTTTGACGAAAAGTAAAAAAGTTGGCAGTGGCGGAAAAAAGTGAAATTATTGCAGCGCGAACATCACTAAACGTGCACGTTTAAGCTATGTCGTTTTTTTTACCGCGACAATTTTCATTTAACTGTGTTTAGTTTTTAAAAACAAATTTATTTTGTTGTAATATATAGATGACAACTATACTATTTTTGTCGTTAATTCTTTTTAACCTAATAAATTTGGCATCGCCGCAACGTTGTCATTACACATTTTTATTTAATACTGGCATCTTGTTAATCTATTACGGCAGACGAAGCTAACTCGTTGGCCATACCGCAAGCGTTAATGTTTTGTCGCAATCGAAAATAGCCGTTCTCGCCCCAATCGACACCCCACGTATTTTTAAAAGTCCAATAAGGTACGCCGTTGTCGACGCCGTAGCCCACCAACAACACGGCGTGGTTTAAGCCGTAGTTTTCGCAATAGTTTATAACGCCTTTGTAATAATTAACAATGCCGGACGCGTCGATGGCAATGGGAATCGGGCCGACGGCGCGTAACAAATCTTTTAACTTTTCTTCGCGCACAACCACGTACCGGTAACAGCCTTTGATTCGTACAACAAAACTATCATCTGTTATGTCGTTCAGTTCGCACTGTTTGTTAACGCCAGCGTACGGATATTCGTGTTCTTGCTTTACTCCGCCCATTTGAATCATTTGTTCAAACGCTGTGTGCAGCAAACCACCATAACAGCCCATATCAACGTAATCGCAATCTATAAGTTGTTGTTCGGATAAATTGATGTGTCTGTCGTTGCGGATGGCGTACTGACTTTCGATACTGGCGAGCGTCGCAAAGGCCCAACACGCTCCGCACGAGCCTTGATTCTTAATAGATGTCACTTTGTTCTGCTGACGCCAATCAAAATTAAGCGGACCCTTGCCGGGTGGTTGGTCGAGCACGATGGTTTTGCAAAAATTTGTAGTTTCCGAAGGCGCGTTGAGACCCGTATATTTTGAAATTATTTCTGTTTTGCTCAAATCGCTAAATTTGTTGATTCTGTACACGGCAGTGTCGTTAAGTCTATTTTTAACATTGATTTCTTCCAAGTTATCTTTAAATATTGTGTATCGTTTGCTTTTTTCTAAATCATCATTGTAGTTTTTTTGATAGTTGGCCACAAACGATTCAAAATAATCGGGCGCTTTCAGCAAATCGTACGCTGAAGCGCAACCCGCCGCCGCGGCCAAAGCGAACAACAATATGTTATATCGCATCGTGCAAATGTTTTAACGTGCGCTCGCAATACTCATAAACAGAATACAAATACAATGTAAATTACTAACTTAATAATTGAGATAGATGCACACAATTTGGCCATTAAATTTATTTCACCTAATGTATCATTTAAAAATCAAATTAAAGGAAAAATCAAATACATTAAATAATTATTAAATTTTGTTTATTACAATAATAATGATACATGACAAAAAATAAAATTAAAATTACATTTATAAACTACACAAAAATAATTGAAAACACATAATACAAAATTTGATTACATTAAAACTTAAGATTACCAATACTATTACCATCACCCACCACCACCATTGACACATATGTAAATCGTTTACCAACAATAGTGTGATATAACATAATTTAAATTAAATATTATCAGTTACGATATTGTACATTTCAGGCGTAGCAAAATCGTTTGCGCTTAGGGCACTTGCAAAAGCGCCTGCGAGCGCAGAAACAGCAAAATCATCGTATATCGCTGCAAACAACACTGCGTCAACATAGAATTGATTTTGAGTGTTTTTTATTAATTTTTTGTAAAACCTATCGTTTGCCAAAACATCTATTTTGGTTTTTGTATTGTATTTGTACTGAAATTTACCATTGTTAATTTTATTATAATAATACTTGACAAGCTTTAATATTTTCTTTTCTTTTTTATTTAAAGTGGATTTAATTTTTTTCGAAACGCGGTGACTTTTGTTTTTGTTACCGGTTAATTCGCGACTTCCGTACTCAACATCACTATTGTTTTCATCATTATTTTCGCTACTCGTTTCGTCGCGACTATCTAACATAAACGAATCGGTAAGCGATTGAAATTTTTTTATCATTAACATATTGCTGTTATCAAAACTGATTACATCATTAAACAACAGCATGTTATGTTTACAACACGATCTTAAAACGCTATACAAAGCTAAAGAAACTATATTGTTATGTAAAAAATCTAAACAATCGTCGTTACAATTGTTTCTGTACAACCTTTTTTTAATTTCATACAAATTACACATGAACTCGCTTGCACTTTTGTTAATTTGAACGCGGTTAGTATATCTAATTATAACTTCGCTCAAATCCGAAATTAAATCATTTACATTGATTTTATTGTCTATCACCAAAAAATGCTTAAGGCAACAAGAAATAATTTCTTCGGATAAGAAATTAACATTTTTACGTACGCGTTTATCGTTTAACGATAATATGTAATAAACGTACCCTAACCCTATCGAATCACACAAATTATCTTGTCGTATAAACCTTTTCATACTGGGAATCACATTGTATTTGGAGTATTTTTTTTTAAACTCCACGTTCTTCCAGTTATTAAACAAGTCGACCACTCGCCAAGTCATAGACGTGTCGTCTAAAGATTCTATATTTGAAGCGGTGGTTTTCTTTTCTGCAATTTTAAACAATTTATACATCTTGGCGCATAAAATTGTCAAATTGTCCAACAACGGTTTCCCACACACGATCTCTTCCCCAGTAATGACATATTCTGCGACCGCCATACCGTATAAACAGCTTTTCCAGTGCATCGGTCTCATGTGGACCCGGTGGACGTACAACTCGACAGCCTTGCACTTTTCCTGTTTAATGTTGTTCTCGCTGATGACGTCTGGACGGTTTATGTCATTGACACTGTCAGAGCTGGTGCTTCTACTTACGGTGTCGTATTTGCTGACGACGTCGCGAAGGCTAATCTCACTATCAAAACTGGATCTTCTGCTTGCGGTGTTGTATTTGCTAATAATGTCGCGATAGCTAATGTCGCTATCAAAGCTAAACCTTCTGCTCGCGGTGTCGTACTTACTGACGACATCGCAATGGCTCATGTCGCTGTCGGAGCTGGTACTTTTGCTGCAGTGGCTCTTGTTGTTGAAGCTCGACATTTTAATGTATAGTTAAAACAATATTGTGATTTACTCGATCAACTAATGTTACACCGAATGATTATTTAAAGGCCAGAACGTCAATATATACTACATTTCATCATATCATAAACAGATATCAAATAGGATATGTTTAATCTAATCAATATTATATTAATCCATTAAGATATAATATTGTTATCAATGTGATCCATTTAGATAATAGTTGTTATTGTAATGATCCACTAAGATAACATTAATTGGTAACATTAAACATCACGCCGTTACACCGTGATTGCTCATAATAACAAAAGTATTGTAATAATAATGATTATGATGATGATAATGGGAAGGTAATAATAATTGATATAATAAAACGAATTAATAAAAATTAACTTTTATTCCATAATTAACATGTGGGTTTCGTTTGTGAAAGGCTTCGGTTCGGCAATCCGTCGCTTCAAATGTTGTTCCACTTCGCCGACACGCGCATCCATCGCTAACAACGTACTTTTGTAGTTACTTAACGCTTCTTCGTAATCGGCGAGGATTGCTTGTTTCTCCGCGCGCGCTTCTAACAATTGAGCGCGTAACGTTTGCACACAATTTGTTGCGTTGATTTGAAACTCACCCGTTTCGCGAATGGCGGGCAAAATCATTTCGCGCACATGTTTTGCGTTTTCGCGTTCTAGCGGTTTGAAACAATGCGCCAATAACGCGTAAATGCCGGGCGCCAGCACAAATCGCGTCGCATCACACCAGTCCACAATGGCCGGATCGTGTTTTACTTTGCGTTGCAATTGTTTCCACGTAGGCGCCCATTCCTTAGGCACGTGTTCCAGCGCAGATTGTTCGCTATCGAAATTTAAAAACTCAGCCAATTCTTGAAGCTTGCACACGACACAACCGCTAGGTAACACCGCGGCCCAACATTCGAAATTGGCATCGCGTTTGTTTTGCAACAGGGGAAATTCAAAACGCTGCAACATGTTCATGTTAATGTATATTGTTTAATAAAATTAATACCTTTTATTGTTTCCTTTTTATTGTACTTTATAAAAACAACCGTTTGTCTTGACGACTGTATCTACAATAACTACTATTTTAGTTTTTACTGCTAATAACGATTATTATTTATATTTTATCAACGTTAATTCAAATAACATATTAGATCATCGACAAAAATAACATTGAGTCAATCTATGTATGTTAAAACGTGCAATAATCGCATTAACGACAACGACGACGACAATTACAATTGTAACATACTTGGCGTAGGTGTTGTTGTTGTCGGGTGTTCAGATTTCAAAAGTATCAATAGTAATAAGAACTTTTTAACATGACGAATCGATATATTTGGTTATTGTTAGTGTCGACGGTGGCATTGTCGACGGACAGCGCGACAGCCACCGCTCCGGGCACGCCAACCATCGATTGGGCCGACCGTAATTACGCGTTGGTGCAAGTTAGCTCCGAAGCGACCGCGTACGAACAACTGGTGAAAAGAAACGAAAACGTCCAAATTGTCGTATCGTGGAATGTGTGGAGCGGTGACACGGGCGACGTTGCATACGTTCTCTTGGACGACGAACAAGTGTGGAAGGGTGACGCGACCGCAAAACGTGCCACTGTCGTACGTTCATCGGGCGGTCGGCACCAAATGACAGTAAAAGTTTGCAACGCCGACGGCTGCGCCACCAGCGCGCCTGTGTCCGTCGTCGTGGCCGACACCGACGGTTCGCATTTGGCGCCGCTGCCTTACGTTTGGTCCGAAAACAACAAACCGTACGAATCGGGCACGGATCGCGTCGTCGCCGCGTACTTTGTCGAATGGGGTGTGTACGGCCGTAATTTTGCCGCGGACCGCGTACCGGCGCCCAACCTGTCACATTTACTATACGGGTTCGTGCCGATATGCGGCGGCGACGGCATCAACGACAGCCTTAAAACTATTCCGGGTAGTTTCGAAGCGTTGCAAAAGTCGTGCGCGGGTCGTGAAAACTTTAAAGTGGCCATTCACGATCCGTGGGCTGCATTGCAAAAACCACAAAAAGGCGTTTCGGCTTGGACGGAACAATACAAAGGTAATTTTGGACAGTTAATGGCGATAAAGCGTGCAAACCCGCATTTAAAAATTCTACCGTCCATAGGAGGGTGGACGCTGTCGGATCCATTTTACTTTTTTCACGACGCTGGCAAACGCGCCACATTCGTCGAATCGGTTCGCGAATTTCTGCAAACTTGGAAATTTTTCGACGGCGTGGACATCGATTGGGAATTTCCTGGCGGTAACGGCGCAAACCCACTGTTAGGCGATCCCCAACGAGACGGTTTAGTGTATGTGGTGTTGTTGCGCGAACTTCGCGATATGCTCGATCAACTCGAACACCACACGGGCCGGCAATACGAACTGACAAGTGCAATCGGCGCTGGCTACGACAAAATTGAGGTAGTTGATTACAACGAAGCGCAATCGTATTTGGACAAAATCTTTTTAATGAGTTATGATTTTAAAGGCGCTTGGTCCAACTCGGATTTGGGCCATCAAACCGCTTTGTATGCGCCCGATTGGAAACCCGACGAGCGGTATACGACCGATTTTGCGGTGCGCTCGTTGCTTCTTCAAAAAGTACGTTCCGAAAAAATCGTGATCGGTGTGGCAATGTACGGTCGCGGTTGGAGTGGCGTATCGGAATATTTAAACGATAATCCCTTTACCGGCATCGCCACAGGCCCGGTGCCCGGCACTTGGGAAGACGGCGTCGTAGATTACCGTCAAATTAAAAACAAACTATCCGAATATAAATATGTGTTCGACGTCGATGCTAATGCCGCTTACGCGTTTCAATCTAATACAGGTAATTTGATAAGTTTTGACAGCGTGGAATCGACGCTCGGTAAAGGACAGTATGTAATCGAAAATAATTTGGGTGGGTTGTTTGCTTGGGAAATTGACGCGGACAACGGTGATTTGTTGAACGCCATGCATGCCTCTCTCGGTCATCACAAAACACTCAAGCATCGCGAAGAATTGTAAACAATAATTTATTGTATTCAACATAAAAATTAAACAATTTTATATACAAATAGAGTTTTATTATTTTTTTTTCAAACATTTATGCATTGAATATTAAGAATTTTAATTTGGATTTGTTAAAAATTAATAAATTAAATTTTGCACACGTTCAAATCCATATTTAAGCACCATCAGTTCCACCGCGTCGTCGCCGTATTTATGGATGAGATGACAAAACCTACAAGCGTTCTCTTCATTATCTTCAATGTTAAACAACGGCACAATCAAACACTTTTTACACCAATTTGACTTGTCGAAAATGATTGCGTTAAGATTTTCCACGCTGTAGGTCTTGTAGGTTTCGTATTCGCATATGCTGCATTCTTCGTAAATTTTATTCGTACGAATTATGGGTTGTTTGATGGCACAACGATGACACTCTCCGTTGTATTCGCACCATATTAGTTTATACGTTTCGCCGGGATCGTATAGTGAAACATTTTTGTCGCAACACAATAATTCACCAAATTGCTGCTCTGTAATTATAAGCCAATTATTTATATTTATTTCACGATTTTCTTCATCACGCCGATCATTACTCATTAATTCATGAATGAGTATTTTTTTTATAGTGTATGGTAGACAGCGATTGAATTCTGAAAAATTTGTTTGATATAAATGTGTGTCCAATATGTTGTTAACACAAATATCAAACAACGGTGGAGGGCTGCGTACTTTATGAAAAATTTTTGCAATAAAACTACGAAGCGTATTGGCGCCTTTGTTCGTCATGACAGCTATTGTACGATTAACGTTATTGATTCAAAACTGCGTGTTTATATACAAATTTATTATCATTAACGTTAACCATTATCCGCACAACAATTTTCGCATATAACAAAAGCCTGGCACGTAGTTTCGTACACTTTCATTAAATTTCCAACGTGCCGTACAAATAGCCGCATAAAATAAATTATCAATACAACAATAATTTAATCTTTATTATCGTTAATAAAACACAATCTATTTGATAACAAACAATCGACTAAAAGCATTGATAACGTTTTTAATGATTAGATAAATTGTAAATGTATATATAAACGATTGATTAGTCGTTTATTATAATATAGCACTAAACATTGGGTCGTTTTGTTAAACTAGCAGTATTATTAGAAAACATCGAGTCGTTACAATGGCTGGCTTCAACATTGACAGTACTGAAAATGGATATAACCAAATTTTAAGCAGCGCTTACGGATTAGCGCTAGGAGAATATCTTGGCGAATGCGGACATTATTATCAGTCTGCTGAAACTATAGAAATTGCATGTAATATATTGCATAACTTATGTGTCAATGATGAAAAAATGAATACTGTTAACACTCAAATGACGCGGTTAGTATTGAGTTTGTACGATTCGTACAGATATAATAAAAACACATGGATTCCATCACTGAGTACTTCTGTTCTACAATACGACAATAGATATCAACGTGAACGCCAATTTAATTGTGACGTAATGGACGTTTTCAAAACATGGATGCGAGCCGAATTAGGAAAAACAAACTACAAAATAGATTTATTTCCGACCGTTGAAGAATCAATAAAAGGTAACGGCCTGTGCAATGCAATGGGTTTAGGGTACGTGTATTATAATTATGTAATTAAACAAGATAATGTGGGTTTAATTTCGCAAGATTTTATCGCGTCTTGTGTCAAATACTTCGTGTTAACAAACAACAAAATTAATTTTAACCACATTATAAATTATTTGAGAAATGCGGTAATTAATTACACTAAACATTGTGAAATCGATACAGGCGCTGTTTTCTATCTAGAAAATTTGTTAGTTATACAAAGATTGTTTCAAAATAATTTGAATTTTCAAATTAGTGAAATGAGTTTGACTTCCCAAGTGTGCAAAGCTTTGTTTGCCACGTTGAAAGTATGTCATATTCACAACATGCTGTATTTTGAAGACATCACGTCTACAGATCAAGATATGGGCAACGTAGAATCATTAGAATATAAAAATATTAACCCGATTCTTATTAATTATAATTATTGCGTAGACATTAACAATTTGAAAAATTACGAAGATTATGATAACGATGAAGAAGACAATGAAGAAGACGACGAGGAAGATTATAAAACGAACATTAAAAACCATAAATTTGTATGTGAAGAAATAGAAAGAAAACAAAAAATGGACAACCGAAACAATAAAATTATCTTTAATATTAACGATTTAAACAACACTATACTGAGCATTAAATTGTCTTCAAATGACATAAAGACTGACGTGGATCTATTTTCTAACATAACAAATAATTATCATTATAAATTATTATCTGTGAAACAAAACAATAAATTCTTTTTAGACACAATTATATACGCGACTGCGTTTGGCGATCGCATTGTCGTAGCGTTGGCGGGTGCGTTTGCTGGAGCTTTGACGGAATCAGATTTTACCAACATAAATATTTTTAACAAAATAAACTCTGAAACAAAATGATTGGCTGGGTTACAAATAACATTCAACTTTATATAATTTTTTTTTTCATTTAAACCGAGGGTTAATTTAATATACATATATTATAACACAATGGGTAATTTTAAGTTTAATTGTATTCTCCTTTATTATTGTACTCTATTAATGTATTTTTTATTATAATAATAAAATATATGTTTTATGTTAATTTGTTTTTTTATTTAAACATTACTATTTGTAGTGTCGTCGTCGACACAACAGTTTTCACAAAAATTTTTGTTACACGTACCATTTATGCACGTGTCAGTTTTATAATCATACACAGAGTTTTCAATACAACTGGCCATCATAGACATGGTCTTGAGGCATATGTAAAATTTATTGCAATCGTACAAATGTTTAATGTTGCCAATTCGACCTAAACATTCAGGGTTGAATAATTGATGTCCTGTAGATTTACAAGCTTGTAGGTTTTCGTGAAAATATTGGCACTGGTCGGGGCATAATTTAATTGAGTCTGTCAAACGATCATACATCACGTTTGGATAAAACGGGTGTTTTAAATATCTATAGTCTTCTTCAACAATAACTTTTACTCTAAATACAATAAAACCCACTACAAGTAACACAAATAACAATATCGCAATATAAGCGAATCGTTTAAACATAAAACGGTTGCCTACCGCATTGGCCATGATTACTTATAATTTTCAAAAAATATGTTAAATGTAAACGTAGGTGTCGTATCGACGTCGATTTTTTAATATGTATTTAAAAATTTTAAATCATTGGCGACGTCGAGACGCTGACGATAGCTTAAAGTTTGTTTAAATATTTACATAAACTATCGTAAGCGTCTCGGCGTTGTCAAATATTAAAAAATTACATATATTTACAAATTGCACAATTATCAGCGTCGTTTCGACGTTGTTAATAATTAAATTATAAATTTTACATAAACTTTTATTGTCGACAACGTCACGACAATGACAACTGTTCAAATAAAATTTATTTAAAAAAGTTATAAACTATCGGCATCGTTGCGACAATGTCAATAATTTAGTAACTTTTAAAAAAAATTAAAATTGTTGTCAACGTCGCGGCGTTGCCGAATAGTTTAAAATAAATTAAATATTAAAAATTATTAAGTTATCGTCAACGTTACGTCGTTGCCATATGGTTACAATTTTTTTTATTAATTAAAAAATTATTCGGCAACGTCGCGACGCTGACGATGATTCAAATAAATTATTTTTAAAAAATATTATTGTATCGTCAGCGTCGCGGCGTTGCCGAATCGTTTATTTTTTGCTAAATCGTTTTCTTTATTTTTTTTAACATATATTTAAACCGCTCGGCGACGCCGCGGCGCCGACGATAATTTAATAATTGTATTATATAATTAATTTTAAACTATCGTCAACGTCACGGCGTTGACAAACGACATTATATACATGAGTCATTTGTTTGTGCAAAATCTTATCTAGATCCGGGTTCATTAGAATATAATTAACTTGTTTTTTTGTAAAATTTTATCTAAATCGGGTTAGATAAGTTTATCTAGGTCCGGGTTCATTAAAATATAATTAACTTGTTTTTTTTTGTAAAATTTTATCTAAATCCGGGTTCAATAACTTTTATCTAGATCCGGGTCAAATGACCTTTTTATCACAAAATTTGCAAACACGCGCGTCATAAAATATGATGCAATAATAATTAATTTTGCGCGCAAATACTAATCAGTTATCTGTGCAAACAAAACCCAAAAGCGGCTGAACACGCACCACTGCAACATTCGTTACTGTATTTACAATTGCGGCCAGTTTCGGTGCACGCCTCCACGTATTGGCAGCCAATCACGATAATAGATACAAAGATAACGAATACAGCTGTTTTGATATACATATTTAGATTAATTTTATCTTATCCAATATAATGTACGGTAACGGCGTTGTTAAAACATTAGCATTGACGCTAAAGAATAGTAGCGACGCGCTTTCACCTTTGTTGAATTTATCGTCATTATAATGGAAGACAATTCATACAGGGATTTTGTAAATTTGTGCGCGTCTATCACCGCCGCAACCAAGTTGGCCGAGAAAACAGAAATTATTAGAAATCATTTAAATGTGTACGCGCCGTCCGCGACACTTAAATTTCTATATTGCCAAATGTTGCTGCCTAAAACAATGAAATCGTTCAACATCAACAACAAAACGTTAATAAATGCGTTTGCTAGAACGTACGGCGTGCCTTCTGACAATATTGTCGAAGACATCAAAAATTCAGGAGACATGGCGTTGGTGCTGGCTAAGGTTTGCGGTATGGCCGACGACGAAATAACTCAATCTATTTCGTTGAATGATGTTTTCACTTTGTTAATGGCGATTGTTATGATAAAGAAAAATGAGGACAAAATCGTTTTATTAACTAATTTTTTAACTAAATGTGTAGCGAGTGATGTAGAAATAATTGTGCGTCTGATCAATCGTAAATTGACCACGGGCGCTAACGTCAAGCAAGTGATGGACGCGTTGCATCCGTTGGCGTTAAACACCTATAAAACTACATCATGTATGATAACCGTGTTTCGGCGGCACATCGACGCCGCGTTCTTGTGTGAACCGAGCGAAAACAATTGTGATGACAACGCAGACAACGTTGAAGCTGGACCTTCGCAACCGAGATCAGCAGAAATATCCGTTTTTTTGCCCGTCGAACCCATGCTGGCGGAAGCGTGCAAAACTGTGGCGATGGCGTTAAAAAAATGCCCAGACGGTATGTTGGTGGAAACTAAATATGACGGTGAACGTGTCCAGGTGCACTACACCAACAACGAGGCTAAATTTTATAGTCGCACACTAAAACCTTTGGCTAGCCACAAAAGTTTTTGCATGTATAGCTATTTGCTGGAGGCGTTCGGTCCCGTCACCGAAAACGCTATTTTGGACGCAGAAATTGTGTTGGTGGACGACGACACCGACGCCGTTTTGCCTTTCGGCACGTTAGGTGTCAACATGAAACGCAAACATCCCAACGGAATTATGTGTTTGTATGTGTTTGATTGTTTGTTGCTGGATAACGAACCGCTGATACATTTACCGCTCGCGGAACGTAAAAAAAAACTGCAAAGCCGTTTGACGCCGGTGCGCAACCGTGTCATGTTGGCCGAAACTCATAACGTCACTACACACGAACAATTGGTATGCTTGCTCAACGATGCTGTAAATCGACACTTAGAAGGCTTAATGGTAAAGCCGTTATTGGGTAAATACGAACCGGGCAAACGTCGTTGGCTTAAAATTAAAAAAGACTATCTATGTAACGGCGAAATGGCGGATTCGATTGATTTAGTCGTGCTGGGCGCTCAGATGGGTACTGGGAAAAAAGGAGGTCAATTGTCGATATTTTTGATGGGATGCCGAAACGAAGAGGACGACACGTGGGTCGCCATCACCAAAGTGCACAGCGGGTTTACAGATTCGGATTTTAATGTTCTTCAGAACAAATTGAAACCATTGATGGTAAGAATTGAAACGCCTCCTGCTTGGCTAAAATGCAACAAGCGAATCCTTCCAGATTATGTAGCAGTGGATCCCAAGCGTATGCCTGTGTGGCAAATAATCGGATCGCAATTGACCAAAAGCAACAGCCACACGCCCGACGGAGTGTCGGTGCGGTTTCCGCGAGTCTCTTCAGTTCGCGAAGACAAAAACTGGCGTACCGCTTCTACATTGCAGCAGATTCGCGTATTGTACGAAACTAGTCAGCAACAAAACGATTTTGTGTACAACGAAACCCGCGAACATAATTTGCAAAATCGACAAGGTGTAAAGCGTAAATTACCATTTTAAATTTGTATTTATGTTGAATAAATAAATATTTTTAAACCATTTCTATGTTTTATTTAGCTACAAAACAACAATGGATTTCAACATAAATCTATCCTGAAATCCATTGACGATTATTTTAAACTATTGCATCATTTTATCGTCAATGGATTTCAACATAAATCTATCCTGAAATCCATTGTCGTTTATTTTAAACGATTACATCACCTTAAGATAATCATCAATGGATTTCAACATAAATTTATCCTGAAATCCATTGTCGTTTATTTTAAACGATTACATCACTTTAAGATAATTGTCAATGGATTTCAACATAAATCTATCCTGAAATCCATTGACGATTATCTCAAACTATTGCACCATATTTAAAATTATTGCGTCATTTTTAAATAAACAACAATGGATTTCAACATAAATCTATCCTGAAATCCATTGACGATTATTTTAAACTATTGCATCATATTTAAAATTATTGCGTCATTTTTAAATAAACAACAATGAATTTCAACATAAATCTATCCTGAAATCCATTGACGATTATTTTAAACTATTGCATCATATTTAAAATTATTGCGTCATTTTTAAATAAACAACAATGGATTTCAACAAATCTATCCTAAAATCCTTTGTCGTTTATCTCAAATTATTGCACCATATTTAAAATTATTGCGTCATTCATTGTCAATGGATTTCAACATAAATTTATCCTGAAATCCATTGTCGTTTATTTTAAACTATTGCATCATATTTAAAATTATTGCGTCATTTTTAAATAAACAACAATGGATTTCAACAAATCTATCCTAAAATCCTTTGTCGTTTATCTCAAATTATTGCACCATATTTAAAATTATTGCGTCATTCATTGTCAATGGATTTCAACATAAATTTATCCTGAAATCCATTGTCGTTTATCTTAAACTATTGCACCATATTTAAAATTATTGCATCATCCTATCGTCAATGGATTTCAACATAAATCTATTCTGAAATCCATTGTCGTTTATTTTAAACGATTACATCACCTTAAGATAATCATCAATGGATTTCAACATAAATTTATCCTGAAATCCATTGTCGTTTATTTCCATTGTCGTTTATTTTAAATTATTGCACCATATTTAAAATTATTGCATCATTTTTAAATAAACAACAATGGATTTCAACATAAATTTATCCTGAAATCCATTGTCGTTTATCTTAAACTATTGCACCATATTTAAAATTATTGCATCATTTTATCGTCAATGGATTTCAACATAAATCTATCCTGAAATCCATTGACGATAAGAATTTACTTTATGTAATTGTTTTTAATATAATGCAATAGTTTACAGTTCGTCGGCGGTTTCCCACTGTATGTGTTTATAAGCTGCGTTATTATCAAACACGACGTCGGCGCAATTGTAAAACCCTTCACCGACAACGTCGTGGCGTTGCCAACGCACATAAATTACAAATTTGTTACGTCTAAACGGTATTGTGACAGTAATAGCATACAGATAATTGTGCGCGCACGCTTCGTCGGAGCCGTCGTTTTCTACCAAGTCGCTGTGTTCGCCGCCGACAAACTCTAAATCATCCCAATGCAGCGGTCGGGTATAATTGTAATGGGGGGCAGATACGTAAACTTCAAAATAGCTCGGTTCGTGTACCACAGTAGGACAAAAATGTAATGTTATTAATTTTCCAGAACGGTAACGATCTTTGTCCGTCAAATAGAAGACGGTAGGACGCCAGTCGGCAAAAGGTTCATCCACGCCTGATTTGTCACCGAAAACGCCCGACCGTTTGTCGGCGCCCGCAGCGCACAAATTGTGAGGCACTACGTCACGTTTTAAATGCTCATCGTCTAGGTAATCGGCGCCGGCGAGCGCTGCGTACTCGTAGTATTGCTGAAACATGTATTGGGCGGCGTTGGCGGCGACACCGGACGAATCACCGTTCGACATGTATTTGGCGTAAACTGTTTTATACGCGCGTCTGCATGCAGCGTCGGGGATGTCGTCGCCGTTTTGCGGCCACCAAAAATTGTTGTCGCGATAGCATTTGTACTGGCGCGCCTCTGGCCACGACAAGTAGCCGTGCGACGCCACCGCGCTCACCATTAAATACACACACCAAACGGAACGATGCATGTTTCGAACTTACAAAACACGCTGCTGCGCGGGCAATATTTGAGTTTTGAATTCGCGACAAACAATCTAATAAAATGCATCATTTATAAGCTAGTTTTATTTTCATATACACACATATATCACAGTAAAGGGTCATTTGGCAATCAAGAAGTACCGTGTGTAGGTGGCTATTATTGTTAAAAACGCCAAAAGCCAGCAAATAAAACCAAATAAACGTATTTGTTTAACATGTTACTAGTTTTATTGTTAATTTTCCCTAATGGAATATTTTAGTTGAATTTCAACACAAATTTACAATGAACACAAAGTAAAATGGGTGAAGGGAAGTACATAATTAAACACTTGTCATATTTACTAATCGGTTTTATTATTTGTCGTTTTGATGAAATTTTTACATTCGTTGTGTAATGCGTACAAATCGGAATCGTTCATTATGTAAAAGTTTTGGGCGTATTGTTTGTCTTTAAGAATGTTGCTTTTTACGCTATTGTAAAACGAAAAAGAATGATCTTCAAACGAATACAACATGACAAAGTGCACTTTAAACGGCGACGTCGAGTTTATCGCGGAAATGTAATCGGCCATAAAATGTGTGTAACCCACTTGATACAAGTTCATTTTTTCATACAATTCGTTAGTTAATACGAAAAAATAACCTTTAGAATTTTGACTCGTTGCGGCTTGGGCTATAGTTGTTTCGTTAACACAATCGTTGTTTTCGCGCCACATTCCTTCTTTTCCATTCTCCGGTTTAATCGCAAGCACGTCCAACAACAAATTGGCCAGCGAACGTTTCAAAAAACCACCCAACTTTGATCGCAACACCAATTGTATTACACTGTCGTAGTGAATAAATTTCATTGTCGCGTCAAGCGGAGTCGACTCAGCGTGATGAGTCGGCAGCAATTCCAACTCGTCGACGGTTTTTACGTGCTCCGCGGGAAGCCGATTGTATATTTTTTCATACGCGTCCGAATCGGTGGTTTTGTCGCTGTCACTGTAATTGAGACATTTTATGCAAGCGTTTCCGCTGAACCAAATGCCTTGGTGTTTATCCATCACCGTTGTAAGTTTTACGCCCAGCAAATCGCAATTTACTGTGTACACAGCCATTTTATTAGATTTTACGGTTGTGATGTACACGCTAATTTGTAACAATCCTTACAGTTTACAAAATTACTATAAACTTAATATTATCGTTTTTATGAGCAATTATCTTAAATACCATACATTAAAACACAAAGTATGTACGAAATATATATATTTAATAAAAATTAGTTAATACAAACATATACATACACACACACAAATATATATGTATATTAATTTAAATACAAATCTAGTAAATGTTCAGGGAATAAAAAATCAGAAGGTAATGCGCAAATGTCAGATAATTGACACGCATCGTTTTTGTAGCATATTTTGTCGTTTTTAATGTACAAATTTTGCAGCACCGTCGTGTTGTGGTAAATGTCACCGCCGCCCCTTTTGACTCTGTTATGTGAAGAAATGTAGGTGTTGAGGCTCTTGATGGCGCGCTCAGAAATAGTTTTGATATCGCAACTATTTGTTTGTTTGTAAGCGCGCGTGCTGTTTACGAGGTTTTCGCTGCCTTTGGCGCCGCACTCTATCACATCCGTGAACATGCCAGTTAAATTGTCAATTTCCTCGTCACCGCACACCATTTCTTCGTCGGCGATCATTTCGCACATACGGTTAAATAGCAAATAACTAAAATTTGAACTAAATAGCAAAGCGCAATCGCGCAACAGCATTTCCAGTTTGTCGGCGAACACAATACTTTTGTCATAGTTGGACCAGAGACGCGCCACCGCAGGCATTGTGTTAAACAAACGACGCAACGACCGTCTGTTTTTATACAAATAGTATATTTGCTGCGACACGAACGACAAACGATTCTTGTCAAAGCATATAAAATTGTATCGCGGGTCGGCGTACAAGCGACACTCTAAGTCGATGAGCGAGTTGGGCTTGGGCACGTATGTGATGACTTTTTTGTCGCCGTCGCAGTCCGTGTTGGCGCCGGGAAACATACCCGTGCCCGCTTTTAAATTCCAATCTGTGTAGTCGTCGTGCTGAATGACGTTCGACACTTGCGTGTTCAGCTGAGAAATGTTGGGATGTCGAGTCGTCCACGCCTTGACGTCGTCCACGTCGCGACCATAATACCGTTTAACACTCGCCTTGGGCGGCATTATCACGTTGGCGCCGTTCATGCATTGCACGTTGGCGTAAAACGAGGCCGTATTCAAAAAGGTCGAATAAAGGAATTGGCCTGCGTACCCGTTCTTGCTTTGCAATTGGTCCTTGATAGTGCCGTGTGTAAGTTTGATTTTTTGTATTGCGCCCGACATGTCTACCAGGCCATTATCATGTTTAGAGTTGAAAGCCTTGTTGAGGAAAATGATAAAGTTGTGATCCCACAACGTGAAATTCGGCAAAATAAGATAATCAATAGTATCCGTGAACTTGTTTGTTTTCAATTTTTTTAAATACACATTCGACGGTAATTCAGTGACGACGATTGTGGTGGCTTTGATCACGTTGTACAGCATCTCGGTGTGTTCGTTGCGCACGTCGTATTCCGAATACACGGAGATTAATTGTTCAATGAGGCTGTTAAAATAGTTGATTTTGATTTTTTTCAAATCACAAATAAAATTCTTCAAAAACAATTTAAATTTGTCGATATGCATGAACAGAACGTTGTCGATGTTGTGCGGATCTAAAAGTAAATCAAAAGTCACCGGTTGCTTTTTAACAAACTCGATAGCCTCAGACGACATTTTACGTCGACGTGTCGCGTTACACTGATTAAAATAACATCTAGGCGATTAATCTTAGATAAGGGCTAATTATATTAATTTTATGCATAGATCCGACGCGACATGGAAACCGATCATTTAATCAACGTGCCCATTTTGAAGAGTCTCATTAAAAACGAAATAGATCGCAACGTCAACGAAAACATTCATGCGCTAAACGATAAGCTAAAAAAATTGGAAGATGCCGAGTTAAATTGCGCCGTCGAAATCTATGGTGTCCACGACGCGCGTCTCAACGACAAAAAGGTTCGTCATCATTATGTTAAAAAGATTTGCAATTTGTTGGCGCTCGATCACAAACTTGTCGTTGACTCGGAATACAAAAACAATTACATTAAACTAAGGTTGACGGACGCGGCGACGGCGCGCGACTGGCAAACCAAATCGTGTCGTCGCCGTTTGAAAAACTACGATTTAGACATTAATTTCGATAAACCTGTCAAGATTTTCGTGGCCGCTTCGAACGAACATAAACAATTGTTGAAAAAAACTCGCGACGCTCTCCTAACGCACTACAAATACGTGTCGTTGTGTAAAACGGGCGTTATGGTTCGCGAAAGCGACACTAGTAAAATTTACATTGTAAAAAACGACAACGATATATACAAATTGTTGACCAAGGCGAAGACGGCCAGTTTAAGCGACGACATAAGTAATTTCGAATTTGACGACGCCATTCATTCCATGTGACTAGCGCCCATGCGACCCGTCGTGTGGTTGTAAACGCACGGGTCGAGATGAATTTTTCTATCAAGTTGAATCTCATGTTAGACTGAATAAAATGTGTATTGGGTTGTGGTTTAATTCTAGGTTGTGGTTATGTTAAAATTTGTATGTAAATTTTTTTTGGCATTGTTGACAAGGCATCGTGGTCGCAAACTAACGAGAAATGTGCATAATTTATAAGTGTAATTGTCACTCCTTTGTCGATAGTTTGTTGCTTGTTATGAGCACAGATGACGCGCCGTCGTTATCATAATACTAATGTATTATTTATACATAAAATTAAGCTAATTACACATTAAATATTCCATAGGAGCATTAAATATTTCATGGTCGCATTAATATCAAACGGGTAAATTAATGTGTGCGCGCATGTTTGTCGTTTTAAATTGAATATAAATGTTGATGCGTTTAATTTTACGTTTATACTTGTATTAATAATTCACATAAATATTGAACACGTTAAATAATGAAAAGTATCAATATTTGTGATTTACCGCGCTTGACCAGCGCTCTGCCTTATCACGGCAAGCGTATATTTTTTAAATTTTATAACAGAGGAATACGCATGGGATTGTCGGCGGAGTCGGCGCGTCGAGTGGCTTGGGTGGCGGTTAAAAGGAAATACTATAAAGTTGACGGGTGTTGGTTGCCGTATTTAGACGACAACGATTTTGACACCACAGATGACGATGACGATGACAATGACAATAATGATAATTTTAAAGTTTCAGATTTTGAAACAACAACGACCAGCAGCAGCAGCAGTGATGATGAGGAATAATGTATTTATTATGTACACAAAAATAAGCGATTTATTTATACATATTGCTTGTGTGTCTGCTTGGGATGTGGTTTATAGCATTATTTAATTAAAACAACAATATACATTAAATTGACATTTATTTCAAATATATACACACATGAAAACAATTTTATAATTAAACGTCTGAATAATATTTTGTTTTCACAACATTATTAATAAGTACACAAACCTTAATCTAGTCAACATTAATAACAAATAAGTGTGCGCGCTAAACGTTAAACTACGCTTTAGTTGGCGCCTTTGCTTAGTTTCCGCAAAAACGATGAGTTATTTAACTGACGTGCAGTTTAGCGAGCAAATGCCGGCGCGCGCCAAGCGTCTTTACAAACGAGTGTTCGATAAATATCACAAACTTAACGGCGGTGATGAAGAAGTTGCTTTACATTTGGCGCGCAAAGCGCTAGAAAAACACTACGTCAAGCTCAACGAACGTTGGTATCCAAAGGCTGCAGCCGAGTTGATAGTTCGCCACGATATGGATGACGATGATGAGGACGATGATGAAGATCATTATCCAAATAAAAATTTAGGAATTCGCAAACGTGACTCTTTAAACAACAATCTCGAGATGTCCAATACGCCAATTAAACAACGTAAATTAATTGCGACCAGTAACCGCGATGCTAATGTCGTGCATCGAGACAGCGACGACGACGAAGCGAACGGAGATTTAGTCGAAGAACCAGATTCGGAAAATGATATTAACGACGGTTTTGACACGACATCATCGTCATCCGATGATGAATACAACAACGTAATTGCGATTCGTCGCTTTGATAATTATTAATAATTATACAGGCGCAAGTACAGCTTGTTAACTTGTTTTTTTTTGGTTCACATAAATGATTTTGTTCACTTTGTTAAACTTAACAATTTTATTTCACATTGTTTGTCCAACTCGACGCGTTCCTGAAGAGACAATTCGTCATAATTTAAATTGTGCCTGTTTTCAAAGTCTAAGTAGCCGCTCACACGCTGATGGTATCGCTCGTCAAATTTAATAACGCTCGCCACAATAATGCGCGCCGCTGCATCAAACTCGATAATTATGGATTTGTTTTTATCGTGCTCGTTGTACACAAAGCGTTCGTAATCCATTTTCAACTGTTGTTTGACACCAGCTATTGAGTAGTGCGCGTTATAGTAAATAAATTGACATAAAGATTCCAAAGATAAATCGGTGATAATTTTAAAGTTACTAAAAAACGCCTTTTGTATGTTTAAAAAAATTATAAACTCGGCGTTTGCGTCCAAATCGCCTTCCTCGGACACAGGAAAGCGAACATGTCTCAAATCGAGACTAACCTCGCCAAACTCGAGGTATTTCACGTTAATAGTGGTCATTGAGTTGAATGATGATAACGTTATCTACGAACATCGACTAAACCTCGTAGCTACGAAATTTCATTTATATAGCGGCGCGTCTCAATTCGTGTACGCTTGTGTAGAATGGCAATAGAGCGCCCAATTTGTAATAGAATATAACGCTTGCGTACACACACACACGCTCACTCCCAACGGGCACACTTGTAAATTTTAATGAACCTTTGCGGTTTGAACGTCGAGCTATCGGATAAAATATCATAGGGATTTTACACAATAAAACTCGTATTAATATTACACGTTTATATTTTTTTTATACTATTAAACATAAATATACATATACAGGTATGTGTACAAAGACAAGGGTATTAAAAATTCTACTTTACAACAACAAATTAATTGTGTCACGCTCTTCATTTAGATTACAATACATTAGAGTTTCACTGTTGACATCGCCACCGGCGCAAGGTTTACCGTGCGCCACAATATTAAATTTGTCGTGTATATACAAGTACTCTTCATAACTGATGGAAGTGGGCGCAACAAACTTACACGTCGTACACGTCACCGTCTGGTCGCGCTCGTCGACGACGCGCCCATTAAACGATACATTTTTAAAATTTGTATTTTTTTTCATCAAAATATTTTTTAAAATTGCGCTGACCCACGACATCGTAAGTGGTCGATCGTCCGACTCTAGAGCTGTCCTCTTTACGTTTAACGTAAAACAAAGCTAAACTTTCTGCCGCCGTTGTCGACGACGACGATGTCATCGGTGTCGTTTTTATTTTGGCGTCTATTGCACTATCAATGATTCTACCGAGCTTGATATTAATTTCTTTTGTTTGACTCATAGCGAAACACTAACCGTCGAGGGCGCAAATCGTGCTATCATTACCGTCGCCGCACCCATACACGAACGCGACACGATTAAATGATACCGCATTTTATTCCTTCCCCTTTAAATAGGTCGCTACAATAATAAACAATTGGCAAGAAATCGATGCGCAAACAATTACAGTTGCCAAATTGTTGATTATCAATTTATAAATATGTGTATTTAGCAAAATTAGGCAACGACGATTGCTTTTTCAATGTACAAAAATATAGCTCGACGCCCGGATCGCAATACCGTTACCCTTCAACAAAAATTAACCAACATCATCATTATTATTGTTGTTGTTTATAATTGCGGCTTAAACGTTTAATTGCCAATACCAAAAAACGCACGAAAATCCACCATAAAATGATACCAATCCATTAGGGCGTAATTAAAATCGTTATAGTTGATCGTGGCTCGACGACACTCCTGTGACAATTGCCGTTCAGTCTGAGTCGGTTTCGCGATAAGTTCAAAATAGCGTTTGTAGTTGTTGGGCGTGCGTGCCCATTTCGCGTAATGGAATATGCGTTTTAGCATGGCGCGCGGCGCGCACATTACATGGCCCGGCGCGTTACCACCGTATTTTAAATCACAACATTTGACTCGTTCTTTGTTATTGGGACATTTGCCAAGTGTGCGCAACACTATCGAAATACTTTTGATGGTACTTTCGTTGTACGGATTACGCTGTTTGAGTATCATGGTCAATACGGTGTTATAAATGATAAACATTCGATAAATGTGTTGACTGACTATCGCTTCGTCGGTAGCGGGGACGCTCACCACCACAAAATTATCCAACGTTGGCGCGTTGTCGTCGAACGGAATGGCGAATACGCGTTGCGGCAGCGTCACGGCGCGAAATATTGAATACACTAGATCCATCTGTAGTTCTTCGACAAAGAGGAAAACGTAATTGTCTCTCTTTTCAAACGCAGTCATCATGTTTTTGATCACCATTGTAACAACCGTCAATTGACGCTCGCCGGCCTCGTCGATGCCGTAAAAAGTTTCGTCGTCGTCAAGCGGAGCGAGGTGTACATACGCGTACATTTCGTGAGCGCTCAGGTAATGTCCTCTCGGTGTGTCGTCTTCCGGATCAACAAGCTTTTCGTAATAGCCACGACAATTGTAATCAAGATATACGGTGTTTAAAGTAGTTTCATGGTAATAATAAACGTCCGAACCCACGTTGTCGTTGTCGGTAATGTGATCATGTCGACGTTTAATTGCTCGACAGTTCGCTCGTAGAGGATGAAGTCGACACGTCGACCTCGTCGGTTTTATGCACTTGAGAGGATTGGTTTTCTCCGCAATACATTTTTTGTATTTCGTTGTTGTTAACGTTGCCGTTGTCATCGTTCACCACTAACACAATGCAGACGTTGGCACTAAATTCAACGTTATTATTAAGAGCGATCTGTTGGTGTTCTTCTAATTGCTTTGGCGACGAAAACATGTTTGACAAAAATCACATTAAATTAATGTCTTATAACAATTATTATAAATTGAACCGTTTGCAATTTATTAAGCGTGAAAACGAAAAATTTTACTATAAAAACACATTTAACGACACCGTCGTCGTGTCCGAGCGTCGCATTAAAACTGTAGACGACTATAAAGGCTATTTGGTGTTGGTGTATTGATAATGGAGAAAAAAAGATCTAGCAGCTCGTTATTCACCAACAAGACTGCCAGCGGCGTTAGTTCGGACGCTAAACCGAAAAAAAGTCGGCTTTCTCAAAAATCGTCGACTAGCTCCTCGATCGGTTCCGACGCAACGCCAACAACAACGCCAATGACAACGACAACGCCGATGACTATAATGGAAGAAACGCGATCGTCGGCAATTCGTCAATACGACATGGGCGACGAGGATTTACCGCCGCCACCATCGTTGAAATCATCCAAACCTACATCGGCAAGCGCCGCCGCAAGCAATAACACGTTTTTAACATCGACATTGCCATCGACATTGCCAACGACAACGACGACAAGTAATCTTCCGCCTAACGTTGTTTTTGTACGAGGGCCGGTGTTAAATCAAATGCGAAACACTTGTGACGGCGCCGCTGCCGTTCAGAAAAACATTGATGCGTTAGCGGAGTACTTGCGACGACTCAAATTTTCCGGTTCTGTAAAAAGCGCGTTCGTCGTGTCTGACGCGTACTCGGACAAGATAATCGAATATGAAGATTGCATGAACATGATACTGTTGTATCCAATACGCGAAAAGGATTTTTACAAATACTCCAACATGGTGTTTAATTGTTACACAAGTTTAATGGACAACTTACATTCGTTTGCCACTATAGCGATCAACGTCAACTATACAACGAACAAAAGTCGCATTTCAGACCAATTAACGTATTTTTTAAACGCGCTCGTCGGCCATTTTACACAACTGATCACTTCAACTGTGGAACGAAACAGATTTGTGTACGAAAAACCCGATTCGGTTTTTACAGCGCGTTTAAAAGAATACGCGCACAACAAACAAGAAAAATTACTCAGTTACTACAATCAAAATTTAGCTAATTTACAAGGATACAAATATTATAAATTTACAAACGACAATGACGCGACATTGACGTATGACGAAACGCCTAATAAAATTTTACAATTGCAATTGAATGTTATAAAAATTGAACACGACTTGAGATTTCAATGAATATAATGAATATACTTAATTTTTTTTTAATTTCCAACACAATACACGTCGCAAGTTAATCTACGAATATTTATTTTCGTGAAAGACAGGTATTTTAATAAACGAACGCCGTGAATATGACCGGCACGAGTAAATTAAATAACTTTGCCGTTATACGAACATTGTATGGCAAGAATTTAGATTAATATAGCGTGAATTTTAGCAAAATGTGTATTATAATACTTAAGGTAGTTCTAACGACGCAAACAATTCAAATATACAATTGTGTTCCTCCAATAAGACACGCTCAATGCGATTCGTATTATATATCCGAAATACATAATATGTAAAAGTTATGATTAATAAACTTTATAATCAACATGAAAGTAATTTTCCAAAGTCAATTTCTATGTCCAACAAGGCTTCGTTGTTAACTCGGTCGTACATTTTCGAATATTGTTTGTCTGCGTTCTCCTCTCCTATGAAACCTTTGATGTGGTCTAGCAACAACGAACATTCATCCAAACTTTTTGGTGGAAAATTAAATTTGTATTTAATGGGTCGGTTGAAGGGATCGCGTTGTTTATTGCGCGCGGTGGCGTACCATCTGCTGAAACACGCTATGTGAAACATCTTTTCCAAGTTTAATGTGGCGTGGTCGGATACAATCACGAGCCCGTCGTCGCTAATTTTATCAAAACAGATTTGACATTCGACCGTGACACTTGACCATTGTTGGTGAAATAATCTGTATAAATAGGTTTTTTTATCTTGCAAATTTATTGTTATTAGCATGGTCGTATAAAACAATGATTGACAGCGCGCAAAAGTTCAGTGCCAACTGAATCATGGAGCTTATTAGACTGTTTGTAAAATACTCTAAACATTATCGAACTTGCAAAGATTCTGAAAAAAAAAATAAAATTTACCACGAATGGAGCAAGGCGATGAATTCACATACACACAAATACATTAATGTTTTTGCACACACTAAAAATGGCGACATCGCCAATGATGGTAGCGAAGGAAATTATAAAAATAACGTCGAATTGAACCTGTGCGATTTTTGTTATTCCGGCAATTATAATTCGTTCGTTTGCAACCAATGCTTGTTTCCGTGCTGCGAAAACGAAGAGCTCGCCACGTATTCGTTGCTAAGCGTGTGTTTCTATGAAGAAAACGAAGACGACGTACGTCGCATTGGACACGACCATCAACAAGCGGCGACGATGATGACGCAACGACAAGTTCTTGCTCACCATCAACACATGGTGTGGGTGCAACGACTTAAATTGGCTTGGAAATTACACGAACGCGCCGGCAAAATTTACAAAATTGTATACGAACGGTGCGTGCAATGCGAAACACCTACTTTCGACTTGGGCTACGTTACTACGACGTTTGATTACAGGCTTTTTTGCGACAAATGTCTGTTTCCGTTGTTCACCATCGACGCCCAATGAACATTGTGTTTCATTGACAATTGTGCCGTCGTGTTCCGACGCAACATGACAAAATAAATGTGAACAAATGGACAATTGCATCAATAATATAATTTTTTGTTAACTCGTAATCTAGTCAAATTTTTTTTGCAATACACTTTTGTGTAACGCGTTTTATGTTGTTTAGCATAGTTTTTATTGTTGTTTTCGGCAAACCTAAAGTAAAATGTTATGTAAGAAATGTAATTTTCATTGTTCATATTAAGCTTTAATTGTGATTCCGAATCTTACTAACCAATTCGTAAATGTCATTACATTGTGATATGTATAAATATATGATGAAAAATGTATAAATTTATTTTTTTTACACATTACTGATCGTCATTGTTTATACGCGCATACGTGTATTATGCTTGACGAGTCGCAACGCTTGGCGACGTTTGCGTTGTGGCCTCACGCTCAACCGTCGTTGGCACGCGCGCTCGCGCGACACGGATTTTACTATTGTCCCGAAACAGACACTGTTTGCTGTTGCAAATGCGCTTTAGAATACGCCAATTGCGATCCACATTTGCTGTTTGGCGACCGAGTGCACAAACGCATGAAATGCGAATTTGCCAATTTTAACGTTTCCATGTTAAACGACAACGACATTATTAACACAAGTTTAACAACAAATTATTTATGTGATGAAAACGACGGCAATACAATTTCACCATTAAGCGAAGCGCACGAACCCGCGCGTTGTGGCGTATGTTTGGAAAAGGAACGGGATGCGTGTTTGGTGCCGTGCGGACATTTAGTGTGTTCGACGTGCGGCGTCAAGTTAACAACATGTCCGTTTTGCCGATGCGAAAACGTTTTCCTCCAACGCATATATAAATAAATGACATATCTTAGTGTGTCAAAGTAGCACATATCGTTAGATTATGTTTTCGTCAACAAGAATAGAATGTGCTTCGCGCGCTCGTGATTCGACATCAAGAACGCGTTGAAATATGTCCTTGAGCGCCGATTTGGTCGCCGAGTTGATTTGCCATTTGTTTAACTCTGTGATTTGGTATATTTTATTTTTTTCGTTAATCGCCGCCGTCACGCCCGAACTAGACGAAAACTCGAGCAATGCGCAATTGCTTCGGCCCGTGCACATTACGGCGCCGTTGACCGAACCGTAAAATTTAAAATAATTTTCAATCACTTCGAGTGTGATGTTTTCGTTGTTAGTGTTGTTGGGGTGCACTGTCCACGTGACTAGAATTCGATTAAACGACGACGGCCTCAATTGTATGTCGGAATTCATTTTGTCCGTAAAATAATTATGCAGCAACGCCGCGTAAATGTTGTTACTTACAATGTTGTCTACAATCGTCAACACGGTGGTCATTTGATCGTTGACGTCTCGTACGGCGACGTTGAACTCGCGCTGTCGTTTTACTATGGCGCGATGCGTATCACCATCTTTAAACTCGAGATACTGGTCATAAAGATTTTTGTATGTGTGGTCGGCTAGGACCGTGTACCCGAAATCCGCCACCGTCAAAATTTTTTTGTAATCGTTGACGCCCGGCAAACTCAATTGAGTCGTGTACGTGCGCTTAAGCAAATCGTATGAATCGGTTAGAGCGCGTTTGAAAGACTGGTACTTGTCGTTGCCGTTACGTTTCAATTGAAAAATGTCATAAAAATTACTTTTAAACAAATTCATATTGTATAGTAATTGAAATTTGGTTGCCTTGTATTTAGATTCAAAATTGGCAGCGGTATCGGTAACATCGCCCATCGCCGTTTGGCTGCGCCGTTTAAGCGATGGCTTCATTGCCAGGGTGATGTCGTTGTCATCGTCGGTTGCATTGTCGCGCATTAACGATGATCGTCGTCGTCGCAAGCGTTCCGATTGTCGCAACAGCATTTTCACAAAAACACTTGAAGATGACGGACGTTGTCAAGGATTTCGACGCGCTGTACCTCGATTTGGAAAAAAATCACAATTTACAATTTTATTTGAATTGCTTCGACAAGCAACAGAACACGATAACTTACGCTTGTTTGCAAGAACGTAAATCGTATTTGTGTTGCGCGGTCGACGCGGCCGGAGGATGCGTCTTACACAAATGCGTACCCGTCATATTCGGCACAGCGCTGGACTCGCGATTTCGGTCGCACGACGTCGACGATTACAACACCGACATTCGCGGCACGTTCATGATCGACGGTCGCCATCTCAGCTTTCCCAACATTATGATGAACAACAACATTTTAGTGCACAATTTTTACGACAAATTGTACAGTAAAAGCTGCAAGCGTATGTTTTTGTACGGAAACGTGGACGAAGAAAAGAAAATTAACCGTGCTATTCAACTCGTGTACGACAAACATGACGACGTGTTGTTCGCGAGGGATGTGTACGCTCGCGACTACGTCGTTACCAAGGATCTCAACAACGTGTTACATATGTACTTGCAAAAAAGCGGGAAATGGGAGCCGTTGAATTTTTTGTTTGAATACGAATCTTTTCAGAGTGACACGCTCGTCGATCAAATCAAAGCCATCATGCGCGTCAATATTAATTATTCGATCGACAGTCTGGCCAATAAGATAATATACAAGCATGACTATCTGTTGACGTTGACGTTTAGACCCATATTGAAAATGTTCGAAACGGCAATGGAACAACAAAACGTCGTTGAACGCGTTCGCGACACCACCAATGGGTCGGATGCGGGCGGCGGCGCCAACAAAAAACGCAAACTTCAAACGGTGTTGTATCCGCGCGAAAGTAAAAAAATCGTGGAAACCATCGTTAACGGCAAACTAATTTACACGGTTTCCAAAACGTTTAGCAAGCAACGTAAAAATTTTATAAACTACCAGGACAACAGCAGCAACAACAACATTGAAATTTGTCCGCCGCTTCTTAAGTATCGTATCGGCAACGAAGTAGTGCGCATCACTAACGACACAATGCGCCAAGATATGTTAATGCAGAAAAGTGATTTTGTCAAGTTCGTGGACAGTTTTTTTCACGGCGAAATGACGGTGGCCGGTAAGAAATTTTTCTTGTGTCGCAACGTTCGTCTTCCGCCTGTCGACTACGACGCCATCAAAACCAAATTTAATTGTCTGATCGAAACGGGTCTCATTAGGCGAGTTTGCAATGCCGACGAAGCAAATACGACGCAAGATTCACCGATATTGCACGTGGCGTTCAACGATCGCCCGACGGTGTTTTGTTGTCGTCGCACTGATCTACGCAAGATATTTTACGAGTTTAAACGAAACGCGTGCGCCGTAGAATTGAAATTGGCCAACGATATTTTGTTTGTGAATCACCACGAAGGAATGGTGTGCATTAAACGGACAGTGTTAATGAAAAATTCAAACGTCAAAATCGTCGTATTGTTGACACCCTACGAGTATCACAACGACGCATCAATATTGAACACGCTCGACGACGTGGGTGTAATATTGGAACACGACGATGTAACATGTTTGATGTCCAAGCTGGTGCAATACTATTACAAGAATTTCACAAACATTTTTTACACGGTGCCGGTTCCCAAACTGATCGTGTCGTTGACCAATTTAAAAAATGCCATGCCTGTACTCGTTTACGACGACAACGAATCGACGTTTCTAAACAAATTACCGCAAGGCAATTCGGTGGTGGTGGCGCCTCGTATTAGACTCAACAACAAAATGTTCAATCTTTGGACGTTGGTGCGAGACCACCGGCTCATGACGGCCGAAGATCCTTACATTCCAGATGAAAACCTTCCAATTATATTGTACAACAACAAAATCAACAAGCTTAAAGGCAAACTGGTGTATTCGAAACACGAAATGCCCGTCGTAAAATTTAATGCAAACAACAACAAACACAATTGTGTTATGGTAGACGGCGGCATGATGTTGCACATGGCCGGTGTGGTCGTTTCCAACGTAAAAGTTGGCTGGATCTACGACGGCAAACGCTACAAAATTGAATCGTGTAAAAACAAAAACCACTTTGTGTCCAAGATTTACGTTTATTTTCGTCGACTACGCAACCAAACGATCTCCAAAATTGAATCGACTCTCAACGTGTTTAACGACACTGTATATTTGAAGCTGAACATGGTGACGCGCGCCGACGACTTGCGCGGCATCAAAATCTGCGGCATACACGGTCAAAAGGGTGTTATGAACGGCAGCGAAGATCTGACCGAGTGGATGGCCGAGGACGGGACGCACGCTCAAATTTGCTTGTCGCCCATTTCGTACCTGTCGCGCCAATCCAATTTTGAGGGTGTAGAAAAGAAATATGTGGTGCGCGGTGGTGATTTTGCCGACCCCGACGCACCGCGTTACCCCATATACAACATACCGTACATGTTTTTCAACAACACGCCCGATAACATATTCAAAGAATTCCTCAAAATCAATCACACGGGTCATGAAAAAGCCGAAGGCACGCGTCTCGACCAATGGACCATAAATCAATCTTTCGCCGGCAACCGTTTGTCCGAGAGTTTACAATGCATTCGCGGTAGTTCTAACTTGCCCGACGACAGCGGGGAATTTAACATCATGTCCAGCCTTTTACATTGCAACAACACTATTGTGCATTAGTGGCGGATGTGTATAAACCTTGGCCAACAACGACACGAGCAAACATTAATGCCCAAACAACCCGAGTCGTTTAATGTGCGCAATTGTTTGTGCCAAATTGACAATAGATTAATATGTGTGCACTAATGTAAAAAATTGTTTTGCTAAATTTTGCACGTTTGTTGCCACATTGCTTATCGTCACCAGTTTATTATTTCGATTAAATTTGATATCTAATCTAAAATTGCTGTTTTGTTTTTCTTATCTTTGCTAAAACAAGGTATATATTGGCGAGCGCAAAATTTATTAACGTTTCTGGCAGAGAATCGACATCGCTATGGACAGTTTCAGCAGATTGTGTATCTACAATTATTTTTTAAATTTCGAAAAGCTTTCGACCACGATGCGTTTTCGCGCTTTTATTGAAGAAGAAAAAGATTTTACGTTTATGTTTAGTGACAAGATCAACATTAACTTTATCGAGCCCAAATATTTTTACAAAGAAATTATAGAAAATTTTAAATCAAAAAATGAAAAAAAAAATCTAATTATATCACGACAATTAAACTTGGCGCGCGAGTTTCTCAATGACAAAATCAACGCAGCGGAGTTGCTAACAGAGGTTGTCAAATCGTCGTGCGGTCTGGACAACTTACTGTGCAACAGCGTAAACAGGTTGTTGTGTTTTTACACTAGCTCGGGATTCGAAGCAGACGCTGGTATCCACCCGACGGTGCTGGAAACGTTGCGCTGGATCGATGCTGACTATTTTCCGGCAAACAGATGCGACGCGCCTGAAAATGCGCTCAACGCCATGGCGTATCTCGACAACATGCTCGCGGCGCACGAGAACGTCGGTGAGCGCATTGACGGGGAACTGGATTCGCTGCTACGCGACACGCTTCACTCGGACAACATAATTGTGATCGAGAATTTGGCGGGAATTTTTAGTAACGGGACTTACGCGGGCATGTGGTACCACGCGTTTACAGCGTGCGCGTTCATTGTAGGTCTCAAACGTTGCAACGAGTTTGCCAACTTGGATAGATTTTACGAAAGCATCAACAAATGGAAAGCGAACGACGCGCATAACTACAATCAACTGTACGGTAAGATGTGCGGTCTCGGCAGAACAACCTTCCACGCGCATAAGCGCGAATGCGTGAATATGCTGTTTCGAATTGTGAACGACTCGGAAGAGTCTGAAGATTGGGACCATCACAGTTACGGGTTTGTGAAAATGTTTGCAAACACGGTGCGAGACACGTACGCGGACAATAAACAATTTATCATTTCGGGTTATTACGGTGCGAATTGTGACAAAGAAAAAAACCGAATTTTTGGGTTGTTGTGCGCGTTCGACGCCGATGATTTGTTGTCTAATTGTAATTTTATAGTTAACGAGTTTATGGAAAACAAGTAAATATATTGTAATATCTTTAAACTGTTTAAAACTATTGTAATTATATATATATATACATGAATAAAATTTTATTGATTATGTACATTGTTGTTTTTTATTTTAAGTAATTCACATTAGGTATACATACAATTTTTGCGGACACACCCATGTGACGCACAAAGAGTGTTGTGTGTCGAGTGTACTTGACGCGCCACACAATTGAGGTGAAACGACTATTGACGTCGCTTTAATCGGTGCACATATACCCATTCATAGCACTTGACACAAAATATCTTGTCGTGTTTTTCCACGGCGCGGTGTTTGTTGAAAAACAAATCCGACACTTTATTTGTATACTTTTTATGTAGGTAAACGATTTTTTCGCAGAAATAACATTTTGCGTACAAATTTTTCATGTCGTCACAACAATTTTTATTTGCTATTAATAAATTATAGGCGTAGGTTACAGTGTTTATAGTCTTTAATAGTTTATAATATACGAGTATTACAACACGTGCTAATTAATTACATTAATAATTTTCAATGAAGTCTATAAAATTTGTTTTTCGTAATAATCAAAAAATATATGAAGAAATTAAGCCTCCTCGAATCGAGGATACTAATGAGTCATTACTTTTACCTCGCAACATACAAGCTAACAATAGATCATTCGGCACGTGAGAGCGCTCGTGTGTAGTTGTATTATTAACTCTTAAGAATTGTAATTTTTAAATGTCTGTTGTTAAAGTTCAGTTTGCTAATGCTGATTTAGAGGTAATTAGCGTGAGGGATAACGATGGTCAAGTGTGGATGTTGGCAAATCCATTTGCCAGGGTGCTGGAATATTCAAACGCTCCAAAAGCAATCACAACCTTTGTCGATCATGACAATCAAAAATACTTTGAAGAAATCAAGTCTTCCCAAGTCGGGCAGACTTGTGTTGTGACGTCATCATGCGTTCAAGCCAAGTCAAAGTTTATCAACCGCGCCGGATTGTTCGAACTGATCCAAGCGTCGCGAATGCCCAAGGCCAAAGAATTTCGAGACTGGATCAACTCGGACCTGCTGCCAAAGCTGTGCGACGAGGGGAGGTACGACATGGCGGTGGATGCTCCGATAAAGATTGCAAACGGTATGAACGCCATGCACGCCATCACAAACGACGGCAAAGACGCACCGTGGATGGAAGATTTACGCCAACTACGGAACTCTGTAGTACAAAAAGACAAAATAATTGAGGCTATATCGTACGAAAATAAAGAACTTTCGTTGTCGCTGCGCACTTCTAACGAAAAGTTGATGTATTTTGCCAGCGCTTTGGTGGATTCTAACAACGGACTGATAAAAGCCAACGAACGTATTGAAAATTTAGCAAACCGAATGGCTGACATAGCGCAGGATGTCATAGCTAAACCCTCCGACCCTCAATTGCTTCATTCTTTAGCCGTGTGCTCGATGGGTGGTGATCAATACGCTTTTTTGAGGCCTCAACGTAAAAGTTTAAAGCGTAGTTTAAATCGTTTGTCGATGGACGAACAAAATATTGTGTTTAAGAGTGACTATGTACCAAATGCTGTAAATATTCTAAATAAAGTCAAGGAAAATCTGCCTAAAGACAAATACAAGGCTAAACACAATAAGATAACTTTACTTGATAATTTGACTAAAGATGATCTTGTGGAAGCCATTAACTCGTCTTTGACTCAACGCCAAGTGGCTATAATTGCTAAGAAAGCTTACATCTCTAACAACAACATTAATTAATTAATTGTAATTTTATAGTTTTGTTTTAAAATTATAAATAAAAAATTGACATTTGTATTTAATTATATTACACTTGTTATTTTTTTTTTACAAATCTTACAATTTACACGAACAAACAATCTCAACGCTACCGTCGTCATAAGGTTCTTCTATTAAATCCTCTTGAATAATAAATGATTTATGGTAAGTGTTTGTGTCGTCGCGCTCTTCCAAATCAAACAGCAAATTTACATATTGTTGACCGTCACCGCTTTTAATGGTGTGTGTCGTTCGACGCAAACAATCGCAATCCCTGCATATTACACTGTTTAAATCTAAATAAATTGGTGTTTTTTCAACACAATACGATTCATGAATTTTATCTTTACTAATTATATGATTAGGTTTTAACACTTTTATGAAATAAGAAAATTGTGGACACGGGTTTGACATTGTTATGGGTCCAGATCCTCGCCACACTACCAACTTCACGGCGACCGCGTCGGATGCGCTGAAATTCATGTACACAAGATTTTCGTAGGTGTCACCCCACAAAATTTGCTCGCATGATTCTTCCCACTTAAAAGCATATAAAATTGCTTGTGCTTTCGCACGATTGAATAGCTTACTAGCGATTCTAAAAGTTACAAAATTGCAATCCGAAACTCGACCACATAACCAGGCGGCGGTGTCGTCGGCCAGGCACAGCGATTCGGCGTCGAAACACGATATTATTTTCTCGCGCACCAAACTATCTATTATGTTATGCACGAATTTGACAAACGGTTGCAGGCAAAACGCCCTAGCCGCAATTTTATTGCCGTCCAAAATTTTAACTATTTTTGCTTCCATAAATATTTGTAATGACAACGACGACCAGAATGGAGAAATCAAAAATTAAAATGCATTTGATTGCCTGTGGAATCGCGTAATATAAAAGCAAATTCAGTGCGTTGAACAGTATCCGATGTGAGATTAGAGACAGTCAGCGACAAATGACTGAGTAGGCGGTTTATATCGTCGAAATGAATAGTGTGCACCGTTCGGTCGGTGTGACGTGCGTTGTTGATGCTCACCCGCCGATTTTTGTTGTCTTTCAAGATGACAAACGGAAATTCGAACAAACACTCAAGATCGTTACCGCTTGTCGCCATTAAAAAAGTCATGCGGTTGTCTTCTAATTTGGTCACGATAGTGGCATCGTTCGCCGCGACGCTTTGCACTGACAAACTAAAACAGCACGTACCAGTGCCGGCGTTGACATCCGACGCGGCGATGGTTTGACGCGAATAACTCATGTTCACAGAGGGTACGTACATTTGTGAAAAGTCGGGCAACGTTTTGTAATTGATCACATTGTGATGTTTGGCGGTGACTCGATTATACGAATGTGTATTTAAGTCGGTAGTCGGCCACGCGGCGTCGCCGGTCGGTTGAGTGGGGTCGCGCGTAAGAATCACACACGCCGTTTCGCCAGTAGCCGAAGCCGATAAACAGCGTACACGATCGTACAATTGTACTAGGCCGCGAGCGTGGTATAACGTGTACGAGTAACATTCGATGTCGAGCTCTTCGTACCGCGCGTGTGACATGATCGCAGCCGACGTCGGTTCGAGGCTACTCACGGCACAATAGCCGGGTCGCGGAAAATACGATAGCGTCGAGTCTTGCGCCAAAAAATCGTTTTCCTCTGACGGCAAATCCACCAAACCGTTGTTGTTGTGTAATAACAGAATGCCTGAATCTAATCCAATCGTGTTGGTGCGATGGGTGATCAACAACGCTTCGTTGGGCCATATTTTTTTAGTCATGCTCCACAGCAACGCGTGCTGTCGATATTTGCGGTTAGATTGATAGTAGGCGACGTCGGTGGCGGGGCCGAGTTGCGATGCAAAATACAATTCGTTGCGCACCGTCACCATTTTACTGAAATCGGCGGCAAACACGCCATTCTGGAACGTGACAAGCCGCGGTAGCACCGGCACGTGGTTTAAGCCCGATTTATATATGAGTGCTGGAAATATGACGCCTTGATCGCTGCCAACGATTTGCAAACTGGCGTCGACATTATTAACGTTCACTAGTCCGTCGTATAATGCGTTGTAATAATCGAACGTAAAATAATTGTCTATCAAATAGGAATAATTGCGCACGGCGCCGTCAACGAAATTGACGTAATCTTGATGAATACCATCGCCTACGTTCACTAAATTGTAATGAAGCTGGGACAGAATCGTAGCGACGGCGCGTTGGTTTCCGATCGCCGCCAACGATTGTCCCGTCAACATTTGGCGATATACAAACGGTAGACACATGCGCGTTGCAAACTTGATCGAGCGTCGCCAACCGAGCGAATTGTTAGGCTCCGGTAGGTACGCGTGTATCAATTTCGCCACAATAGAATCGGTAACGGTGTGCGCTTGCAGCGTAATGTTTAGTCGCATGAGGCACTCTGGCAACGTAACGGCGAACTCGTACCAATGCTCGGCTTCGAAATTGTAAGGCACGAGAAACTCGGGCGCCGGCACCGGCAATTTACGATCCAACACGTTTAACGTCATCAGCAAATTGGTGCGCAACGACGCATCGTTGTATAGCGAATCGTTAACGTCGATCAGGCGCACAGCGTAACCCATTAAAGTGTGTAATAATATTTTAAAATCGTTGGCGTTTTCGTATGGCGTTATATTCATGAATATGTTGTCGTCGTCCGAAAACCATCTGGTGGGCGTTTCGATTCGCACCGTTTCTTGTAAAATTTTGCGCGTTAAGGTGTTTAGATAATATGTTTCGAAACGTGCCAATTCCGTGTTTGAAACGGACTCGGGCAATTCGTTTACATCGGGATCGACGGGTAGCGTCGGCGGTGTAGTTGGATTGCTTTGCGTAAATATTAATACTACAAGGACGATTACGATTGCAACTAACGTGACCGCCACGCCGATAATAACCATCGACATAATGAAACGAAATGTCTATTGACATAACTTATAATTGCAAATAATGAACGAATAACATATTTCAATGTCATATTTATTACAATTGTCGCGTCCGTTGGGACGAACCAAACTCAATTTATTTCTACGTATGCGATTCCCTCGAGTTGGAATAGGTAATTTGTTGAGGGGCGTTAGTGTTCACTATATTAAATTTTGCACATGTAAACATATAAAGGTGGGCGGTTATATTGCTTATAACGTCGCAATATATAGCAATAAACATGATTTCATGTTGAAATATTAAAATTTAGCGTTATATATTACACATCAATGTGTCGCGGCAATTTTATTTAATACGTGTAACATAATAGTGCCAATGTTTACTTGTGACGGTGGCGTTGTCGCGTATTACGAGCAATAATAACGTCGATAATAACTTTTTATGAGTAAAATGTCTACTCGGCATTTGTGGCGCGATCGTCATGGTGTTTGCACGTTATTATCATACACAAACTCAATGGCTGCCGCAGTGTTGCCGTTATTTAGCGGACGAGTTGTCTCTATTTCACGTATTTTTACAAAACGGAGATTGTAATGGCCCGGCGCACGTCATCAATCATTGTTTACGCGTTAACGACGAGGGATTTTTACAGATATCACGTAAATACGTGGTGTTCGACGTAAACAATTTGGGGAACGATAACACCACCATCGACCATATCAACGATTACATTGACATCACGAGACCGTCGCTGAGCGCCCACGACATGCGTTTGTTCAAGTTGCTGGCGCGATCGCTTTACTACAAAAGCGACTACAATCGCTTGAAAAAAATTCTTACACAAGAAAACATAGACGCGTTAATTGCCTTTGCGTGTAACGTCATGTGGGAGCGCGGATACGAAAATCATTACACGCTCGGCCAACAGCTTAGCATTCGCATCACAACGAAATTCATTCAAAGTGGACTAGATTTTAAGCATCAAACGGGTCGCGACGAACAGTGCGCCGTGTCGCGAGGTTGGAACAACATTGTTTTGGAAAAGTTTTTAAGCTCCATCACCTCGCTATCGGACGTAATCAAGCGTCATCGTTGCTGTAAAAAATTTATTTTGCTCGAGCTGGCGCCCAATGTTGCCGACAAGATTAAACTGCGTTTGCGACAAGAGTTTACAGTGATCGATAACGAACGAGTCGCCAACATGTGTGCTATCGAAGTCGACGCGGACAAAAACTCGGACATGTACTTGAAAAAGCTGACACATTTGATGCGAGAAAAAATTGTTAACTTATTGTTCGCTACCGATGTGGATTTTTACATGAAACATAACAATTATAAATTCTATTTTTACAACTCTCTCAAATTATATTACTATTGCTTGACCAACAAATTGGTATTTTACAAGAGTGATTACGAAATAATATTTTATTTGTATTTTATAATTGTACTAGAATGGTACAACGGGGGTCACCTCAATTCTTTTACTCTTGAGAAATCTCCAATATACAATCCTCTTGAATTATCCACGCGTAGATTAAATTCCATCAAACGTGCCGCCGCTCAGTCTCGCACGCTGCTGAACGACAATGAAATAAAAATTGATTTCATTAAAGGTAAACGCATGAAAACGGGCACTCATTACGGTCATCGTATAATAACCACATTGTAATTACAAAAAAATCAATAAAATAATTAAAGTTAAATTTTACTAGTTTTATTTAAGATAATCGTCAATGGATTTCAACATAAATTTATCCTGAAATCCATTGACGATAAGCATTAGTATGACGCAATAGTTAAAGATAATCGTCAATGGATTTCAACATAAATTTATCCTGAAATCCATTGACGATAAGCAGTAAGTGTAATTAAACTCTAATTTATTAATGTGTACGTTTAATAAAACGAATAATTACAAATTATTAATTTTATTTTATAAATAGTGTACAATATTATTTTGACAATAACATTTTGTCAATTTCTTCATTTTGCACGTAGAAAAAACACAATGGTTGGACTGCCAGACTGTATGGTTTCTCAGTGATTTTCTGACAATAAACGCTTTCGAGTTCCTTTTCCTTTCCAACCTTGTAGCCTTCCAATTCTGCGTACATAATCATTTTAACGGACGGTTTACAAGCAGATTCTTCGGCGTTCACTGAAAACAAATCGTTAAAGTTCTCCTCGGAAAACGTGTCACACATTAGGGGTTTTTCACACGCCTTTATACCTTTTTCGAATATGTCCGCGTTGCGTTGCCGGCTAATTTTAAAAAATTTCTTTACAAAAGCGTTTACATCGTTGTACGGAATGTTGATCAAGACGTCATCTTGCATTTTGATAATTTGCCCCTTCCAGCCGTTGTAACAGATAATTATGTTGGCCATCATGCGATTGTGCGCCGACATTTTAGACCAAAATATTTTCATAAAAGGCCCGTGTTTGCCCACGCAAAACTTGAGCGTCACTTCGTCGCAAAAATAAAACGGCATTAACCCCCCGTGGACTCGATACCCAATGTGATTGACGACGTGCGGCGGCTTGGCCTTTTCAATGCTAATACGGGTGTCCGGCTTCGGATACATTTTGTTCCAATTTTCGTCCAAATTTAATTTGTTTTGTATGGAAGCCAACAAGTCGTTCAAATCATCCGTCTCGTTACGCACTACGCTGTAATTACCGATGCGTAAATTGTACAACAATTCGTCGTACCAAGTGTACTCAACTTTTGGTTTTTTAACAACTTGTGTAAAATCACACAACAAACGATCGTGCATTGCTTTTTGGGCCGCCAATGACAGTTCTTCGTCCGCATTCGATATTTCGCTAATTTCCACTCCGTTGTACACGCTCAATCGCACGTCCTCGCTATTGTCATCGGAAGAAGAACGACGTTTTGACATGTTTAATTATTGTAAATTAACAAACTTGTTAGTAAACGAGTCACGTCGAATGTATTCAAATTGTTGAACTAACCGTCTGCAGCAAAACGCACTACTGTACTATTATCAATTACAATGATACGTACTCATTTTATACACGCCTGTAGCTTATATCTTATCAATCAAATCTAATTTAATTGAACGATTAATGACTTGATGCTCAGTGTTGACCGGACGACGGGCCACAATCGATTGACGCGTCGACTGTGAGCACGCTTATTTTAAGAATCTTTAAAATGATTATTGTTTCCAATTACTTGACACTAGTTGAAATATTAGTATTAGCGTTTTTGACATCACCGCGGTGCGTTTATTGACACTGAAAATCACTTGGACGCTTGTCAACATGCGCAGCGCTGGCCTGTTTATGATTGTAGACAACGACAAGGCGGTGTTGTTGCGCGCGCGCCAATCCTACAACTCTGGCGCTCGTGTTTCGTCAAACAATTATTTTTTGGAAAAAATCTCAATTCCGCGCGGCAAACGAGACGGCGACGATTCGTTCGATTACGAAACCGCCGTCCGCGAATTCATCGAAGAAACGGCAACCGTTTTTGATAGCGCGTTGGTCTACAAAAACCCGTTTGTGTTACAGTGGAACGACGCCGGAGTCGTGTACAAGTACGCAATTTACGTAGGCGTGTTGCGCGGCATGCTCAAATCCGTGTCTCGCGAGCCCAACTCGTTTTGCGTGAAACTGCGCACCGCCAAGAACCACAACGAATACAACGTCAACATCGAGTCTCGGCGTTTCAACAACGAAATTAGACGCAATTTGCACATCACTTCGTTGACCGACTATTTTCGATACATGACCGAAGCGCAACTAACCACCTACGCCTCAAGCAATTATTCAGAATTTTTTGATTTTGTCAAAAACGTTAAGAGCCAGTTCGACGACGGACGTCTGTTTGATTTTTTTTTAATCACGTTAAAACTAAACAATTGGGAGTTGTTTGATAAATGGAACGTACGCCGACCGAAAATAGTGTCGGCGACGCGACGCGAATTGATGAATATTGTGAATGTTTAACGCGCAGCGAGGTGTACGCGCTTGTGCGAGAAGTGATCAACAAGCGAAAACATAGCAACGACATCGACGGAGTGTGCGATCACATAGAATCGGTGGGTTTTCAAGCACAAATCGCATATATAAGGGAATATATAGAAAAGTTGACAGTTATCACTGGCGACGGACGCTCGGGGCGCAAACGTTTGAATTCACACATTCGCCGCTTAGAAAATATATTTAACTTGAACAAAAGCCTAGAACAAGAGTATTATTACTGCACAACCGTTCGCAATGGTGGGTCAGAACACGCCAAGTTTTGTCGAGATCATAAACAAGTACGAAAGCAGCGTTCTAAACAAAAGCAACAATGAAATCAACGCGGCGAAAATCAAGCTATTTGAAAAGAAAAAAATACCCTATCGATTTCTGGTGGCAGAGGTGCACAATTACGATAAACGCGTCGTGAAGCGTAATAAGAAAATTATCACCAACAATAAATACATTTTGTTCAACAGTTGGTACACGAAGAATCGTAAAAGTTATTGGTTCAGCAGCCACGACATGTGGAATTACATGAAAAATAATGTTCAATGCAAACAGTTTATTGAGATTTTTGACTACATCGAAAAACTTGGCAAATCTGTGCGGGTGCCCCAAAAATCGGAAACTAACGGCGAAACGTCGTCCGAAACGAGCGGCGATGACGTCGAAAACTCCAAAAGCGCTAAACGAAAAAAGCAAGACATCGACTCGGACAACATCAAGGAAAGTAACGACCAACGTTCGAAAATGTACGATGAATTCTATCGAGTGTTGACAGTGGCTTTTAATACGGAATCGCCGCCAGTTAACAGCACCCTATACGATTTTAAATTTACACGCGCTTTTGTAGCAGAAGGAGTGCAAATATTTAAAAACATTGTTCGTAAGTTGGAATCGGAACGCGAACAGCAGCACAAGCTTGACGACAACAAATGCCAACAAAAAACGAACGTTGTTGCCACGGCGGCGGAGGCGACGGAACATCACGTAGAACAAAAAGAAAAATCTCGTAAACGCAAACAATGTGCGTCGAATAGCGTAAAAAAGAATCGCGACGGTCAAGCTTTTGGCAGTAAACAAAGGCGTGTGGTCGTCGACGAGTATGCCATGGTCAGCGATCATGTAGAAGACAGTCAAATGTCAGACTGAATAAATTTACGTGGTTTTATGTTATAATTAAAATGTGTACCAAATAAAATTAATTGATAAATTTATAATTTTTTTTATTGTATACACAACCTATACACAAATATACATATTTACAAACGAAACAAAATTTTTACTAACAATGGGTTTTGAAATAAATTTATGCTGAAAGCAATTGATGATGCTGTAGATTATGTTATATTTGAAATTTTACTGTTTTCTACAAAGCAACACCTTTAATGTAAACGACAAAAATTATCGTTGTAGTAGTTTTTAAACGAAAACGGCGATGGGTATTAAATCAACGTCCAGACCGTGTAACCTAATAACTTTAGCTTTTATTTTTTGATTTTTATAATAAATTTTACGATCTCGCACAATCAGCACCGCTCGGTACTCGGGCGCGTCGTCCACGCATACCAAATGAATTTTGTACAAGCGACACTCGATTATCGTAACCGTCATTTCGTCCGCCACTCGCAACGTTAGCATACCACGATTCGCGCTAATTATAAACGTTAACGCAACACGTCTAATTAGCGACAACAACGACGACACCGCCGCGCAATCTAAGCACTAGATGAATCGTCGATTCTTTTTGAATGTTGTAATCTGCGACGGTGCGCGCGTCTTCAAGCTGCTTGCCGGCATAAATGAGCCGCTGCTGGTCGGGAGGAATTCCTTCTTTTTCTTGTATTTTTTGCTTTACAACCTCCACTGTATCACCGGCGTCCACTTCTACAGTTACGGTCTTGCCGGTCAAAGTTTTTACGAAAATTTGCATTTTAATAATGATACACTTAATTGGTCCTCTTACTACTAAGATCAATTCATGGAGACCACACGAGAAAACGAATCGCGGCTATTTCGGCAAGACCTAGCCCGACACACGCGCATCATTCTCGCCGACAAAACGCTTGACCCGGATGCGCATCTCGGCGACGTTATCGCTTGCATGAGCGTAAACAAACGTTTACTCCGGCGCTTAAAAGACGAAAACTTTGACATTGTTGAATCGGTCGAATTGTCCGACGAAACGCGCAACTACCTCAACGTATTGCAAACGGAAAAAATGCAGCATTGTCGTCTATGTTATCACAAATCTGCAAACAATCGTTGCGAGTTTCACAAGAAATATCTATTCGACAACAACGTTAACCGCGATTCGAAACAATACACAGATTTTATGAACAGTGAAATGGGCGTAATCAGTTTTGTAGAGCTCTATTACACCTATCTATGCTTAGATTTTTGGAAACCTACTGCAATATTTTTAATGCGCGACCTTACCGGTTACGACAACGTCAAGTCGTTGCTGAACGACCACGGCTATTCTTGCGCCGACGATGTTGATTTGCCATGCGTCAACGACATGGACATTGATGATGACAATGACGACGATGATTACAATAATAATTCTTAAACGTTGAGCGACCGCAAAGCGTGAGGCGTTGAAAAAATTGTTCAATAAAAAACACACACATACAAACGTTAATAATATATTTTATTTTATTAACATTACAAATATAATCACTGTATTAAATAAACATTTACAGGAATTTAATAAAAATGCGATTTAAGTTTGATTTCAAAATTGGTCGCAGCTTCGTCCGATTTAAAAATCAAGCGTTTATGCTTGCTTTTGATTGCAACGGAGCCGTCGTTGTCGTCGTTTACAAGCGCTACCACATGATTCCAATCGAATTGGGAATTGAGTCGTTTAGCGTTAACGACGACGCGACCGCACATTTGTTTTTTTCGACTGTCAATGTAACTGCGTTGACCAGTCGCTACCATAAACGTTTTGCCTCGACGTGTAACATAAAAGCGCGTGTCATCAACGTCATTGTTGTCGTAGCAGCGACGATCGTTGATTATGTTGCGTTGTTCGGCCAGCTCGCTCACTCGTTTAATCAGCGAACCGTTAGCGTCCACGATTTTACTGAGTAACTCATCTTTGATTTTTGCTTCGTGTAAATTCTTCTCTAACAAGTCATCTTTACTTTTAATCAAATCCAAAGCTTGTTGCAACATCAAATCTTTATTTTTCACCATATCCATGGCTCGTTCCATCATTTGTTCTTTCACGTCTAACATTTCTATAGTGTGTTTTAACAAATCGTTTTTTTGACATAGAGTGTCTTGAAACCCGTTGTACATGCGATTTAAATCGTTCATAACGCGGTTGATTTGCTTGTCTTTGCTAGCAACCACGGCGTCGATTCGACAATTGTTTTTGTCCACTATCACATTGATTATCTCATCTCGTTGACGATCTTTACTCTCAATAATTTGATTAATCAATTCGTCTTTTTGCACCAATGCACTTTCCAACAAATTAATTTTTTCTTCAATGTTTTTCAAATTCAAATTGTTATTGTTGCCACTGTTGTCAATTTTCACATTTTTATTAGGTAACGGCGGCGGTGGCAAAGACGACACGCAGGAATCGACGTTTGTGCAAAGTATACTCGGAATCACCGTTTCCAACAACCACACTTGCAATTCGACAACGTCGGCGAATTTACATTTAGAAATCAATTGAACGGCTCCCTTTTTGTCGATCAGCACGGCGTTTGGATGTAAATACAACGGATCGCTTTCGTCGATTGATTTTTTTTTATTTACACCAACAGAAGCGCTTGTTATTAGCTGACCGTAAACAAATTTGTATTTTTTGTCGACAACGTTCGATACTGCTCGATCACAATCTGTGAACATTAAATTTTTTGCAATTGTTTTTGCCACAAATAACACCTCCCCATTTCGAATTAAATATTTAAAATGTAAAGTTTTATCGTTGAATGTAAAAGCGCTTGATTGAATTTGCAAGGAGGTCTCCATGTTGATGTACTCGCGTGCACATCTGCAAACGTTATAATAGAATAACAGTAGAGTACGATCGCGATGCCTATTTACATAGCAAAAGTCATTGATTCGACTTAGCGATAATTATATTATCAGCAAGATAAATTATTTTAAACAATAATATTAATTAAATGTGTGTGTGTGTGTAAACAAAGCTTTAATTATGTTCCTGAAACATGAACGTAAATGTTAAATTTGATAAACTTTAAACCGCGTTTACCTAATTCAATTTTATTTCGACGCAATTTAAGTAAAACACCAAATTAACTAAGTTTGTAAACTTTATTCAAAATTTAAACATTGTAATTGATCTAACAAAATTGTATATTATGGATTAAACAAACACAAAAATTGATGCGCGTAGTTGTTCACGACGACACGACGTCGGTTGTTACACAATCAACACGTTGCCGGTGAATTTGCTTTTGACGGTGACGCGAGAAATTATCTCGCCGTTGTACACCACAAACACGTCCACTTGTTTTTTTGTGTATTTTACGTTAATGTTAATGTCGGAACGGACGCCGGCGTCGACAACCTCATTTTCTCCGTACAAGCGCACGCCGCCGTTTATGCAAAACATCCCTTGTAGGCGGTACGACTCGCCGGTCACCGGCACAATAAGTTGTTTTTGTCTTTCGCTGGCGTTGTCCGAAAAATGACAATTGGTCACAAACGACACGAGGCGGCGACGCACCGCGTCAAACACGGGCGCGCCCACAAACAAATCGGCGGCGCGCGCGACGTCGAACTCCACCACGGCCGGCACTTGACCGTAAACGTAATACTTGCCGTAATGGTGGTGGGCAAAGTACAATTTGGTATCGAGGCGGGCCTTGACGAGTCGCAGCCGTTTGTGGCTGTCAAAGCACACAAAACACACTTCGGTTTTAGCGTTAATTTTAGGTAACTTAATGCTGCACGCCAAACCCGGATATTGGTGTAGGGCGTCGAGGCCCGGTTGGTCATCGTGTATGCCGTAAACATGAGCTATGAGGTTGTTATTGTTGTATTTATGGCAAAACACGCGATTTATCGTAAAATCTACGCTGAACGAAACCCCGTTGATCGTGTACCGCTGCATTGTCAATGCAAACACATTGTTATCGAACGATTAAAACAAGTTTATATACAAATGTTTTATACAAATATATTGCTATCATTTTGTCAATTAGCAAAGCCTGGACAACGTCATCGCCCATTTTTATATAAACACCCTGATTTTGTCTTTCACCGGCTTACGGCACATACAACATCGAACACAACGTTGGGCGCATCGTTCGCATGTCGATAAATGACCGCACGGTGCAAAACAAATTTGTCGTTCACGCTCAAAACAAATTTTACACATACGATCTTCGGGCGAGGCAACGACACTTACCGTCGGGGTTTTACTACTTTCGTTAACTTCGTCATTGCTATTGACACCCTCGACTACTTGTTCCGTTTTTTTGCAGTTTAATTTTGGATACAAGGACTCGGCACGATCTACAATTTGAAGCGATTGCATTGTAGAAGTCAAGTTACGCGTCGATTGTTCAACGTCTTCGTCCGACAGCACGGGGGCGCTGGGTGTTTGTCGGGTTGCGCACGCAAAAGGTTTTTCGTCTTCGCAAAGATTGTGTGTTTGATCGAGACGGCTTGCGCACGCCGAGTCGCCGTAAACGAAAACGCACCGCGGCGAATACAATTGGTGTACCGCGCGCACGTTGTCGTCTTTGCATAATTGCTCTATGATCATGCCGCAGCCGCTACATTTTACTTTCAAACGCGTCGCGTCAAAATGAAAACCGTTGTCGGCCAGCTCGTCGCGACGCTTTTCGTAACGAACGCGAGCCGCTTTAAAAACACTAAAACTGAATCGGCGCAAAGCCCTGTTGACGCGCAACAATTCCGCCGATCGTGGACACGCCGCGGAAAATTTGTGATATTTTATTGCACGCGCACAACATTTGCCCATTGCGGCGGGACAATAGGCACACCTGTACGTCTTTGTCGCGCCGTCATAATACATGCCGTGGTGAGCTAGATTGCGTTTTTCGTCGGACATAAGAAGCGCGCCAAGCCGCGAAAAAGAATCAAAACGTGTTTGCGCGTTTTTGTAATTGAACGGCATCGACGCGGGCGGCGACAGTTCCGCGGCCATAACACGAGCAAAATTCATTTTCGTAAATATAATATCAATAGCTATGACTTATAAATGCAGTTATTAATTACGCAAAAATCGTAAACGTCGCGACAATGACCAAGTCGTAGAAGCTCCGAACGTTTACGATTCCTAAAATACACATACGTATCGCCGAAGTGATATCAAACGAGGTGACGTTGATAACCGGGCGGCGAAACGAACGTGGCGCGGTCCTCGAAAGCGAACGCCGTTATGACAGTCAAAAGCATGGCACAGATAAAAGCTAGTACAATGTGAAACGATTTCACATTCATCGCAGCCACTGCGACGCGCGGACGATTCAGACTTTTATTTAAAAATTCACTGTTAATCAATAGTGTTTTGTTACCAATCTCGTACACTATCGGTCGATTGTAATCAAAATTATCGAAATTAGCTTTGTTTACTAGTGTGCGATAAGTGTCGTACGAAGGACAATTTCGAAGTGTGTCAATAATAATTTTTTGCCAGGCGTCTTTGCGATCTTCGGGTGTGACTTCTACCCGATCGGCGTTAAGCATTCTCCACTTGACCATGATGTCCAACTATTGCGAAGACGACAATGCCGGCCACGACACGTTTGTTGATTTCTCTAAAACGAATACTAAACGTAAACTTAATTTCGATTCCGTAGAAAAAGAACAAAATGAAGTGGATATGGTTACGGATACTAAACGTTTAAAGTTAAACAACGAGTACCCGACACCTGTGAAGAAAAGCGTCAACGAATTTGCGGACAAAAATATTGGCGATTTAACGGGCGCGGTGAAGCGAAACTTTAAAACTTTTACAGGCGAGTTGTTGACCAAGAATATGATTAGTATCAACAATGAAACCTTCTACTTATTTAAATTTTTAACTGAAAATTTAAGCAAAGAGTATTATGGAAACGCGGGACAATATCAAGGCATGCGCGTAAACAACGTTTATGAAATTACTTTGGATTATAGAAATAAAAAAATTTGCATCGGTTCGTACAAGGAGTGCAAAAACAAAGATAATGCTGTGCGCGTTCAACGACAATTATGTTGCAATAACTTTGAAAGCGGAGACACGGTGTCGGTGTATGCGCGTTTAAAGTGCGGTTTCAATTTACTCGACAATGATAATTACAAGATTGTGTTGCATTTGTTGATCGCCGACGACGATGCGACAAATGTCACTCCAAAAGAAATTGAATGCACGGCAAATTTAAAAAAATTCACTACTGCCATAACGGATTGCGCCATTTGCACCTCGAACGATTTGCTGGCTTATTTCAACAAAAATGAGGATAAAATTTTAAAATTGCAACGCGTTAAATGTAATCAGACAAACGCCGCTTTGAAGAGTTTGATTTTGTTACCCATTACGCAAATTGTCGTGGACACTAAAGCGACATTGAGTTTTGAACCGTTTGACGACGCGCAAAACGTAAGCCGTGTCAATAAGCAAATAATGAAGGGTCAGGTCGCCACATTGGAAGCCGAAGTTGTGAGCACTCAAAACAATGAACGTGTCGTCATGAGTTTTAATGTAAAAAACAACGACGCTGAGGACAAGGTTATTAAAGCGACATACTTTGTTAATTCGTACAACAATAACGGAGGAGGAGGAGGGCAAAACAAAAGTTTACAGTATATGGAAACCAATTTGAACCAGCTCAACGAGTTGATTGAAAACGATTTGGCTCACGTGTACATTTATGTGACGCATGATAGTAAAAATAACTATAATGTTTTAGGTATTACGAAACACGAGATTGATTCTGACACGTATGAAAGTTTGTAATAGAAACGACATTGTATATGATATTGTATTTTTTTTAAAATAATGTAATAGCTATTAATTTAACAGTTGATTATTGTATGCCTAATTATGTGTGTGTACTGTTATAATAATAATAATAATAATAATAAATATAAACCAAATGTATAAATTGTATTTTATTTAAATCATAATAATTTTACAATCAATACGATTAATTCTACCAACAGTTATAAAGGAATAGTTATAATTCGACTTCAACCTAACTGTAAATGAATCGTGGTCGTGATTATAATTATTCGTTGGTACTGGACACGACCAAATCGTCGTTGTCGATTTTTAAATTTAAATAATTTTGTACGACAGGCGGGGCACGATTGTTGGGGTCAGTAATTTGCGCAGCGGCGGCGGTTCGCGCCAAGGTTTCGTACTCGGTTCTATACTCTGCCACGGCTTTTTTGACCGCGTCGTTGGCGCGCTCCACGCTGATCAAATTTAATTTTATATTTTCAATGTCGTTTACCACATTTTTGGTGATTTCCTCAGCTTTGGCGGTTATGGTGCTTTCGCACATTTCCGAAGCGACGGTTAATTTTTGTTTTAACTTGTCGTAATCTCGTACCTTGTTGGCGTTTATTTTGTTGGTAAGCGTCAAAAAGTCAGCGCCGATTACGTTGGAAGACGTCATCGTTCGCTCTAAGGTTTCTTTTATAGACTGAATGTCCAGTTGCAATTGCTGGTTGAGGTTTTCGCTACTCAAAAGTTTATTTCGCAATTTTTCTTCGGCCGAATCAACGACTGTCGGCTCCAAATAGAATTTTTTATTTTGTCGAAGCTTAGGTTTATAATCGCGTTGATTGTCAGCGATTAGTGTCGCGTTGACGGATTCGAGGCGCGCCACTTCGATGGCATTTTTATCTGCGCGCTCGCGCATTTTTTCCAGTTCAATTTTAAGTGCGGCATTTTCGTTAACATAAACGTCAATTTCTTTTTTATTGTCAGTTTCGACACGCTCTACGCGCTGCATGAGCGCTTCCATATCGGCTCGCATTGAAGCGATTGTTTTTTTGTCGAGTTCGTTGTCTTTCACCAATTTGGCCGTTTCAGCAGCACGAGACTCTGCGTTTGATTGAGCATCTTTAAGATTCGATTGCGCGGTCGCCAATTCAACGCCGATACTTTTGTATCGTTCAATCAAAACGAGTTCGGGAGATTCGCTTGCGCCAATTGACACGTTATCGCGTTTTAGAAAATCGATAATCGTGCGCGACGAACGCTCCGACGCCGCATTATCATTTTCCAAACGCTTTATCCGTTGACGCATCATATCTATTTGTTTGGTGTATTCGGCGGCGGTGACAATGTCGTCGGCGTTGATGTTGCGCTCTAGCCTTTCAATTTCTCTTTGTCGCGACATAGCGGCCAACTTGGTTTCATAGATGTTAAACCGAGACGTGATTCGTGCTACGTAACGAGCTAAACGTGTTTCCGTATCGTCTAGGCCGTTTTTATTTTCACCAAATAGACCGGTGCCGTATTCGATGGTTGACGCAACGGCGTCGCCGTCGTCGTTGTTTTCGTCGCCGGTCAAATTTTTTAAACTTGACAAAATATTAAGTATTTGATTTTTGTGCACGTCTGCGGCAACGACAGCGGCGGCGCGTTCTCGTTTTACGTTTTCGTATTCGATCAATTCGCGTTGATAGTTTTGTTGCGTGGATGCAAGATCACGAGAAATTGCGGCCAGTTCAATTTTAAGTTGCGCGGCGTCGCGGGCATTGTCGTCGCGCTCTTTTTGTATACGTTGACACTCTTGTATTACTGCCATAGTGTTAGTTTCAATTTGTTCTACGCTAGCTAATCTGATAAACAAATTGTCAAATTGTTCGTGAGTAACAATGCGCACCAATTGCACGTAACCATCGATTACGCTAACAAACAAACGACACAATTCGGGACTGTTGGCGTTTATGTTCATGCCGAGTTTATCGTTGATGCATTTGATCAATATGCGAAGATCGCTTTGTACAATTGTGTCGAAAACCAAAATACGTTCCAAACTGTACACGAACACGTCGGCGGCGACATGACGACGAGCCGTCCTAATCATGACACTAATTAGATTTTTAAACGACGCAACAGACGCGACCGCGTTGGCGTCGCGCAAAGCCATGTCCATTTCGATTGTTTCCTCGTTTAACAGCCTCCAATTCAAATTATTTTGATTGCCAAACAAAGAATTTTTTTCAACCGGCGACATCGTTGTTGGCGCGGTCGTGTCGACCTGTGTCGATGTTTCCGGCTTGTTTGTATTAGCTGGAAAAGACATTGACGACGACGCGGGTACGTTTACCGGGTTAATGTAATAATTTTGCACGGGCGGTTGCACAGGCATTCCAAATTGGTCAATAAGACCAAGCGGCGGCGCCGGCTGCTGTTGCTGCTGCTGTAACGGAACGTTGGTGTTGTAATCGTACTTGTAATTAAAATTATGCGTTATCTGATTAGGCGCGCCGCTGTTGAACACTAGCGCCTCGGTGAGCAATTCTGGAACTTGTAAATCATGCCGCGATAACAAATGCGGTCGGTGTAAATATATAATAGAGCGCACTCGTTCGCTAATGTCGTCATTATTGTTTTGAATTTTACACTGTTTGCTCATAGAGTTTATTGTTTGTAATAGATTTTTCACTGTGCCGGCGTTCACGTCAGTGTTTATATACTTAGGTTGAGTATTTCTGTAACGAGACATGGCTGATTGCGATAGAAATATGACAACACCAACAACAAGCGCAGACTGCAATATAAACCTTATGAAATGGGAACACGTGAAACGTTTACTGAGTCGAAACCATAGAAGCGGTGTGATGAACGTTTCACCCACGGACGTGTTTCGTATAACCAAAATGGCTTACAGAAACAACTATTTGCTTGTGTTTTTGACGGGGTATTTAAGCGACGACGCACATCGCGTCTTTCAGGGTTACGTCGAAGTCAAATGTGACTTGTATTCCTACCAATTTTGTTATAACAACCACGTTTTTGACAAGTGCCGCAATTCTTGCAAAAGTTACAAGGCGTTTGTGATGCCAGGCGTACGCAACGTACAAATGGATAGATTCAACGTGATAAAGTTCAAATGTACGTCTAACGACCTACAATCGACGTCTAGCGGTGGAGGTGTATTTAATTTGACGAATTCTTACCGTTCTGACACAACCATTTGGAAAAAAAAACCTTTGGATTATTTTTTGCGCGACGTGAACCGTGTGCACATGCAAACAGATTTGAAAGAAGGACAATACGTAAGATTTACGAGCAAACAGACGTTTGTCAACCACCGGCTAAAATGTAATTCTTGTGTTTCCGATTTACACAAACGCTTGTTCGAGATTGTGCCCGTTGAGAAGTTGACCAGGAAAATCGTGCCGGTGGTAGTGTGTTTTGATATTGAAACTCACTCTAATGGCCAAAAATTTTCAAATTCGTTAGAGAATCACATTATGTCTATTTCTATGGTCATGCGTCGCGACGACACCGACACCAAACTTTGTCTTTATTATTTGGCTAATAAAAATGAAGACGATGTGCCTAAGGATGGCGTTGAATCATTGACGCCGGGCATCGCAGCAATTCGTTTCGACACCGAACTAGATATGTTGTCGGCTTTTTTTGAATTGTGGCCCTTGCTCAACGCCGACTACGTGCTCGACTACAACGGTGACAAATTCGATTTGCCTTTTATATTGGATAGAGTAAAATATTTGAAAGCGCCCATTAAGGGGTACGGCGCTTCCGCCAAACGTGTTAAAACTAGCGCCGGTGGCGACGATTGTACTAAAATTCGTCGTTACGATTTGCAGCCTATCGACATTGAAACGCAAGTGCTACACGACAAGTTTGGCAATAAAGTGAACAATCATTTGTTTACATATTATGTACACGTAGATTTGTACCAGTTTTTGAGTTCCGATTCCGATTACAAAAATTTGGAAAACTATCAACTGAACACGGTGGCCGAGCATTATTTGAAACGCACAAAAGTAGACTTGAGCATAGCAGAAATGTTGCGTTTGTACAACGCCAATTGTGTGAAAAAAATGATAGAATATAACATTCAAGACAGTGTGCTGCCTATTGATTTGTTGTTGAAACTGGAAATTATGGATTTCTTGTACACTCAATGTATGCTATTGTATTTGTGCACCGACGATTTATTGTCTAACATTTCCCACAAAATTAGTGTTGTATTTTTTAATTTATGCTTGACCAATACGACGACGAACAGCGAAGGCGCGGAAACGTTGGATCCTTTTATATTTAACAAAAACGACTTGAGCATTACGTCGGGCAGACAAAGCAGCGGCGTAATCGACTTGTCATCGCTTAAGCGCAAACCGGTGCCGCGCTCGACCGTTCCCGCAGATGCCGTTAAATTGTGTAGCACACGACCGGTGTGTAACTACAAAGGCGGTAAGGTGCTTTCGCCGCGAAGCGGTCTCAAGACGTGGGTCGTTACGCTGGATTTTAATTCGTTGTACCCCACAATAATGATGTACGAAGGCGTGTGTTTTTCCAATTTGTTTATAACCGACGACAATTGTGTGTACCTTCACAAAAATATGGACGCCATCAATCCCAAGTTGCTGCGCAATCTCATGACGCTGAGACAAAAATACAAAAACATGCGCGATATGCATCCGGTCGGTTCGTTTGTGTACAATTTGTACGACACACTTCAAAACGCCGTCAAGCGAATAGCCAACAGTATATACGGCTATTTTGGCATTTACTTTAAAGTGCTGGCCAATTACGTTACAAAAATGGGTCGCACCAAATTGATCGAGGCGGTGAAATTGATCGAAGCGATGAGCGACGACGCCGACATTAAACGCGAGCACAATTTATCCACAATTAAATTTAAAGTTATTTACGGAGATACGGATTCTTCGTTTATTCAGGTGGATTTTGATGAAAATGAAATTGCGCCACACTTGCGTTTCGAGACGATTAAAAATATAATCCAAAATGGCGTGTTGGCTCGTTTGAACGGTTCGTGGGACGGCAAAGGTTATAAAATGGCTTTAGAAAACGTCATGTCTTCGCTAATTCTGCTTAAAAAGAAAAAGTATTGCTATTTGAATAGCGAAGGGCGCATAAAATACAAGGGTTGGTTAATCAAAAAGGACATGCCACTGTTTATGCGCAAGACTTTTCGCGCAGTAGTAGACTCTTTTTTGTATGGGCATTCGGTAGCGTGCGGTTTGCACATGATGCACACCTTGATGATGCAATATTACAAAGAATTTGGGCGCGAGCGCGATAGACTGATTGATTACAGTTTTAGTATGTCTTACAACGAAAACTCTACCACGGCCAAAAAAAACAAGAAAAAAGAAGCGACGTCGTCTGAGAGTAAACCGGCGGTCGTCACGATCGCTAAACATTGCAGGGAGTTGCTTTTGCAGTCGGGAGTAAAAAGTCTACCGGGCATCGGTGATAGGATTCCATTTTTGCTCGTGGACATTAAGGGTAAAATTACACAAAAAACGTATCCGTTGGCGCTGTTCGATCCGAGCAATCCTACGATTCGTGTCAGCTGGATTAAGCACATGAACATTTTGTGTAATTTTATGAACGAGTTGATTCAAGTGTTTGGCGACGACATGCCCGAACTTCAACATTATTTTACCAAGATTTGTTCGTTGTACATGTCGGCGCAAATGCACGACGTCAAGTACCCGGCGTTGGCCGCTGCGCCCAAAACTAGTAACAAGAGTAAATCGAAAAAACAAACTTTGAGCGACGGAAGCGACAACAGCGATGAAGACCACGACACAGATGTTGAATGCGACGACGGGGAATGTGATTCAGACCGCACTTTTAGGCGGTTCAAAATGTACGTTAGAAAGCCGGCCGCCGCGCAGTACAATACTAAAAATTGCGTCGTGTGCAATAAAATGTGTTGAGCGCGTACTTTATAATTGTATGTAATAAAAGAATGTGAATGTAAATTACAAAATATATATTTTAACCATTAATAACGGCTCTGTTTATTTCTACAACCAAAAATTCCGACAAATAGTGAACATCGGCGTCGCCGACGCGAGCGCAATTCACATATTTTTGCAAAATCTCTATCAAATAACCATCGAGATATACTTGATTGCAAAAATAATTTATTTGAGAACGCGACAGAGTGACGTCATCTGTAGCTTCCACGATTGTGCACATTTGGTCCAAGCTGATTTCTTGCTGTATGAATTTTTCCAAAACCGTAGTAAACTTTTCGCTAAAACGTTTGTTTTCCGGCTCTTCTAGTTCGGAAAGATATTTTTTAATTTGTGTAGAAATGTAGGCCACTTTGCTTACGTGCGGCATAGAATGGGCGACGTTGTTGATGAAATTTTTAAACAGCTCCATGTTTTAATCCGTAGAACTTGTGTTCTTATTTAAAATTGCGTCAAACGCTTTTTCGAGATCTCTTTTCTTTTTTATACTCTTAGCTTTACCTGTTTGCAGATCGGCCGTGGTCGATTCCGGCTTTATGTAATAGACTTGCAGCATTAAAATGAACACAATAAAAGTTAACAACATAAACATGAGGAAATTGGAAAAGCCTTCATTTTTATCAAAAATGAATCCGAGCAATATCAACACAAGAAAGGTTGAATATAAAAACATTTTATTGAGACGCAATAATATAACAATTGTTTTATCGTTGTCGTTGTTTACAATAACTTCTTATTGAATCGTTAAATTTGCGGCGCGTCGCGTCAACGCCCGCCGAGATTTTACGCACTGCTAGTGTCAGTGTCACTTTGACGCGGCGGCGTCGTCTCCGTCGACGTTATATCCCCCATATCATCGTAATTATTTATTTCGGTAATCGTGTTATTATTGTTTTCTTCATCCGTGTCGTCGTCGCTTTCATTGACGCCCACGTCGTATTTGTTGAGGTAGTGACGTGTGCTCGATGCCGAATCGTGGTTCATGAGCTTGGCGACTTTTTGTAGCGGCATGCCGTTGTTATACAAATTACTGCTAAGGTAGTGGCGAATCATGTTGGAGCGCGGTCTGTCCATTTCGACTCCGGCCTCTTCGAACAAACGTTTAAAATCTTTAAAAGGCGTAGATGTGTTTTTGGAGATTTGTAATATAGTCGGGTGTTTAGAATAAATCTCGCGCGCCAACTCTAGCGGTTTGCTTTTTATGGTGTTGAGCATGTTGCTGCGAGACTTTTTACGCTTTAGATTAATATTGTTTCGCATTTTACCCTTTTTGATGAGCACATTTAAATCGTCGACGGTAAGGTGACGCGCTTCGTTAATACGCATGCCCGTGCCCAACATTATGCAAAAAACGATAGCGCCACGCAACAGACCGCGGTCATGCACATCGTCGCCGTTAAGATATTTTAATTTTTTTTGAATACACTCAATCACCGTGTCAATGATTTCTTTTAACACTACATTTTTTTCTTTAGTTTTAATGCGTTTAAGTTCTTTGTCGCGCGGCAACATCACTTGTTTGGGTATCTTGTATTCGGGCATACCCATTGCGTTTGAATAAAAATTAATGGTCAACTGTAGGGTTTCTTTGGTGACGGAACGCACTTCCAGCATGCGCCTGCACATTTCTTCGCAATTTATGTGTGGTTTTTGTTTCACAATTGATTCAAACTCGTTATCGAGCTTGTACGATTCGTAGTTATGCAAATGTTCGTCGTCTATTAAACAAAAAATTAATTTTATAAACCGAGATTTGTAACTTTTTAACGTCGTCGCCGCGAACGGTTTAGAAAACATAAATTGCGACCACAGACTGTTGTTTTTTACCTCGTCGGGCGTGCATCGTTGGCGGTCAGTGGCCAAATCAAAAACATATTCGAACCGATTGTGATTTTGAATTCGAGGTTTCCAATAATTGAATACGTTTTCGTTTCTAACGGTTTCGTTTAGCATGTTCAATGTGGTGTTTCTCGGCAAATTATTTTATAATTACACGTAAATTTGGTTAACGCAACAATAAAAATTAACGTATTATACACACTAAAATACATATGTAGTACACTTGTAAAGTGATTTTTATTATTATTGTAATGTTGTTGCGTTTAAAAGAATTTTTGTTGCGCCGCAATTTTACTTTGTCTTTCTCTTAATATAATTGAAATGTAAATAATGTAGATCACATAAAATATGACCAAAACGCACGCTACCGACACCAAAGCAATTAATATCGCGTTGGTGTTATTGTATAAAACGCCTTCTTCAAAGCCATCGCCGCGACCATTTATAAATCTGGCGTAATCATCGAAATTGGTGTCGGTTGCAGCCAAATTTTGTTCACCCTGTCGCGATTTAGATGATACCGCGTTACCGCCGACGTCGTTAATTGCCATTTTCATTGGTATATAATTTATCGGAGGTTTAATGCCCAGTCGTTCGTAGGGCACGTCCATTTCGATATAAAACAAACCAGACGTGTGAATTAGCAAATTAACTGTTTTGTAAATTTCTTTTATAGCTTAACTCTTGAAAAATGAATCGACGTAACGCTTCGTTTTGAAACGCCATTTCCGTCAAACTGCGGCGATAGTGTTCGTGTAAAGCGGCCTCTTTGTCGGTCTGCATCGCATTGGCGTTTCCGCCGACTATCGTTCGATGCCTATTGTTGGAACTGGTAATGTTGTGCGCCTCGCGAAATAGACCGGGTTGTTTGCCTTTACGCGTCGCCAACTCGGCAATGAACTCGAATACGTTGGCCGTTTCCGAAAGCGAACCCAGATACGTTAGGTTCTCTTTAAGGCTGATGATGCGTGCTCTGTTTGTTTCGTTTAAAACGTAATAATAGTAATCGTTGCCGCCGGCAAACAAATTGGTGATGACGTTGTTGATCAAATCGTTGATATTGTTGAGTTGAGCGTAGCGTCGGCTTTGAACGGCCGTTTGCACGTTGGGAGGAATTTGCGCTTGTTTTAAAAGCAACGTCATATAATTGTTGGCAAGTTGTTGATTAAAAGGCAGTGGAATGGGAATGCTGCTGGTGACGGCTTGCGCCACTTGATATTTTACCGCCAAACCCAATTGGTAGGCGGCCTCGGCTTTGCTGTCGTCGCTCACGGTTATGCCGCCTTTGTTGTAGAATTTCTGCGCATACGACGGCAACACGTGGTCGATGAAGCTTTGCACAAAAATGTTGGACGGTACAACGCTACCACCGTTATCTTTCACTAGACGTTCGTAGTTTTTCATGAGACTTTCGTCGTTGTCGAATCGTTTTACCACATTTACGTCTAAAGGACTGGTGTCGATGCAAATGTCTCGAATGGTGTTGACAAGCAAGCGAGTTTCATTGTCGAATCCCGAATAGTCGTTGGTTCTAAAGTAGCGAATGATTTGATTTAAGTCCACGCATTTGTCCGTCCATACGTTTCGTTCGGTCGTCGAAGCCGAGTAACCCGTCAATGCGCCGGCCGCGTAGTGCACGTTAGGTGTCGCGTGATAATCATTCGCGGCGTTGTTATCATTACGATAATACCGGTGCTGCTGCTGCTGCTGTTGTGGGTGATTTTGATGATAATGACGATGGTCGTATGAATCTTGACTACGTCGGCGATCGTTGTGTGCTCCTCCAACCACAACAGAATCGCGACTCAAATAGCTTTCGGCGTAATCGTAAGGCGGCGTTGGCGAGCTCGATTTTCGGTTATGCATGTTAGATTCGACGTTTGTGTTCGCAAAATATCACTCGTGGACTACTTATTAAATAATTATTGTTCAAATATAACAATATTAATATGAAAAATACAAAAAAAATGTAATACCACGAAAACTTGAACATGTTTAACGCGATCACTAGCAAAGCCAACGAAACGAAAACGGTTTGCATGCTTTTTCGTTTACATAAAATGCTTTCGCAGTTTTTAAAGGCCACGTTGAATTCATTTTCACCTTCGACGTAGGCGCACAACTCGCGTTTACAACAATCGTCGCAACATACAAACGTCAAAATGACATGTCCCTCGCTGTGCGTTTGCTGAAACGTGCGAGGCTGACTGCCCGGGTGAAATTCAAATTTGTAACCGTTCGAGATCTCAATTTGGGCGTAATAGTGCGCCAACAAGGTGCCGCACGTTCGCACCACTCGCACTTTGCACACTTTTATAACGTTAACATTTTCGGCATTGTCGGAACTTTTGTCGTACAAATAATGAATTAGCAATTGAGAATCGTATTTAATTCTATTGAGAGTCGTCAAGTTTTTGTCTCTTAAACGGAGGCAACAATTCGTCCGCGTCGTCGGCTCCGTCATGGTTTTCTTCGTCACCTTTTTCGTTTTCGTCGTCGTCGTCTTCCTCGTCGTAATCGTTGTCGGCTCCGAATGTGTTTATAAATAAACTGTCGTGTCGCTGTGAAGAATCAATTTTATTATTTACAACGTCACCGTTGTCCTCATGAACGTCGTTCACTAATGTTGTAGCGAGCGTCGTTGAGTCCGGCAACGTGACCGAACCGTTGGGATCGTTTACAATGTTGTTGTTGTTGGCTTTAACAACGCTTATTTCTTTAAATCGACACACGTCGGGCTGCGATTGTGGTTTTTGTCGCTGGCAATGCGCCGTCTTACTATTGCGACAACATGCCGTTGCAAACGCCGCGGCGTCTACATACACAATTTTAAAAATACACACTCCTTTTTTCAATATAGTCGGTTTGGTGTTAAACAAAATGGCATTTAAAGCGTTATTCTTTTGTTCGGTGAAATTGTGGCAAATCACAAAATTACCGCAACTTATGGTTGAGCAATTACGTTCGCTTAGATCGTTCAACAATTGTGTGTCTAATATGTTTAGGCTGTACGCGCCAACGGCCAGTTTTTTTAAGTGATATTCATCTTGAACTATAAAAGACAAAATATTTTTGTTATCCTCTTTGTCCAAGGTAGTGTACACCGCGATGTCGACAGTGCCGCTGTTGCTAGCAGCCATTTTTTTGACGGTGTTTTTTTTAATATTGTACTTAATTATACGAAACGATTTCAACGAAAACGAATTCAACAATCGACTTCAAATCATGTTAGAGTTTATGAAACGCACCAACGCCGAATTTCCCATGCCTGATGAACTTTCGTACGTGTCCGACGTCGACATTCACCAATACTTGGTGACCACCTTTTCCACGCAATCTTTACAAATTATCGATCGACAAATGCACGACGATCGCGTGGAAACGTTTGACTTTTTGAAACAGTCGTTTACGGCCGCCCCGATCGCCGAAACGAGTAGAATTGTCGCACACCCCACCGACGACACCAAGTTTAGAGTCCGCGGCGACGACGGTTGGATCGACATTGATTGTTCAACGAACAAGCGATTCGACGTCAACGCACAAGAATGTGTATCAGTGCCGGTGTGTGAGGGTAAATCGCCAGGCAATTACGGCCTAACCGAAAGCATGATTGATACACTCATACTAAACCACCCGGTGAGCAAACCGAACGACGACAACGCCATCGCCGCATCCGTTATCCATCCGACGATGTATTTGCGATGCTTCGAAGGTGGCTCTCACGCCGTGCTCGAATGTCCGGCAAATTATTTATTCGACGCGATTACGTCACAATGCATAATTCGTAACGATTGTCAAAACCGACCCGATGGTTACGCGTTGGCCGCTTTCCCGGAAGATTTGAAAATTGATGAATATTTGGAATGTAGACAAGGCGAAGTCGTTGTCGCGCGGTGTCCCGAAAATCAGATATTTGACAGGCGAGCGATGAATTGCGTCGTAGCGGACCCGTGCGCAATACACGGTGCCGGCTACACGTACATCACTGAAACTATTGGACCTGCGCAATATTTCGAGTGTTTATCCGCCACCGAGACTCAACTCATCACTTGCGTGAACCGAGTATTTGTGAACAACCGTTACGAATGTCGCGGAGATCCACGATGCGCTACGTTCACCGAAGGCACGGGCACCGCTTTGCGCACCTACAGCGACGAAAACGTTCAATTCGATTCGGGTGTGCTCATTTGCAACAATTACGAAATAGTGACTGATTTGTATTGCGACACCGACAACATACTCGCCGAAAAAGTGTTTGACAATAAATTTAAAGCCGGTATTCATGTGCCCGCTCAAATTTACGACGCCACACGAGGTCAATGCGTGCCGTTCGAAACGCGCTTGTTCAACATTAAAAGTGACCACTTTGCCGTAGAATCGATGCCCAACGATTTAAATGTGGAGTATCAAACTGCCATGTTGGGCAAAACTAGCGCCATCGAGATTTTGTTGCGTGAAAACAGTCTCGACGGCGCCGTTGTGTATGCGCGTGACGAAAACGTTGTAGGTTTCGATCCAATTAGTGGTGAACCGACAGATTGTTTTGGAGAACGCGCGCTCTACGACGTGTTTTCCGCCACGCAACTTAATTCTTGTTCCAACAACAACTTGGTGACGCGCACGTCTGTGACCCCTTCGGAATACATTAAAGCTGACGCGCCGAGGATCGTCGTCGACGACGATTACAATTACTCGTGTGGCGCACGTCTCGACCAAATTGACAATTTCGTAAAAATGGACCACTTTACCGTCAATATATTGACCAATATACTACGATACGACGCTTGCGGGACAATATTGAACGATTTACACGTTCAATATACTACGAAAGTACATAAATATACTACACCGCGTCGTAAATATACGTACGAAAATGTAAAAAGCGAATTGTATATGGGTACGCCGACCGCAAATATACCCGTAAATGACATTACGATCGAAGACAAACATAGAAACGGCGATGACACAGTCATGCCAATTTTCGATCCGTTCGAGTACGTCGAAACTTTGCAACCGGCCTTCGATCCGTTTGAGCCGCGTCAAGAACCCAAACAAATTAAAGATTTATCGGTTATGTTGCCACGGCCGCCGGTAGGACCCGTGCCTCGGCCCGAAACAGAGCCCGAGCCTGAGCCTGAACTCGAATTGAATTTAACTGAAAAATTAGTAGAATTTGCTTGTTTTTACGCTTTACCTACACACAAATTGAGCGCTTGCCAAATCGTCGACGATCACATTAAAAACGAAATACGACGTTTAAGAGAAACGGTGCGTGTGCACGCTGATTGCACAGCCGCCGCCGGTTTAGCCAACGTAATAAACGCGTACGCTTATTTGGGAAACGGCATCGGTTGTCGCAGCGTGTACGATTCGACACTTAACGTCATTGCCGTCGACTCGGTGCGTGACGGGCCAATATATCTTAACGTGGTGACGCAAAGCGACGACAACGCGCGCTACAACAATTACATTCACATAAAGGATGGAAAATTCTTAGCGTGTCCGCCCAGTAGCGTAAACGCCAATTTTGAATGTGACATCACAGATAACGTTTTGTATTATTTAGAAAATATGCAAATATAAATGGGTTAGTGTCTGTGTGTGTGTGTAAATTAAACATTTAATTATACAATTAATATATTTATTATTAATACAATTATCATTATCAAATAGACATATTACGAAAATTAAAATTAATATACAAAATAACCATTATTGTAGTGACAATAAAGACAACATTAAATTAAGTTTCATTAAGACGCTTGCACACTCGAACATACAACTCGTTAATTTCTTTCATCTTGTTACAATCTGTTATCAATTGTTGTTTCTTTTTTTTTATGTTCAAAATTGCCATGTCAGCGTCTGCAATTTTTCGTTTTAATGTGTTACATTTGGAATTTATATTGTTATTAAAGCGGTCGCACGTGTTTGTTTTCACCACCTTGGCTGTAAGCTGATCAATTTGGTCGGTCAAGTCGTGCACCTTTTGTTTAAGCGCACACGTTGTTTCTTTTAACTTGACTTGTTCCTCCGTGGCGATTTTAATGTTGTCTTTGATCGTGTTCAAAGCGGCCATGTTATTTTTAATTAAATTAAGTTGCTGTTCAATAACAATTTTGTTTGTTTCGATTTGCTTCTTCTCGTCAATCATTTCATTTTTATAGTCTGACATGGAAGTTTTGAAATAATTTTTAGCAAAATCTACATAATTAATACTGTTCACTGACCGGATGACGCTTTTTACATTGGCCATCACAGACTCTACACACGTCACGGTGTTTTCGTTGACGGAAAACATGCGCATTTTGTTGTTTAGTTTTCGACACATGGGACATTTTAATATTCTACCTTGTTTAATTTTTACCACACAATTGAGACATAAATTGTGACCGCACGACACTAAACTAATTAAAGGTAGTGTTACAAAATTATCTTCTTCGTCGTCATCAAAATACGTCAATTTATTAACGGCCAGGCAAACGCAACAAGACAACTTTACTGAAGACATGTTGGTGCCTGACTGACGTTCGACAAGAACGCAAATTCAATTTAAGCGACAAATTGCCGATCGGTAAAATAAATTACATTTTATTTTGATAAAATTTGTATATTTATATTCGACGAAAACTTTGTTTAAGCGGCTGAAAAAGACTCGGTCGTGACGATCGGCACTGTGGCGGCGGCGGTGGTGGTGGTGGTGCCTAGCGGAAATCCGACGTTGCTCGCCGCGGACAAATCGGACACGGTAAACACGCGTGCCGGCACCGCCGTGTTGGCAGTGGTGACGATCTGCTCGCCTAAAAACAGCGGAGCGCCGATTTCGTACGCTTCGTAACGGGTCAACTGACGTTGGAGCGCGTACGCGTTGCCTTCAAATTTTAGATTGGTCGTCATGCGTATAACGTTTAAATTTTCATTGTCGGATATGTACTTGGAGCGTTTAGGATTATACAACGCCACGTCGGCAACCAAGCCGTTTTCGCGTATATGACACGTTGGCGATTCTCGAATCAGCAAGGTGTTGTCGTCTATACGCATTTTTTCGGGCGCCACCGCCTTGTTGATTAGATTTTGCATAAACGGAGGCATCGCGAGAAACGCGCGGCCCGCCTCGTTGTCAACGTCGTTGGCGCCCCAAATGCGGTCGTTGCTTGAGTTGACGCGCGAACAATAACGACGTGGATTGGTCATGGCCAATATGCTAGTGGTGGCGGAAAAAATGTTGTCGGCGATGGGGTATGTGCGTGTTCTAAAATCTTCGTTGGCCTCCAACAGTTTACAAATGCGTTCTTGCTCCGATTCGTTTTCGTAAATCATATGCCACACCAACTGTTCGGCGTTGGACAAATTGTTGACGTGTAACACCGTTTGATAATTGTTTTTGGTGGGTACTAAAATCCGTTTGTCGCCGACGTCGGTGTGCGTCACCAAACTTCGCGCCAGTGTTCTGTTGTATGTGTTGCCGTCGGCGTCCGGTATGGGCAATGACATTTTTTCCATTTTGAGCGCTAGCAAATGGCCGTCGCATATGTAAAAACCATCATCGACCGTGTTGTCATTCGTACACGGGCTTCCGTAACTACGACACCCGTCTAGTGGCTGCACGGCGTTGAAAACGCAATAACTTTTTCTCCTAGTGGCGTTGAGAAGAGCGGGCGCGAGAGACATGTCGTCGTTTATTGAAAAAGAAGTGTCTTACTCAATTAATTTGAGCCAAGATCTGCTCTATATTATTTTGAGTTCTTATATTTCTAAAAAGTGTTTTTTGAGCGAGAAATATGTCGATTTTGTGGATGAAAACGACGTGCGCATTCGCTTGCGCCAAAACAGTTTTGATTCCACATTAAAAACCGTTCAAAGTTTTCAGAAAATTGTGCATGCGTACGGCAACGCGCTCGTGCCGCTCGTTCAGCGCATAAGCGTGGAGCAGAGCGTGCATCGTGATCAAGTGTCGCCGCGTTTAAAACGCATATTGACATGTCGAGTGTACCGCGTGCCGGATAGACCCGAAATTGAAATAAAATTCGAACAAGTTTACTTGGAGCGTAACATGGGAGACAACTTTGATTCGTTGATGGCGAGTAAGCAAATTGCGCTTTTAAATCTGTTGCAACGTGATAAACGCGAAAGTGTCACCAAAAACTCGCATTTGGGTTCCGACGAAATATTGGCGTACATTCGCGTCGAATACGAATATGTGGGCGAAACGCCCGACCCGATTGTCTTGGACCGTTTGGCGGCGTTGGTGGCCGACATGGACGCCGTCAGTCATTGTCAAAACATCGGGCCGTTGCTGCCGTACACCACACTTAAAAACAATATAATTTATCGTAAATTTCAAGAAGAAAAACTGTTACGCGAACTTAATTACGACGCCGCTATTGCGGCGGGTGGTTTCAAATGGGCTCTAAAATTGGACGGCATTCGCGGCAAAGGATTGTTCACGCGCGATTCAATAATAATGTTTATGGATGATATGCGCATGTATTCCGGTTCGCTGCCTTGGTTGTTTAGCGTCAACAACGCGGTGGCGTTTCAATGCGAGCTCGTCGGTGACACGGTTACTTACATTACCGATTTGTTGCACGTTTTCAAGTACACATACAACAACAAAACACAGTACGAATGCTCTTTGGACGGGTACGACATTAATGCGGTCGCGGCCGTAGAATGCCTGAGTCGTATGCACGCCAAAAATCCCGAAGGCGTAAAATTGACAGATTGGCATACGGGCGAAACGATGCTCGTTAAATTTCAAGTGTTCATGGATCCGCCACTGCGCACAGACGGTTATTCCACAATACCCACGGACGGTTTCGTAGTGCTCGACGCCGCCGAGCGTTACATTAAATACAAATATAACAAAACCGTAGAACTGGAATACGACGCTGATGAAAAAGTGTTTAAATCTTTAAACGGTCCTCTAACCAATTATACTGTCGTTACTTCCGATGGCGTTGCGCTTTACCACGAAAAAATATATGAAACCGTAATTGATTGCGAAACCAAAACGGTGACAGTTATCAAACTGCGACCAGATAGACTAGTGCCGCAGGTTATTGGGAACGGCGATGAAGTGGTTGTCGTCAAGCCTACGAAATAATTTTATTGTCAATTTACATTAAGTTGTTATTTTGTTTTAAATAATACAATAAATATAAATTTAAACAAAACTGTGTTTTATTTATCATACATTTCAATAACATAACACTTACAACATTATTAGAATTATAATTATTACATAAACATATGATCTCATTAGGCGACAATATTAATTCGGCATAAAGGACATTGTTTGATCGATTTGTATTTAAGCCAAGTGTTCAAGCAAGATATACAAAACACATGCTTGCATTTTTTTATTTGCGACACCTTTTGCTTGATTTTAAATTTATTCAAACACACACAACAACTGTCAATGGATGATAATTTTTTGCTATAATGTTTCCTCAAAATGTATTTTTTTATTATTGCCGACGTCAACTCTGTCCGGTTTTCATCAATGCCTTGTTGATTTATTTCAATAAAATCTTCTTCTTCTTCTAAAATTGATAATGCATCGGATGCGATGTAACAATTAAATATTTCCACGTAATCGCCATTTTCGTTTCTGTCCAAAAATTTAACACACGAATACAAAAGATGATCTTCAATTTCAATTATCAACATTGTTAACGCGGCACGCGACCGATTCGGGCACGACACAAATTTATATACGCGTGTGCACACACAACAAAACTATCTCACAAACACGCACACACACACACCCACCAAACTGATATTGATGCTTATATTTATATAAACAGATAAACAACAATGGATTTCAGGATAAATTTATAGTGAAATCCATTGTTGTTTATTTTAATTTAATTGCAACAGTTGTTTATACTCGTTCCATTTCATTTTAAACGCATCGACCGCCGGTTTAATGTTCAGCTGAATATTTTTATATTCGTTTATGTGATTGTGAAGAACCATAGTTGAATACAGCACTCCGTATTTCATTATGACGTTTTCGGTGGTGTTGTTTGATGTGATGTCGTCCACTGTAATTATAGTTTCACCAAACCGTTCACGGTTCAAACAAATTTCCAGCCGCTCGATCGTTATAATGATGACACCTTTAATATTGTGATAATGGGTGCTGCACACGACGCAATGAAGCTTAATAAATAAATTATGATAAAACGTTTTTATTTGGCGTAATTGGTTCGTAACGAATTCAAACGTTAGCTTTTTTCGGTTATGCACTATGTCGTCGGCGATAATTGCCATAAAATGTATACTTTCCCATATGGTTTGATATGAGTATTCGTATTTTTTGGGAATCAACGCGCGCAAATTTAATTCTATCATTTTTTTTTCAAATTCCACAATTAATTGTTCCATTTGCGTGGGTTGGTTTAAATTTAGCGCCCACTCTTTTAGTTTTTCAATTTCTGAGTCGTGCACATCTTTGTATGTGATAACGGACGCAATGTTGTACATATAAGTTAATTCTGCGGCCAATATTGCGGTCAAGCTTTGAGATTTGCACGTAAGCATTCGCTCCATGTGCCTAAAGGTGTACAACAGGAAACTGTCTTTGTACTGAGTGAAAAGCGGCGTCGACGAAATCATGACCGAGACGCGAACAATTTTGTTGTACTTGTGCGATTTGCCGGCGGGCGTTCAAAATGACAAACCTGTCGACGATCACACGCTGTATTTTGAGAGCGTTGTCGAGTGTATCGAGGACGAAACCACTAGCAAATGTAGTGTTTTCGCTGAAATGGAACGACAGAAAGCCTTATTTATGACTAAAACTTTGTACGATTTGATTGAGCACAACAACGGCACCTATTGCAAAAATCACGTGTTAATTGACGCGCTTTTAATGTATAAGACATATGTAGAATTGGTGGACGACTCTGCGTTTGGAAACAATATTTTTAAATCTTGCACCGACTTTGTCACTAGCCTGTTCAAAGTGTTTCGTTTGCAAAGTAAAATCGTCATAGTTTTACCGCCCAACGTCAATTTCGAACAAGATAATTTAAGTGCGCTTTTAAAACACCTATTGCAATTGTCAATAATTGAAATCGTAACATGATCGGTGTAATAGTGTTGATTCTCGTCGTGTTGGCGGTTCTTTACTTTTTGAGCGTCAACAACAAATTAAATATACAATCAATAACGGACTCGTCGCCGAGCTTCAACGACAGCAGCGACTCTGTACAAATGAACCCGCAGACCGGCCAGTATTCCGTCAAACTTAACAATTCCAAGATCAAATCGTTACGTGTGACCTACGACAGCAACGGCAGCAAAATTAGCAAAATATTTGTAGCGGAACGTCCTTTGACGTACGATGAAATCGTCGACGAAGGCAATCGGTCCGTGGGCACAAATTGCGTGTTTTTGGGCACTTTACTCGATTCGGCGACGACGAGCGCCGCTGCAAATGCGCCCACGCGCACTACCGCCAACTTTGACATTAAACAATTCAAAAATACATTCGTGGTTTTCAAAAATGTCGACGCGATCAAAACCAAGGAAAGCGTTAACATGGTGCGTTACGAAAGCGATGGCATGAGTTACTTTTTCATCGACCCCGTCGCTACGACAGTGCCAGACGTTCGCGACGTTTCGTACCCGGTGACCGTGTACACAACCAACGCGTCGGCTCAACAGAAACTAATCGAGTGGAATTATGTTCAAGTGAACGAAAACGGAACGTTGTTCCTCAAAAATCATAAATCTTTCAGAATACAATAAAAAAAATTACACATTTATTTGTATAATTATAATAATGTTTTAAATAGAATTATATTGAAATATAAACCTGATTATACATAAAATGACGTTATTATTTAAATTAAAAACACATTAAAATCTATTACTATTTATTATTATTTATTCATTAACATTGAAACGTGGGCGCGGTAACATTAAAGTCTTCTTTTACAAAAGCCATTGTCAAATTGTAATAAGCACGTTCTTCTTCACGATAATATTTTTTGAAACGTTTCTTAAAATCGGAACATAACTGCGCCACCCGACTGGCGTTGCGCTTCAACTTCATGGCGTCGTGAATCATCAGTTCTACGTAGGGAGCGGCCATTTCTACAGTTTGCTCTATTTTACATTCGTCGATTGGCATCGCGCCGTTTTTAACCTTCACCTTTAATATGTATATTAGCGCGTTTGTGGTGCTGTTGTTCACGTCCAAACACATGAGATTATGATTGTGCACGGGGTCGTGCTTGATTATGTGTTTGTATGACACGTAACCGTCCTTCTTGTTGCGTTTGTACATGAGAATGTGAGACAAAAATAAGCGAACAGGTTTTACCAATCCTTCGTAGTACGTTTTTTCCATTGGAAATTTTTTCGTTTTAATGTGAGAGTATACGGAACCGCTAAATGGTAAATTCTCCTCAAACTCATGCGCCATGTACACGATTGCGAACCGGTTGCGGACACCTTTGTCGTAATTGGAAATATGCAACGGTTTGTTGTTAATAATCATTAGTTTGTAATTGGCCTCATACTTTTGCGACCCTTGGTATTTGCGGCACACAGCGTTGCTTTTGGTCGAGTCGGCGGTCGTTTTGAAAAATGAATCGTTACACTCTTTCATTTCGTTAATGACATACAGTTGCGATATAAGTTTGTTAGCCTCCATTTCATCCGTTTCCTTTTTGGACAGAGTATAACTGTCGGCGTCATGTTTGTGCACCACGAATATTTGTTCCATTAGCTCGGCGTTGCTGGACTTACCTGACCCCGGTTCGCCCGTACAATATATACAACATTTTTCAAAATCAGACGGAATACCCAGGCTGGCGTCAAAATGCATCATCAACAACGCATTGATATAATTGAAATTTGTGAAATTTCTAAAATATAAATAACCCATTACGACATTTTTTATAAAAAAATGCGAATACCCGCTCAGGTTAACTTTGGACATTATTACTCGAGTATAAAACCTCGTCAACCAAGAACCCAAATCGTCGTTGTTGCGCGCAACAATAAGCTTATCCCACCACACGTTCCATTTGTTGAGAAAACCCAACACGCCATTATACTGGTTGTAATAATTATCGATTGTGGTGTCGTCATTTTCGTCGTCATCGCTTATCGTGTGGTTTTCGTATAGCTGAATACTGCTTTCGCGTCCCATGTGATCGATACGATGCTGTATCTGTGTACAATCATTCTTTTCGTTACTAGCGTCATAATAACCACACTGTGTTTCGTCACATTCGATTGCACTTTTTATGTGATGTAAAAACACGTCAAAATTGGAAAGCTTGTCTATTAACTCGTCCACGTAGTTTGTTTCGTTGATAGTCTTGTACAAACATCGCACGATACGTCGCCGATTAGTGTGAAAATAAACGGCATTTTCGATGACGTGACGGCGATCAATGTCGTTTTCGACGAGGCTGTGCGCGTTTTCCGACAACATTTTCGAATACAACGACGAAGTGTACAACAGCGACCACACCAATTCAATTAGGGCCGCATCATTGGATAGCAGCTCAATCATCATAATAATTTTAAATGTTTTCAATCCCACTTCGATATTTTTGTAGCATTCACAGCGTTTAAAAGAATTGTTTACAACAGCGGCGTTTTTTCGTTGTTGACATTCGAAACATTTAAGGTTTGTCACTAAATTCAACATTTTTTTTTCGTTCAAGTACACACCCATTACTATGAACTCGTCAACATTGAAATCCCATATTTCACGAAACAGATCGTTGAAACGTAACTGTTCGTCAATTTTACACTTGTCGCAATTGGCAAACGCGACTACTACGGCCGTGTTATTTTTAAGCGTTTTGACATCGCGACACAATTTTGCCACGTGATACATTTTGTAAATGTCATTTTCCACTTTGCCAGTGTCCAACATGAAATTAATTACGCTTTCGGGTAAATACGTTTGTTCGTTTTTCTTCGTCAACGCTCCCATCAACGTGTTACCCAAAATGAAAGGAGTACAAGTGTGATAACTGTTGATGAAAACATTGTAAACGCCTTCGTCGGTAAAATACAAATATTTCCAATTGTTAAACTTGACGCTCGACATGGTAATTGAGCTGCTCTTCTCCGTCAATTTAAACAGGTCGTCATCTTTTTTCACGGACACATAATGTTTGCCATTGAAAACTAAACACGCGTTCGCAGATTGAATCTTTTTGAAAAAACCCTTGCACATTACGTCTAAACTGGCGCCGCAGTTCAAAACGTTGTCGTAGCTGTAGTTCCAGCAGTCTTCGACGCTCACCGCGCTTTGAGATAGTTTGTTGTAAATGAGATAATGTATTGCGAAATAATATGCCAGCGTTTCGAGCGCATCTTCGTCATTAAACAACGTCCAATGGTTACAAAACCGTGTAAACACTTTGGGTAACAACAGAGTGTAAGGCTCGCAACGCTTGAACACAATATCAAAATCCTTTGTGTTGCGCTCGTATAATTTTTCGCACAACAACTCCAAATACAGCCGAATGTCCGTCTCGCAAAATTCAAAATCGTTGTTCTTTATTATCAAGCGCCAAATCACAATGATAACGTAATCGAAATTTATAAAGTTGCTCAGTTTGAGGTAATCGCGCAACACGTCACCGTCGGCAGCCTCGCTCGTTGCCATCGCACCAGTCATGTGATCGTTAACTAGAGTTAAACAACGCACCACGTGATTTTCAATGTCGTCATTTTCGCTGCTAGCCGTGATGACGTTGGACACTTTCAATCGTTCGGCTGTCGTGTGTTTTTTCGTTTCGGGCACTTCTTTGAACAAACGCAAGCTTTTTAAATTCACCTTGACAAACTGACGATATTTCTCAGAAGTCGTACACTCGGTCAAGTTGATGTCGTCCCGTATGTAATCCAGAAAATTTTTATTCGAATACACCAAATTGTCGTTAACTTTGCACAAACCCCGAGTGCCGTCAGCCATAGTGACGTGAAACAAATCATCGTGGTTATCGTTGAATTCGGTGCGGCCGTTGACAAATAACTTTTTATTGTTGCACGTCAACGACAATTCCACGTTGAGAAAAAATTCTGGATAAAACTCGAACAGGTTAACGTTGCCGAGGCGTCGGTGATGTACGAGAGGCACAAACTCGCCAATGTCAATGCCAAATCGCATTTGTAGAAATTGACGCCATCCAAAATAAGAAATGGGTATGTTGGGCCAATAGTAGTAGTCGCCGGCCGTTTTACACTCATTGCCATAATCCTTGCGATTACTTTGCAAAAACTGATTAAAATTTACGTCATCTTTAATTGTGTCATAGTGTTGTTTATCGATAAACGGTTTGACCGCAATCACAAAACAATCACCGCGAACCGACCAATCGTGCGGCTCAATTTTCTTATCGTGACTCTCAAAGCACATCGCACGCGGTCTCAGTCCGGTCCGATCGTTGCTCATAATTTGTACTAGCCGTTGAAAATTCGCCAAAGATTTAACCACACGTTTACATTGAGTGCTGTCGTTTCTCAAGATTACGGTGTCGACCGTGTCAAAGTTTTCCATTGTAGTGTCTTCATTATAATAGCATTCGTTGAAAATGCTCTCAAAAATATCGTTAACACTTATCGGGTCGGCGGCCATTGTGTGTATGATGATATTTTTAATCCTTTTACGCTATTTAAATCCTTATCGAAAAGAGGTAGCAAACTTGATAAAGGATCATGCAAACACCTTACACTTCGGCGCGTATATTGACGTTTACGATTTGAGTTTACCGCAACGCACGGAACGTCTATTCCTTGTACGACCCGAAAACGTAGTGTTATACAACACAGACGGCGTGTTATTCTATTATTTAGAATCGTCTAGTGTGTTGTGTCCGGGCGAATTTTCCATCGTACGCTTCACCAAAACCGACATCGACGCTATCAATTCGAACGGTGTTTACTCCACTGTTTGCACCAACGTTAACAGCCTCACGATCCTCGAACACTTTGTTACTCTAAAAAACAACGTGCCCGACGACCGATTGCTTCTCACTGTCGATGAAATTAATTACAGCATACTAGATATTATTAACCTTTTAATATACACTGGTTATGTTGAAATCAAGTAATTATAGGATTTAATTATAATTAAACTCATACATAATATTCATCATGTTTATTAATTTACAATACACACACACACACAATACATAAATTACCACTGCGAAAACTCTCGGTCGTGTTGTTCCATGTTATCCACAATGATTTCGTGATATTGTTGCCAATCATTGCGCGGTTCTGGGCATTTTTTAACATTTATAAAATAGTCGTAGGAATAATTGTTGGTTTTAAGGTCGTCAACAAGCGTCAGCGTTTTATAATAGTTGACACCTAATTTTCTCAAATAAAATAATACAACGCGCGGCGATTTGGGCAAACGTTTATCGTCTTCCTCTACATCTAAATAAAAAGATTTTTTCACCAATACCGTGTCGTGTTTGGCGTCGACGATCACGCGATTGCACGACTCGCCTGTTTTGTATCCTTCACAAATGATGGTATCGAAAAAATTAGTTAATTTGGTGACTTTTAACGAGTGAGAAACGTGATCTTCGTTGCCATACGACCACAACATTAATACACATCCCCTTTGCTTCAAATCCAATAGACTCGAGTAAACGTCGGGGTCGCGTATTCTCACATCTAATTCGTCGGTAATTAACGTGCTGTCTAAATCGAACACCACCACGTGTGGTATTTCCCATGTAAACGTTTCTTGACCCAATTGGTACAATTCCAAATAGTTTTGCACGTACCATTCGTTTAAAAAAGCGTACATCGGTATACATTCATTGATCACGTACACGTGACCGAGCGTAGACGTTTTAAACGCCAATTTTAAATTTAATCGCAACTGGGACATTTCGTCACAACACTTGATAATTTGCGTCATGTAAGTGTCGGGATCGATTTCGGGCTTGTGTTGTTTATCAAAAGCGAACAAGACATATTCAAACATTTCCCAATGGCCGAACATAAGTCGGCGCAAATCTTCGAAGCGATTAAGGACGAGCATATGTCGTCGCGCGAGGGGACGCCTCAAGCGAAGAACGGTCCAACTGACGTCTCTTTTACTGATGATGGCGGAGGAGGCGGCGCGTTGCATTCCTACAGTTTATTTTTAATTTTCAAACAATTCAGAAAGAATAACCAGCATAAAGAGCTTATAGAATTCCTTATCGAGAAGTATCCGGCTAACGTGAAAAACAAAACGTTCAATTTCGTCAACACCAATCACCTTTTTCACTCGTTGTACGCTTACATTCCAGCTATTACTAACGTGGAAAAAGAGCGCAAACAAATTCGCTTGTCCGAAGAGTGTATACGTAAATTGTTTTCCAGTACGATGAATGATTTTAAATTGTATGCAGAACTTTTTAATATGATCCAAGTCAATCGAATGCGAGAAGAATGCCCGTGTCAGTTGTTGTTGCAGCGACGCGAAGAAATTAAAGCCTACGTTGCGACGATAAACGAAAAAAAATTTGACAACAAACCGCCCAAGCTTAAAAAAGAAACCATCGACAGCATCATGTACAAGTATTCGTTGAATTGGAAAAATTTATTGTTAAAGCGTAAAGTGTCGACGGGGAACAATGGCATTGGTAGCAACGACGCCGGTAGCGCTAATAACAATGACAGCGGCGTTAATATTAGCGAAACGGTTATAAAAAAAAAGCGAAAAATAAAAAAAAGAACTATATTGACAGATGATTATATTTATGTGGACGGCGTCACCGAAGCGGACAAGCTCGACGCCATCAACGGAATGTCATTGAGAATGTGTAAACATAAATGGGTGGTCGCAGAAAAACAACTCCGCGCCGGAGACGAGGCGGTTTCGTTTATCCGTTATTGTCAATTATGCGCGCAAATATCGTAAATTTGTTAACGATGCGAGTTTAATATTGTCTGGCGCGATAACCGTAAGGGTTGGAAGAGCCGGAACGGCTGCGCGCGGAGCGTCTTCTATAACCGCCCGACGAACGACGACGCGTCGTGGAGTTACGACGACCGCGAGGCCTTCCGGGTCGGCGCCTGTATCCGCCCGAAGATCGTCGCCTGTATCCACCCGAAGATCGTCGCCTGTAACCTCCAGAGGATCGGCGCCTGCCACCGCTACGCCGCCTACCGCCCGAGGATCGGCGCCTGCCGCCGCTAGACGCTCGACGATACACCATATTGTTGTACACTCTTATATAATTTAGAGCGATTAGGACAATAAAGTTTTCAGTTTACGCCTTATTAATATTTTTTTCTTTTGGGCGTTGGCCCGCCACCCAAATAGATGTTGAGCGAATCCGTAAGCTCGGGAGTTTTGTACGTAACTCCGCATTTTTCGCTCAAATGTTTAAACTCGTCCATACTTTTGAAAATGTTGTTATAATCCTCAATATCGAATTTACAATTGGCAATAGCATAATTCTCCATAGTTGTGTAAAACATGCTGTTGGCGGCGTTGTAAAACATGCGTTTCAAATTAAAATCATTCGTCAATTTTAAAAGTTCATGAATAAAATCTTCGTCGGCGCAATATGGTATTTTACTGCTGTCGCCGCCCTCTACGTATTGTTGAGGTTCCATGCGAGCAATCGTATCGCTGCGCTCCAATATTAAATCTTCTAAATCACAACGTTTATCTTTGGATAGACCAATGGACGGCATTATGACTATGCGAGGAAATCGCGTCAGCGGATAATTCATAACTTTATGTAGGCTACTTCTAAGTAATTTTACATTATCAAAATCTATTGTAGAACTGGGCAAATCGAGTAAACTTCTCAACAAATGTGTCACATGGTACATTTGATCGGCAGTGAGATTGGGCACACATTCGTGTACATCTCCGAACGCTTGTTCAAGCAACGAATACAACGGTTTGTAATTTGGCATTCTAGACAAATATAGCATACAAGAAACAACATCGCCCACTTTAAATTCCGACGAAGTCGTAGTGTTGAGCGTGTAATATTGTAATGTTTTTTGACATACTTTACGCAACGCCAACCATTGGCCGGAATCCGATTCGGACGGGGTTCTAATTGAACCGGCGTTTCTGTTGAATACGCTGAATATATTTTTCGATTTCGCGGCACGCGCGTTGTTCGACGTCGACGCGGGCGCGCCGACAACCGTGTTTACACCGCCGGTGGCCGCGTGTTCGCTGACGAGCGCTGTAGTATCGCTAATATCTCGATTGTTGGCGGCGACGGCGACGTTACTGAAAAAATCAATAAACTCGTCCATCGCGAAATTGACGTGCACATCGTTGGGTTCGGGTAGCAAGGGAAACAGTTTTACCCAAACGTCCATTTGCATATGCGGATCGATTTTGTCGCGCAAAATGACAATTTCGTTGAATAAATCGATGGCACTCATTTTACGATTGCCGCGACGACAACAATTGCTATTTGTTAAACGTCACTTACTTCAAAGCTGGTTGTCGTACAGGTTAGAAAAAAACCGCAAAACGTTTGTAGCGCGTAACGTGTCTAAACGCACATCATTCTTATCGTTTTCAATGTCCCTTAGTACGGACTTGGCGACTGCCGAAGTTTTACTCAACATTTTAAAGCTGTCGATTTTATTGACGGAATCGTCGCTGATGATAATTTTGGCTGTGGTAGAATTTTTGTCTGCCAATTCCAACAAATCTGAAGCGTAAATTTGATCGGGTGGCGTTGCAAAGGTGTTTTGGTGGCGTTTTTGTCGTTTGATTCTGACACCGGTAGCGGTGTTGTTGTCGTCGTCGCTGTCTACAACCGTGTCGATCAAACGGTTAGGCATGTTGTTTTAAAAGCACGGCAAAATCTTCGTCCAAATTGTGTTTGTTAACCAACCGCCTTATATGATTTTCCGTGACAATGTACTGTTCGGTGGACAAATCGCGTTTAATGTTTGCCAATTTAAAAATGAATTTTTCAAATTGCTCTTCGTTATATTGCGGTAATATGAAACGACACACGTTGCGTAATTCCAGCTCAAATGGCGTTAATGTTTCACCGTTGTCGATCGGGTCGAACGGATAACGTTTGGTAGATTTGACGACGTTCTTTAAACGCGCGCCGGCACTTTCGACGTATACACGCAAATAGAATCCCGTAAAAACGACGGCGGCTATTTTGTTAATTTTCGCCTGTTTTATTTTGGTTTTGATTGCTAGTTGAATTATGAAATTTTTAAATGGCGTAAACAACGGCGTGTTACACGTATTATTGTTACGCAGCATGCACAGCAAAAATTCGAGATTGTGGGCGTCGTAACCGACCGTGGCTCGGCGGCAATCCTCCATTAGAGGTTGAACGCTCTTTTGGTTGACAAAAGAAAAAGATTTGTCACTGAGTAGATTGTAAAAAAAGGAAGCAAAAGAGTCGGTCATTAAATCGTCAGCGTTAAACACACCGTTTTCGTCGTAATCGGTTTTTATTATTACAAACAAAAACAGCGGCAAGCCAAACATAGGCCTGAGGAATATATCCCACCCGTTTTTAATGTTTGCATTGAAAACGTTTATGCTGGCCGCTAAATAGTTAATTTTACACGTGGTACAGTCTAGTTTGTTGAGGGCACATTTGTCGCATTCGGCGGCAATCTCGGCCACGGACGGTGTGTTTATAGATTTCAAATACTTTTGAAGAAATTGCATGATTTTCTTGAAATTTGGCACTTGTCCCATAAACTCGTGTTTTAAAAATACCGAAAACAATTGTTTAATGTCGTTGTTTTGTTGTTTGCTGTCGAAATTTTGCTTTACATATTCTACACATTTGTTGAATTCATTAAAAAATGTCAAGCCTTTGACGTTGACATATTTGCTTTGATCGAAATACTTTGAAAATAAGAATGCTAGCGAATCAATTTCGCAGATTGTCAGTCGCACTTGGAAAGTCACGGTTTTAACGTCGTGCGCGTTTTTACAAAACTGCAAACAATATTTTACCAAGTGACTGGTTAGAGAAGACATTGTAACTTGCTTTGTTGGCGTCTGTACAATTTTGTCTACACTTATCAATCCTTATTTATTTACATTCTAATTTAAAAGATAAATTTAAATTATTAGTCGAATTAACGCTGACAAATACGATCGCTTACAAATTCAACATATTCGTTTAACATACACGCTTAAAATGTCCGTTACAAAGCGATTAAACAACGAATTCGCTTCAAGCTTAGAAATTGTGCAGTTGGACGAAGGCATTAACGTGTCGTTCGTACGCGTCGACATGATTGGAGACGGCGCATGTATATTTAGATCATTAGCTTACGCGATCTTTAGAGACGCCGAATTACATTTAGCGATGCGTAACGTTGTCGTTGATCACGTCGTCAAACATTGGGCCAACTATAAAGATTTTATTACGTCCCAACACACGAAAACCTCGTACACCAACGAAGCTGAATATCGCAATTATATGACCCGAGCTAACGTGTACGGCACGTTCATCGAATTGACTGCCGCCGCCGAGTTGTTCGACGTGTGTATTAAAATTTATTTTAGCGATCGGCAACAAAAACAACAGACAATCGGCAATGTAAACGATCCTGTTGTGCATTTGAAATTTTCCGGGCCGTCGGACAGTGGTCATGTAGACGTGTACGAATCCCCAAAAACGCTCGATGTACACTATTTTACAAAGCAAGACAAAATAATTTGCTATAAATATTTGAAATATTTAACGCGTAATCTAAACGGCGACGACTTTGAGCGTTTATTGGACGCTAACGTAGCTTTAGCCAGAGCTCACGAGTTGATCAGAGGAGCGACGCCTCTGCCGTATAATGAATTGGATATCATAGCAAAATCCTTTACAGAGCTTTACAACACCATAAACGACGTCCCTACAATACAATTGGCGCCTGATCAGCCACGCGTTACGTTGTCGCCGCGCGACGTTTCAAACTCACGCGCCGAGTATTATTCGTTGGCGCAATTGTTTTTTGATTCAAACATTTTACAGCAAGGCTATTATGAAGAAATATGCAATTTGGCAAACAAAGTGCCAATAGGTGACGTTTCCATTGAAACAGATTCGTCCGATAAACTGTACATTTATGTGAAATTTAGCGACCTCGTCAGTAATCGGTCTATGCGTGAGTTGTTTCTCAAAATTGTTGACTTTTCCGAGCGCACGTCTCTTCCCCAGCAAATAATCAAGTTGCTTGACGATTTGCTCAACGATACTACCGGTATAATTGAGCGGCAAGATTTCACCGTGAAACAAGCGTTGGTAGATTTGTTGAAAAAAAAAGACGACACTTTACCTTACAAGTTATATTTATTCGTGGACAGACACGAATACGACAACATAGAAACGGGCGTGGTGAAAAGCATACTGAATGAGTATAACGATTACATTGAAATAATATTTGCACCAGTGTTTCACGAAATCACATTCACCTCTACACCTTTTCGTAATTTTCAAGATACCGCGGACGTAAACGCCGTTGACGAAGAACGAGCCGTCATAGACGACGATATTCTTGTAAACACTTTGTCCGCGCCGGCGCCCGCGTCAAATAGATCGTCGCGTCGACGAAAACGAAAAATTACTAAATTAACACCTACGCCATTGATGTCGAGCGACAGCGAAGCGTATTCGAGTGATTATACGCGTCGCTCGAGACAAAAAAGGTCTCACGTACGTTTACACGAAACGGCCGACGATTTGATGGTAACGTCTCTGCCACCGCCGCCGTCGTCGAACCAGGCATATTATGCAATACCTTCCGCGGCCGCTTCGTCGCCATTGTCGTTCGATCCCACAGCGGCCACCGTAACCGAAGCGCCTGCGACGCAGCATTCGTTACCGCTAGCTAGCGACGCATTCGAACGTGATCGTTTGCGCCAAGGCGCACAGCCGTCGTCGTTGCTGCGAATTCCGGCTCCGCAATCGATGCCGGCGTATCTGATTGACGTGATCACGACCATTCCTGACAACGCGGACGATTCGTATTTGACATGTCCCACTAATGCGCTGCAAGACGTTCCGCATGTGTTTAATTTTGCCCGATCTTTCGATCGCGTGCGCCAAATCAACTTGGCGCCGCTGAACAGCGACGTGAATTTTTTCAAAATGCTATCGCCACTCGCTTTGTACGCCGGCGACGAGCTAAACGAAAGCCAAGCTATGTGGTTCGTGGCCAAATCCAACTTGTATTTTGTCGCGTGCGCCGATAATTATGAGATCACGGTGCAGCCGTTTCGAGAATTTGCCGATCGCGATCGTGTGTTCATGTTCATGGTCAAATACAATTTTTTGTGGCATTATAAAAACTTTATCAAAACGTTACCCGCTTTGGCGTTGACACCGTTTGCCAATCGAAAAGTGCTCAACGCCATACACATGTACGACAGAATCGTACAAAGTAAATACAATAATTTAATGTTAACTTTTTCTGCCACTCAATCTACTTTTGGTGTTGACAACAAACTGTTGAAATTAATGATAAACGTACAGTGATTAATGACGCGCCGAACTATTGTATTTTGTAAAATGTTATGTTTTAAGTTGAAACGTCGGCGCGAGTTATGCGATACATTATTGACGCACAACAGCTGTCACCATGATCGTGTACATTGTTTTGTTGGTGGTGTTGTTTGTATTATGCTTAACAGCTCTGGCGGTGTTGAGACTCAATAAGAATCAAATAGCCCGACTGGTGTACTTTCAATATAATTACATTCCCGACGCTCTTACCGGTTTGGTTAAGGTGCACAATTTGAAAACTTAAATTTATCTAAGCGCATTGTAAAATTATCGTTGTCATTATGTCGTGTCCCAATAACATAAAAGTCTGCATAAGCACTCGTTTCTTTTTGTTTCCGTATGAATATGTTACCGCGCAAATGGACGTGGGCAACGCTCCCGTCGCCGAGTTGATTGTGTACGTGCCCACCGATGAAGATGTACAATACGTAGACAAAACGAAATTGTCCACGTTCAGGTCGGTGCGTGTGCTCAGACACGAAAACAGCGAGCGGGTAGAAACTAGGCTGGCGCGCAAAAACCCCAACGCCACAATAGTGTACTGGAATCCCATTGTGGGCATCAACGAAGTGGGAGCCGGCGAAACGCGCGTTTTCACGGTGTTGCTCACCAACGATCTATTTACGTGTCGAGCCATGATAGTGGATCCTAACACGCCGTTGTGCCCAATAGAATTTCACAATAAAATAAATTACAAAAAAATGTTACCCATCGAGGGTGAGCAGCCGTTGTTTTACCTTAACAAAATGCTAGATGACAAAATAAATGATTTTGTAGTGTGTTTTAGACTGGAAACACCAATGATGGTGAAAATTTTAAACATTAAAAAAATTCTGTCTATATTTGAGTATCGTAAAGTGACCGCGCGATACGCAATATATTTACCCGACCAAGAAGTGAACAGCATATTTCACAAACTCAATTGGGAAAGAACGCGTCGATTAATGAAAGGTGACACCAATGGTCAGTGCGCGCACGTAGACCGGCGCGGATTGCAATACCTCAAACTAGCCATGGACATGTTGGGCATCAATAACGATTCCAAGGTCTTGGTGAATTTTGTAAACAGATTTCAACCTTTAATTAAACCCTATCAATTGGTGCCCGACGTAATTGTAAAACTCAACAGTTTGGATCGACAAAAACGCGTACGTTTGTATTGCAAAAATGATACATTTGCCATTACTTCATACGGACTAGTGCCACTAAACATGCCCGACAACAACCCCTACAACACATTTGATTATTCCGACATCGACAATAACAAGTATCTGTACGAACAGGTTGCCGTTGTCGCCAAAGAATCGAATGTAGACAATTTAAAACTTACCGCCGCTAAGTATAATTATTTCTTTTGAACGCGAGACAAGTCAATTTAATTAAGCGGACAACATGAGACGAACGGCAAACGTTTTGGGCGCTGTGCCCGATTCCGTGCTCGATTACGATCAATTACAGCAAATCGTGTCGAGGAATCGTGTGTTTTTACGCGATTTTATCATGGTGTTGTGTTGCATATTAATTTTTGTCATCATAGCCGTGTTTATATTGTTTGTACTATTTGTGGCCACAAACAAAGAACAGCACGATAAATTTACCGAACAAGAACAACAACGTTTACTCGCTAACATTGATTATAGAAACGCCTAGACTAATCATGTTTATTGATCATAGAATGATTTAATAATTTTTTATATGGGTGCAATAGTTTATGAAAACAACAATGGATTTTAACATAAATTTATCCTGAAATCCATTGACGATAAGATGACGCAATAATTTTAAATATGGTGCAATAATTTAAAATAAACGACAATAGATTTCAGGATAAATTTATGTTGAAATCCATTGATGATTATCTTAAGGTGATGTAATCGTTTAAAATAATCGTCAATGGATTTCAGGATAGATTTATGTTGAAATCCATTGACGATAGGATGATGCAATAATTTTAAATATGGTGCAATAGTTTAAGATAAACGACAATGGATTTCAGGATAAATTTATGTTGAAATCCATTGACGATTTTAAACTATTACATTACCTCGAGATAAATGACAATGGATTTCAGGATAGATTTATGTTGAAATTAAATAAAAATAACTATTAATTTTGTCTTGTATTTAATGATTTTTTTTTGTGAAAAAATTTTAGAATTAAATCGTGTGTCGACATGAACGCTTGTAAATTACTCATCGCTCCTCGCGCGTTCGCACCTCAGCTGGCCACCGACGGCTCAGCTGGATATGATTTGCGCGCGCCTGAAGATTTTGTCATCAAAGCGCGCGATTCGTGCACCGTCGACACCGGTTTGGCCATTGAGCTACCGCGCGGGCTGTACGCTAAAATTGAAAGTAAATCTGGACTTGCTTTCAAACATCAAATAGTAGTGGCGGCTGGCGTCGTGGACAACGATTACAGAGGGAAAATTTGCGTAATATTAATGAATCACGGTAAAAGAAGTAGGCAGTTTAAACGCGGAGACAAAATTGCGCAAATGGTGCTGCATAAATATTACACGGTGCCTATGGTGGAAGCGGACGTGCTTAGTTCAACGGAAAGAGCATGCAACGGCTTCGGATCTACTGGACGATAATACAACGTACAGTAATACACAAAACATTGTTATATAAATAAAATAAAGTTATGTTTTATATATGAATTTTTATTTACACAAACAATTTAACACAAGTACACAATTAATCATGTTTAACAATAGGTAATAAAAAAGATTTCCCTGTAAAGTTGTAAGTTATCAGTCGGTCCAACAGCACACCGGCCACGTTGGTGTAATGTTGTTTGGAATTGGACCATTCGAATTTAGATTGGAAATCATAATTTAATTCTCGTAGTCTCGTTATTAATTTGTCAATTTCTTGAAAATCCCTGTTAATAATCTTCGTGAATAGTTGTATGCACAAGTTGGTGTCTTCAAACACAGGTTTTTGTCTAGGATTGTACACATAATCGTACAGTCGCGTCGGTCCGACATTGTAGCTGTTACCGCGCCTAAACTCTAAATTGACGCTGTTTTTGAAGCGCATATTCTCAAATTTATTGGGAAACACAAATTTAAATATTGTTTTGTAATAATATCTAACGACGGCGACGTAGTACGCGTACATTACATTATTGTGATCGTCGTTTAGATTAATTTTTAAATTAAGATTACCTGTAAAGAAATACTTGTTTCTGTTCAAAAGCACAGCATAATTTTCAATGTACGATTCGAAAGCTCCGTAAATCATCGAATGAGACGCGTATAAAGAAGATACAGTTTTGTCAAAAAATGGCTCCAAGTAACGAGGCGATTCCCTGACGCACTTCCAGTCGACGTTGGTGATCGTACAATCCATGTCCATCATTAGGAGTAATCTTTCGTGCGCCAATATGCTTGGATCTAGAATTAATTGCAACTTCATGTAGTCTATTCTACACTCTTTATGTTTTATCGTCATTAAATTGTGTGAATACTTTGACGCCGTCTTGAAATTGACCAAGTGCACGTTGGTGGCTTTCGGCCAAGTCGGGTCGAACACGAGGTCCGTCGTCAGGTCTTCAATATAATACAACACGTAACAACGGTAATGTTGTGAGTGATATTGGATGTTGTGCCAAAACGGAAATTTGTGCGTGTTGAACACAAACTCGTCGCGGTGATACCACACAAACACCAAACTCAATTGATTGGACATGGTTATGCTAAATTAATTGCGCTCGTCGTTGTCGTCGCCCCATTATATACACCGCGTACCGTGCGCGATAACAAATTTGTAAAGATAACGTACTCTTAAACGTGTACAATTAGATTATACTTTTGTTATCGGCGTCGACGCTGTCGGTGACGACGCGCCGCACTCGGGAAATCGTCGACACTTGAATTTCACACACTGTTCAATGTTTATTCGACCGTTGATCAGCTTCAACTTTTGCGTTCTAGACATTCGTTTTACTAAATACTTGACGCGGACCGCGCACGACGCACACATAAAATTATTCGATTGGTACGCTAACTCAAAGTCGAATGTGTTGCAATCAAGTTTAACACATAGGCCGTGGTGATGTTTATCTAAACGATCCGCCACATTTGTAGTGATTCCGATGTACATAGTTTTTTGTCGAGTTTCCACAATATACAAAGCGTAAAGATTGCGACGGTAATTACAACGACGGCGACGATGATGATGATGATGATGATGATGATGATGATTATTGTAAAACATAATTATGTTGTCGCGTTTACTGGTAGGAAGCGACGATCACGGAACAAGGGCAACAAAATCGGATTACCGTTACTGCAGTAAAACATTAATTGTCGTCATGTTCAATTTACAATTGATAATCTTAGATAACAGCTTAATTGAAGTGAAAAGCGTTAATATAAAAGTGCACTAGGTGTGCGCTGTTAAAATTTTATTTGTCGTCGTCGAGAACAAACATGTCACAAATGATTGCTTTGGGAGGCGTGGCGTGTACGACGAAAACGACTATTCTCAAAAAATTGAAATCTTTGAAATTGGACGATATCGAGGTGCATTTACACGATTACAAGGAGCTGAACGATTTGTACAATTTCGATCCGCGCACGGGCGGCATGCTGTTTGCCGCATACAGAACCGGCGACGCCGCGGCGTACCGGCGCGATTATAAACGCGTGCACGTGTTCGATCGTCAGCCGATGGAGGCATTAGTGTACGCGGCCATTCACCATAATTTAAACGATAGCGAATCGTTGTGTGCGTTTTTGAAATGCAAAAAAATGGGTTTATGCGACGGATGGGTGAGTGTCGTTCTAGAACCGGCCGACGGCACCGAAGAAATCGTCGTAGAGAAGATGCGACAACGCGACAACAAACTGGACGTTTACTCGACGCAATACGTGATTGATCAGAAAAACAAGTTTAACCAATGGCGCGATGTCGTCGGTGGAGACAAATTTACTGTGGATTGGCGCGTAAACGTGGTTGCGCAACAAGACGCAATCGTTGCAGCGATACGTTCCAAACTTAGTATGTGGCGTGAAATGGGCGATGGCGTATTATTGTACGGGTATCGATTACCGCTGCTTACGCATAAAATTGCCGCTTTTGATTTAAGCGGAGTGATCGTGGTGACGAAAAGCGGCGAAACCTTTTCACAGAACAGCTTCGATTGGAAAATAAAGCATGAAAACTTGATTGATAGGTTTACTGAACTGCTTGACGACGATTACACAATAATAATTATGACTGATGAGGCAAGCGCATATAAAACTGTCAACGCGTCATTCAAAAGAAAAATAGAAACGGTTTGTCGTCGCATCGGTTTGCCGGTACTGGCGGCTGTGTCATGCTCTTTTAAATGTCGCAAGCCAAACTCCGGTTTGTTCGAACGGGTGCGCAGCATGCAGCCCCTGATTGATTTGAACCAGTCATTTTATTGCGGAGGCGACGACGATGACAAAAGTAGTCGAGGTGTGCAGTTTGCTGCCAACTGTGGCATAAAGTTTTATAACGATGTTAGTTTTTTTTTGTCTCAATAAAAATTAAATTTTAAAATATCACAATGTGTTTTATTAACATAAATGCTACATAATGTGAAAATATTGTGCATGTATAGATAAAAAATTGACAAGTTTACAACGTGAACAGCGGTGTGGCAATTTTGTACAGCGGATTGTCGCAGAGCGCCGTCGGTGTTGTTTTAATTTTTTTGTTAATTTGCACGGCGGCGTTGAAGTTGGTCGTGGCGTTGAGGCCGGTGTCAATGTACGCCGTTTCGAACGGACTTTTGTTGCCGTAACTGTACAAATCAATTGTTTCGACAAACATTTTCGTGACAATTTCTTTGGCAAACGTGATTAAATGGTGTTGGTCGTTGCGCGGATTATCCAAATTTTCCAAACATTCATTGTAGTGTTGCAAAAGAGCTCGAGGTGAACTTTTCATGTCGGGATTAATGCCGTCCAACCGTTTGAGCGCCATTTCCATTATTGATTTATAGTTTACAAAATAGTTTTTACTTTTATTCAGGCCGAATTTAAACGCTATCAACAATAGTCGTCGATTGAAATCTTTATACTCGACAGCATCCTCAATGTATTTGGTTTGGCTGAACAAACGTTTGATGTATTCGTAGTTTTTGTTGTTGGGCTCTTTGAAATATTCGTCTCGAGCGCGTTTGACTATACTTAAAATGTGATCGGGTAGCATCGCGTGCGATTCGATCAGCTCGCTGCATTTGTCAGTGATTAATTGGCGTGCAAAAACGTCAATATTAATAGCGTCCATTGTTGTGCGGCTCCATTAGATGCTTATTTAAGTTGTGTCAGGCGCGCGGTTGGTTAAACGCCTACAATAAAATTCAATTAATACATAATTTAAATGTTAATGTCAATTGTATTGGCGATTTTGGCCACTTGGCGTTGACATAGCGACGAATTAATTGCTTCCACGAGATCTTCCTTGGTCAAGTCCTCGAGTAGAGTGATTTTGTTGTTTCGCGCCATGTACTTTTCTTTGGGCAAATTTTCTTTGACTTTGTTTAACACGTTTACGGCGTTCGGAACATAATCGCTTTTGAACACAATATCTTTGTCTTGTATCGATAGTCGATCCAAACTTCGTTTTAAACTTTTACGTTGAGGTCTCAGGAAAGCGTACTGGTCGCCGCCCATGGAGCATACGGCTAAAGCGTGAAGTAGTTGCGGATTCGACGGTTTGGCTATGACGTCTTGGGACATGTCGACCATTCGGTTTGCTAATTGCGCCGTTTCTTTACGAGCTTCATTTATCATTTCAACGGCTTGCAACAATCCTTTGTTTGCTATTATCAAATTTTGATTCATGTTTATTATTTTATTGTTCGATTCTGTCAATGCGATTGTCAAATTTTTATTTTCTTGATTTATATTATTAATCATTTTATCTTTTTGATTAATAATCTTTTTTAAATCGTTCAAATCCTTCATCCAAGGTGCTTCTTCACCTTCGTTGGTAGCCACGTGCACGGCGTTCATTCCTTCAACTATATCATTAGGGGCGTCTTTTACCATATTATACTCTCCTTCTTGACAAAGCGTTGGAAGTAGATCATTATTGTTCCAAGACTTAAATCTTTTCGCTGCAGGCATTTCGCTAGAGTTTATCAACTCGAAAACTCCGGCACGGTTGATGAATTTTGTATTATATTTAAAATTGCGTATAAGTTGTACCGATGAGTCATCCTCCTCGATTCGAGGAGGCTTAATTTCTTCATATATTTTTTGATTATTACGAGACACAAATTTTGCTATAGCATTGGCGCAATTATGATATCCTAGCGCTTCGGCAAACGGGTTGGCGACCATCCAAGTGACTCCGTCTTTATCAATGGTGTAAACTTCAACGGTCTTGTTGTCGACAAACTCGATTTTACATACAGACATTTTATTTATAATTAAAATAATCACTTTAATTATTATTAATCCGCTCTATCCAGCCGATGTCACGATACAAACTAATTGTTGAATGGTACGAAAGTGACATAAAAATGTTTACGCGCGTCACGCGTTTATTTGAAATTTGCTTGCGCCAAACTTTTAAAATTGTATTGTAAAAGTTTTTTGTATAAAGCGCCCACGGTGAGGTGGTTGTTGGTTTTGAGTGTAGCCAAACCGTTTTCGATCTCGTACTGTTGCTCATCGTTTTTGGCGTAATACTCGATGCCTATACCAAAATGCATAGCTACCACGCACTCTGTAAAAAATTTAAAAATGTGGTTGTTGCGACCGTGGGGCCTGGTGCATAATATAGTGTCGTGATCAACATCGTATTTGTCTTCAGTGTGATCGTCGAGGTCGTTAAAATGTTCGTCGTCGTCGTCCTCGTATTTAATAAAGTCTTTGTCTGTGACAACGTTAGCGACGTCGACAACGTTGCCCCCTTTGTAGTTATTTTCGACGTCTTTATTAAATTTTTTCAAATTGTAAAAATATTTACGAATACCGACCGCGTAAGTGCCGAGCGTTTGATTTAAAACATTTTTGTCGTTGAGGCGAATATTTTTATCAAATTTAGATTTTTCGCTGGTTACAACCAAAAAATGTTGATGCATAGTAATAAATTTGACTATGTCATTTACGTACACCAAGCCATTTTGTTGCAATTGGACCTCGTTCGCTTTCAGAAAACCTATCATCAAAACACAGGCGTCTACGTCCAATTCAGACGGTATGTAGTTTAACGTGGCGTACAATTCGGGATATTCGCAAAAATTCACGGATGTCGAACTCGTGTCGTCGGGTTGCAACGACAACGCCAAACCGCTGAGCGCCTCCGGGTACGGCTTAAAATTATTGGCATAAATTACGTTTAGTTTCGATTGTGTGTATATTTCTTCATCAAAGTTGAGTGGCGTGTTTATATTTTCTTCGCGCATTATTTTAATTTTGTCGAATAGAATCGGTTTTGTGCTGTTGAGCAAGCTCAGCGGTTTTATTGCGTTGTATTTTTTAACAAACGCCCAGTCGGTAAGGTAATCTTGATCGCCGTTGCGCATTATCATACATATGTTGTTTAAATAGTTTAATAGACATTTAAGTTTAGTACGTGCGTTATTATTCACCACGCTAATAGACTTGATCATTTCCAATTTTACGTTGGCCACGTTGTTTAATAATAACGCCTGCGCAACGAGCGCTGTCCATTGGTATCTGGCCAACTTGGCGAAATTGGGAGTTTTAAATTCGCGCGTACTCAAACTAAGCAATTCTTTTAGTTCTTTTAAATATTTAAAATCTTGGTAATCTTGCATGTTAATAATGTTGCCTAATTGCGTGTAGAGCATATATATATGATTGTGGTCAACTAACGTTTTTGTGATGGCGGTAACGGTGGATGAGTTAACAGGGGCGCCAGTGTTGTTGTCGGTTTGCTCAGACACCGTTTCTATTAAATTGTCGTTGTAATTATCATTAGTAGTTTCCGAGGCAATGATGTCGTCAATGTTTACTTTATTGTAATAAACTTTTTCCACTTCTTGCGTCGCGATTGTTTTCACATTTTTAGGATCGACAATCTCCGACGGCAAGTTTTCTACTATACCTGTTTTATTTAACACAATTGTCGCGTTAGACGTTACAACCGACGCAAACTCATTCGAATTTAATAGCAAATTACGAAATGTTGCGTGAGAGATTTTATCTATAAACGGCATAAGCTGCTCACAATCGTTACCAATTTGCATCAAGCGCCTATTTAATTCTTCTCGATTTACGGCCGAACTGTTTAGCATGTTCAATATACCGGTTAATTTTTGTTGTACAATATAAAAATCGTTTATCGTTTTCTCCATTATTTTTGTGAACAATGCCACATTATCGACAAACGTTATTTTAATGAGCAGGCACTACGCTTTAACTTTATGGAATGTAACAATAAAACAACTTAATAATAGTTATATGTTTATTTAGATAAATATAAATGTACAAATTATATTAGACGTAAATGTAATTATTATACTATTGTAATCATAACACAAACACATACATATAATACATATACATACACTACACCTATACATCAATCACATTTTATGTCGACTAACAAGCCGATCGGTATACGTAACATTTTAACAATATAATCATTAAATATAGCGTTAATAAACTCGCGCGTACATGGCCGCGGACGAGTTTGGAACGCACACTGGCACGCTGCGAACTAACGCTGTTTGATTGAAAATCATTTTCGTGTATCCGGTGTCGCAAACGCAATCGTCGGCGGTAAACTGGCGGTTGGCCAGGTCTAGGTCGAGAACGCCATCGTCGCAAACGTACGGACGGCGTTGGCCCGAATCGTCGACGATGTCACGATAGGTGCTTATACACAATTGATTCACAACAAATTCACTGGCCACAAACACTTTGATTAAACCGAGCGCGGAGTCGCATTCAAAGTCGTCCGGCCGTCCGGAAACCTGGGCGTCCCGATTCGAGCAAAATCCCTCGTCACACACCATCGTGCCAACGGCGTTTTGTATGGCGCAATTATCGACACACTGGCGGTCCGTCACACACGGCAATTTGGTGTGCGCGCAATCCACAATACCGTTTCGTTCAAAAACAAATTGCATAGGGTTCGAGGCGGCAATCGATTCGTTTTCATCGCGAATTAAATGTAATGTTTGATTATAACAAACATAAAACACTAGGATCAATACCAAGAGTACAACAGAAAATCCCACAAATATATTATTAAAAACAACCATGTCGTCAGCTTATACATTTATTGCACATTATGACATTACAAATCTAGAATTATATAAACATTTTAGTCGATCCTATTACGTTTAGCGAGCGGTACACACATTAGTTTATTTACATTTTTTTTGTTGTCGTCGTTTTGTGAACATTGACGTTTTGTCGACTGCGTTGTATCGATACGATTTTCTGTTTCGTATAAATGCAGCGCGCATATTATGTCGGCGGTGCTGGGAGTGTCGTCCGTAGTTTCCATCAACTGAGCCACCGCCAACAGTTTTAACAATTCTTCATTATCATTTTTTTTATTATTTATAACATATTCCTTGTTAATGAAATGAGCGCGAGCTCGAACTTTTAAATCTTCTAATTTACTCACAGGAAAATAACACTCGTATACACTAACGTCGAATTCTGCCAACCATTTCATATTGTCGTCGGGTTGGACATCGTACAACTTTATTGGATTTAAAATAATATCTTTTAATATTTTGCGCCTATCCGAAGAATAATTATAGTCCACGTAGTCGCTGGCGTCAGAAAATACACAATCTGTCACCGGTGGCGTTTTTGTAACCGCCAAACAATTCGACAGAACCGTGCGATACAAACTTGCACAAAACTCTGCACAATCTTGACACGAAGTGGCGGCAAATCGTTGGACCAACGAACATTCACAGTTTTCACATTCGATACTTTGCAACGCGTCGACGCCCAAAGTTTTAAGTCTGTGCACATACATAATTTCCAAATTTGGCTCAACACCGATCATAGTTTGTAGGCATTCTAAACAATAATAACAAGTATAATCGGTGTGAAGTAATCGAGCGCCACGCAGCGTTTCACAGACGTATAAACGGTCATAATCTATATACGTCGCATTGGACGGTGAAACCGCGTCGTCATCGTCAAAATTTCCTTCAACATTAACGTCTACTATTTGTGACGTCATTTGCACATTGTTGAATTGTGACATTTTATAACAATAGTGTAAAAGGTGCGCAACGTGTAAAATTACATAAACTAATGAATACACAATCTAAACGTATCAAGTATTTATATAAACGTACACTATTGACAACAGGTTCCTTTATGACGATGATATCATATTCAGATAAATGAGCTACCTACACACAATCACACGTTACTGATATCGTCGTGCGAGCGATAAAATAGTCTAATGTTAAAGTTTATCATTATGAACAAACAACTTTCACAATGATAATTGTGTAAAGGTTGAAATAAACACACGGTAAACACGTGATTAAAATATATTATTTTCTTAACAAAATTTTATAATTATTTTCGTAACGTTTTTTCAGCTTACCGACCATGACACTGTCGGGATTATAAATTTTTTTCTTGAACCAGCGCTGAATTTGAACAATACACACTTGGCGATCGTTGATAAACACATTTCTGTTTTTATTCCAAGTATTTATAATTTTTTTTTTAATCATAACGTTGTTTTTGTCGGCGTCGTTGGCGTTTTCGATCAGCTGAAAAACATAATCTCGGCGCATCACGTGAACGTGTGTCGCTCCATGGGCGTGCAAATATTTTTCAACAAAGTTTTTCGGAAAACATTTCTCCATGGGCTCGGCTGAATTGCAACGCGAATGAAACGTCGCGAAAATGTCATGTAAATTACCCACAAATTTAAAAAACGTAGACTGTAAATATCGATTGTTAAAAGTGTTTTCAATTATATAACGCTCTTTTATACAACACGGAGAGTTGTATGTGCCTTTTGACGAGCACCGGTTTGCGTGCATGTTCAATTCAACACCTGTGTAATTGTACGTGTTTAGTAAATCAACAAACCGCCACAATTGTGGATATTTAGCAACGTCGATGACAATTTGTCCGGCTGGCGTATTGTCGTCGCCCAACTTGAACATGCCGTTGTTTAAAGAGGCACATTCCATGATCGCGTCGGTTAACAGCATATCGTGTTTGTATGAACAGTTTTGTATCACATATTGTACATCATTGATGTAAGCTTTTTTATGGCTAACACTTCTTTGTTTTTTCGCCAAACAACAATCAATGGGCGCATCGCAATAACATTTTAGCTGGCCGCGATCAATGATTGTTGGAATTTTAACATTTTGACAAAACCACTTGTACGCCGCGTCGAATTGCGTTCGTTTTATAGTGTTCGCCAGTCCAATCGTTTTAAATTCGTCAACGTTTCCGTCGAAATTTATCCAATTTTGCAATTCAACGTTATCGGGATCATGTTTAAACGCGTCACGTACCTTGTCCACCACGTTACGTTCATAGAATTCAACAAATCGCCAATCTCGAGGTCTCATGCGCTCGAGAACGTACATCAACACGGCATGTCCGTAATACGTTTTTGTATTGGCGTTCAAATTTTCAATCATTTCGATTAGGCATAAACATGCATCTTGACATTGGCAAATATAAGCAAAATTGTTTACATTTTTGTCCAACCATATCCAAATGTTCATGTCACATTTCGAAACCCACGATTCGAAAGCCGTAAAACTTTTAAAATGTTCCTCTCCCTCATATCGTTTGGTTTCGACGCAATTTTGGTTAAAATATAAATTGCTTGTAGTGCACGAATCAAATTTTAAATTACAGGAAGTTATCCACAGATAATTCTCTGTAGGCCGTTCCAATACAGCAAATTTAAAATTAAAATTAAGATTAAAATCATCGAAATTCTCACTCATAACCATCCACCATTTAGTTATGGTCGGGTGGTTTTTTGCTGGAAAATTCTCGAGCCATTCACGATCTTTTAAACGCGAAGGCAACATATCGTTTAATTTAACACTTTGAAAACTGTCAAAGTGTAATGTATCAAATTTACATTTGTACACGTTTGCTTTTCCAAAAGCATTGGTGATTACGGCTTTGACGATCGTACGGCGTTTATCATAGTCGCATTTGCATTGAGGTACAAACAACAAAGCCAATGTGGCGTTCTCAAACTCAACTCCGTAAGATACGTTGCAGCAAAGTTGCAACATCGACACACGATGTATATAATTTTCTGCCATTGTACGTATTCGTTTGTATAGTTATTAAATTGAATATAAATTTGAAAATTATTTTATTATAATGCGAGTAAACTATTTTCGGCTACGTCGTGTTGCGTTGAGTGTCACCGAAAATGCTATTATACTGACCGATGACTGCAAATGATTTCTTTTATATAGTATTACTGACCATATAGATAAGCAAATGTTAACATGAAAGCGATCTGTGTGTTTGACGGTGACGTGCACGGCCAAGTGTATTTCAATCAAAACACCCCAGATGATGCGCTGCGAATCAGCGGCTATTTGATAAACTTGCCGCGCGGACTGCACGGTTTTCATGTTCACGAATTCGGCGACACTAGCAACGGCTGCACGTCCGCCGGCGAGCATTTCAACCCGTTTAACCAAGATCACGGCGCACCGAACGCACCCGTCCGCCACGTCGGTGATCTGGGCAACGTCGAATCTGCGGGCTTCAACTCGCTCACCGACGTCAACATGACGAGCGACTTAATGACGTTGTACGGCCCGAACAGTGTGCTCGGCCGCAGCTTAGTGGTGCACGCGGACCGCGACGATCTCGGCCTTACCGATCATCCGCTAAGCAAAACCACGGGTAACTCGGGCGGGCGCCTGGCCTGCGGCATCATCGGCGTGTGCAAATGTGACAACACGATCGTTTAAATTGAAATACATTCAGCCGAGTTCACCGCCCCGTCGAGTGTTGCGCCATATTTTCACGGAATTTGTTAATGTGCGTGTTTATGCCCATTTAATCGGGCAGGCAATAGTTGAATACTGGCGAACACGCGCCGCTGCAACATTCGTCGTTGTGAACGCAAACGGCGCCGGTTTCAGCGCAAGCCGCTAAAGTTTGTTGCGCGTTTAACGCAATAAACGTCACAATAATCAAAAGTATACTTTTTAGATGCATAATGTTCGAACGTATTGAACGATTTTAAATATTAATCTTATTTACATAGAATGCGTTTTTTTATGACTCGAAAAAAGTTTAACACGGACCGGCCCACGCGCTGGTTGCTTTAAACTCGCCAATTTTAATTAAAAGCATTGTTCAGTCAATTTAACAATATTAATTAAAACAACAAAAATTGTCATACATATTATTTAATCAAACTATAGCTAATCGTTTACATATGTATTTGCATACGTCTAATATGTAATGAAACATTGTTGTGAATAATAAAAGATACAAATAAAATCGCCATCAATTGTTATATTTAAACGTCTAAACTAATCCTTGGCATTGATGCGTAAGCGTCGGTGACGTGGCTCATGTCGCAAATGGCTCGTTTGGGCAGCTCGCTCACAAGTTTGAGGCCGCTCGAATGGACGCTCCGGCTCAACGCCACGTAAGCGTGACCGGGTGCAAACATACACGCCGGATACACAATCAAATTTTTTAAACTCATTCCTTGGGCTTTGTGTATTGTCACGGCCCATCCATACGTAAGCGGTAACCCGGTCACTCGTCGAACTTGTCCCCTTTCGTCTGAAAAGAAAAATATAGAAACACTTTGCAGTTCCATTAAAGCGTCGTCGTATTCGCGACGAACGTGCACCCTGTAATCGTCATTGTCGTCGCTTGCCACCTTTTCAACGACACAAAAATCACCATTACAAAAATTCTTTGTCGTATGCGTAATCATGATGCGAGTTTTGGGACACAATTTTAAATCTCGTTTAAAAATCAAGTTTTCTTGTTCGACGTTATAAATTTGCGTGTCGCCTCGTACTTCTTTACGAGAAACAAGGCGTTCTTTCAACTGAATCACAATTTCCAATTGATCAGCGGCAATGCTCTCGTAACAATTTGCATTAATGATGTTCGCTTCATTGTGTGTGCTCACTAAACAAGTGCTGTTCAATTGATTCTCTACGGTCGGCGGTTGTTTTAGCGTTAAAGTGCTAAAAAAATCAACACATGACGTGTTTCCTGTTCGTAAAGAATTCAAATTGTCTATGAACAGCGCTTCGGATTGGCGCATGTTTTCCGTCAATTCAAACAGTTTAAACGACGGCCAAACGTTCGCTTCATATACGGGTTTCGTTGTTACGTTCTTGTCCACGGGAGGTAATTGGTACAAATCTCCAAACACCACTACACCGACTCCGCCAAACGGTTCGGAAGTTGCGCCGCTACTATATTTGAGTTTTGTATCAATTTTGTCCAACATTTGTGCGGGAATCATGCTAATCTCGTCGATAATCACGTAATCCGGTTTCGAGGATAAAGGTATGCGTCGAATGTTCAATTTAAAATCAAAACCGAACGCAGAATGACACGTTTTTCCTTGAACGTTCCTCGCCGCCAAATTTGTGTAAGCCGCCACCACCACAGTTTTTTTTTCTTTAAACCAAAATTTGCGCAGCGCTTTTAACAAAGCGCTTTTACCTGTGCCGGCGCAACCGCTCACAAAAATGGGTTCGAATGTATCTTTTTCCGTAAGATAATTAAAAATAGACTGTTGTTTAGCGTTTAACTGCACACCGGTTTCGACGCGTCGTCGACGCTTTACATTACCCGACATGTTGTACAGTTTGTATTCAATTCGCGAATAATCTATACATTATGTATTCATTCGTTAATATACCATCAATTGTAATAATCTAATCACAATCGTTTTATTATCGTGTTAATTTATTCGAATCAAACGCGCGCGTGTGTGTATGTTCTAGTTATAAAATACAATGTGGCGATGACGAAAGTTTATTTTAAACCATGAATTTGATTGTGTTCGTCGTGCACATTTCCAATCCACACCAATTGTCTCAGCGCAACATTTACGAAAAGTATTTAATCTATTTTGACGTAATGGACGCGATTATGTGCAACAACGGAGAATGTTTGGCCGCATGCATCGGTGTGCTCAACACCGACACAACACTGCCAGTTTGTTTCGAATCGTTCGAGGCTAGCACATTTAACGACGGCGTGTGTCAACTTAAAATTCTCGAAACCGATTGTTACGAACAAGCTGAAACGATACAAACCAAAATTTACAACATTGCAGAGAGTTATGATAAACTACAATTTACAATATAAATAATATTAATACTGTTTAAATATACACTACAACACATTTTAATGTTTCATTTATAATTTTAACATAATACCTTTATATTTACATCAATTATTACCCTGACGACGGTTAATAAAATATTAATTATATTTAAACTTGAACATTTTCGCTTTAATAATGTGTAACTTAACCTGATAGGGTTTAATGATTATTATATTTTATCAATTGACGTTTGAACGTTTATAATGTTGATTAGTTAATGGAATTTCAGGTGTTAGTATATTTAGTATTTCATCGACAACGGTTTTTAGTTCGGTGAGGGTGTCATTGATGTTTGTTAAATCGCCTAAATCTAAATTGTTGAGAATTTGCAGCAAGTTGTTGAGCGTGGCGTTGATATTAGTCACTGACGATGTAAGATTGTTAAGAATTGAATTAATGTTGGTTAATTCGTTGCGCACATTTTCTTGAAGTTGAGTTAACGCCTTGTTGACCGCGTTCAGCAAAGTGTCTAACCTGGCGTCAAACTCGCCCAAAATCGTTTTAACATCACCGGAAATGGCGCTTAATTGCGTCTCGATTAAATCTATTATTTGCGTCAATTGGCCGGTAATGGTTACGTTTTGCAACTTGATGGAATTGAGCGTGTTCGTGATTTCCGAGTGTTGATTTGAATTGTTAATGCACAACTGGCTAAGACCGTTGACGATGAGATCATTTTGGCGAAGAATGCGTTCTAGCAATTCGGTGTGATTGGGCGGCCTGTTGCAATCGGGCACACAATCGCGGTCCGGTAACGGTCTAAAATCGGGCAATGGCGCGGGAGGAAAGCATCCGTTGCCGCTTTGAGAGGATTGAGCGCAGGCATCTTTGTATGTTTCGGCAATGAAAAGTGTACACAAATAGTCGGATTGAGCCGAGTTTACGCGGTTACACAAATTACCGAGTCCGTAAACGTCTATGAACACGCGGTTGCCGTCCAACCGACACGAATTAACCCCGGTCGAACCACATCTGAAATCGTTCCAACATTTTTTGTGTCGTGACGGAATAGATTGTAGCACCGACGCCGGCAATCGCAACAACTGTAACACGTCGTCCGCGCACAGCCACAACACCCACGATTGGTCCAAAAACACCGTCACGGGCAAATCTTGAATTTTTTTAGTTAACACGACAAACGACATTATATTGTAGCCAAATTATAGATTTTTGTTAAATTACTTACCTCACAACGCAAAAATGTATTGTAATGTCAACGTTAGGTCTCTTTAAATGTCATTGAATACAATTTATATTCAAAGCGTGAACAACGAGTCGACAATTTGTTAAATTGTACTTGTTGTAAATATACAGCAAAAGTTTTTTAGTTTGACGTTCAAGTTCACCACAACGCCCATAGAGTGTTGAATTATTGTCAATTGGGCGTTGTTATTGCGTTACTTTTGTTTGCGCAAGTTTATTTTGCGACGCGACAACATTGTGCTTTTATTCAACGTGACACTAAAAAAATACAAATTGCGTACGTGATAACGACCGCGCCGAAACATTGTTAACAAACAAACATATTTGATTGCGTCATTAATTTTATCGCATAATTTATAGTGTCTTAAGATAATTTATGAACTCTTGAGATAATCCATTGTATATAAATGAAGTGATGGCGAAGATATTTAATCATTCTTGTATTGTCAATACAAGAAATAATGTGATAAAATTTCTTTGCTCAATATGAATACGATTAGCGTGAATGAATTCATCCAACAAAATAATAAAGTGTCGATATGTAATCGCCGCATGACTGTTAAAAAAATTTTGTTCATAGATTCATACAAAAATGAGTCAATAATGAGAATTTATATAGATATTATAAACAAAATGTATGTATTTAGCATAGAATTTGAACACGTGCTAAAAAATATACGCGTCGGCGACGCCGACATAATACACTATCCTTTGGTTTCCGACAATGAGGTGTGCGCGATTTGCATTGAAAATTTATTTGTTAAACAAATAACATTTTTAAACAACAAGAAAATAGGATCATACCAGGACGGCGACGAAAAGAATTATTTCGGCCAACCTGACGGCTGCGCTCACATCTTTTGCGGATCGTGCATTTATGATTATGTGCGGCGCTGTTACACATCATGCCCCATTTGCCGTGAAGAGTTTGCATATGTTTATATGTGGCTAAACACATACACTCGCCCGTCTGTCAAACGGCCTAACCATTTTGTTAAAAAACAACGACAATATGATTTGTCTGTGTTTTTAATTAAAAATAAAATTAAATTGAGGCATTAAATGAATAAAATTACGATTGATTTTTAAGTATTTTGTTTTATTGTATCAACATTAACGTAAAATTTATGTATATATATATATATGTGTGTGTGTATGTGTGTGTGTGTCGAGTATATATTAAATGTTATTACATTTGAAATTTATAATCGTTTCAAATAAATAAGCTAATTGTAGTGTTAAAAATTTATTTTAATTTAAATGGTGTACACGATGCAAGAATACACAAGTAATTATAGAGTTTTTAAGGAGTTAATTAGCATTAAACGCGCTCAATGGACTATGATTTGGTTGGCGATTACTAGTGTTGCATTATTTGTAGGGTTGGCGTGTTACGGCGCCGCCGTCATTAACGCGCAAATGAGCGCCGTGTCGCGCTCGGTGGCGGCACAAATACACAACCGGGACCAGTTGCAAAGAAAAATTATCGACGAGCTGCGTAAGAAAAGCGAAGCGGACTTTTACCATCCGCTTGTCGTACGCTCTGGCAACGTTATGATTCACGTCAACACGTTCGCGCACAAAGCGACCAACGACGTTTCAGAGTACGACTACGCGTGTCCGGCCAGCGCAAAGTACGAAGCATATTTGCGCGACGTGTACCGTTTGGCGCACGAGCCAGTCATCAGTAATGTATTTTTATTTGCCGGCGGACACGGTCTGGGTAAAACTTTTGCTAGCGTGCAATTGGGTAAAGCGTTAAGTTTGTTCGCAGACACTGTAGTCGTTTCTGCGCCCATGAACACGTTTGGTAATATTAACGACGCGGGCGCGTTGATTGAACAAATTGAATCGTCGCTTAACGGAGATTGTTTTGTGGTATGGTCGTTTGACGAATTGGACTCGTACGTGATGCTAAACACCGATAGTTTGCGCGACAAAACCATTACACAGTTTGCCGAATATGGCGGTTTCGTGAGCAACAAAAAGCGCGTGTTGGCTTTTACTATGAACAATCCTGAAATGTTTTTGCACAATTATTGGGCGGACCGCGAGCGCATCGAAGCTAACTTGACGTACTACGAACACCTCGACGATTTTAGTAAAGCGGTGAAATTCACCGGACTAGATACTGCCACGTTTCTGCAAGAAGGACAATTGAGTCGACTGTACTCATTCGTGGGAAATAAAATGTTTTTATTTAATTCGTTTGGCATGGACGCGGCGTTAACGTTTGTCAAACGTTATTTACAACACGAAAATGTTAAATATAACAACGATGCTCAGGCAATGTTGTTTGGTGACGGCGCCGCCGATCGCCAGTTTTCAGTGCGCGAACTCAAAATCGTTATGGATGATTTGATAAACAAGCATAATCATCAATAATTAATAAATGTTATATGTAATAGTAATATATATATATTTTTAATTAATGGTGTAATAAATAAATTTTTGTATAAATGTACACATTTGGTTTTATTTTTGCGATTAACATTGATTTAATAACAAACATATTAGCTTAGAGGTATTTGTCTTACAACATTATAATTTATCCTATTACGAGTGTCCATGTAAAAACGGTAAGTTGGTTCGTCGATACCGTTGCCCGACAACGGAAACGAGCCTAACAAAATAAAAGGATACGCGTTATCTGTGTTTTGTATAAACGTATTACCGGGACAAAGCAAAGCCAAACGCGAATAGTTGTGCAATGGTAAATTAAGATTGGTGCACTCGACGCGAAACTTGTGCGACATGGAGTCCCGGTCGAAACCGTCCACCACGCTGGCGCACAAAGACGAACGATCGCCCGGCACCGAATGTGTGACGCGTGTCACATTAACGTCTCCACAAATACATTCGCCCGTTTCAAAATTCGGCCTCACGTCGGGATGCACGTAGCTGACGTTGGTGCACACATTGGGCAAACATTCAATGGGGTTCAACGGGTTGACAAACATTCGATTGTAATGGTCGTCGAGTGCGTCGCAACGCATTTCGAACCGCCGACCGCTACCGTCCGGCATGAGTTCGTCCCAATCGGATCGAAACGTGTTGCGCGAAACGTCCACCTCCATGCCGAGTAGTTTGTCGAACAAGACGTTTCGGTCGCTCTGACCTGGTGCGATGCGGTCGAAATGTTGCCGGCCGGCCACTTGCGACATGTTTTGCGGGCCAGCAAAATAACGCGGATCCTCCGCGATGCACGACCACTGATTAAGGCTGTGTAATATTACGCTGGTTTCGCGGTTACAGTTTCGCGGCACGCTGTTGGTGGTGCAATAACCGCCGCGGGTCAGCAACTGGCCGTTAACGACAAACTTATCGTATTCACCCACAAAAAAGTACACCGCCGACGGGTTGTCGCACAGCGTCGAACAATCAAACGTGGGCGTTTCAAACGGACCCACGTAAATGGGCACCGACAAACATTTAGTTTCCCCCTCGTTAATCGTACCCAAGTTAGTGTTAAAATTGATGTACGGTAGGTTTTCTAAAGGCACATAATGCCGTCGTTGCAATACGTTTTGCATATATTCGATGCGGTCGTCGACGGTATTGTTGTATTCCGTTTGCGCCGCTTTGATTTGCACGTACGCTTCGTGAACGGGCGTGTACAAAACGTACACAAACATCACCACCAACAACATCATCATTAACAAAACGTACATGGTTAACACTTTACTTAAATGATTATATATTGTACAATTGAAGTAAAACAAATAAATTTAATGTAAATTTTTATTAAATATTGTTTAATTAACAATGTCAAGTACAAGAAGTGTTGCGCATAAGATCGTTGTCGCAATATTTGCTGGTGAGCGCGCGTTCCACACGAGATCCTGGTCTGTAGGTGAAGTGACGCCAGCGATTAAAAACTTTTCGTATAATTTTGTTTCTTCGTTTGACGTCAACGGGAAATGTGTTTGGTAGAAGATTTCGATACGCTTTAAAAACTTTGTAGTAATTTTGCTTTATGAAATGGTTTTCCCAGGCCAAAAGGGTGTTGCTATTTTTCAAAGAATTGAAAGTGTTATATTTGTTCGATTCTAATAAACGTTTTTCATAAACACACAACATTTGTGTATTTTTTCGCCTTAACCATCGGCGCACCGTCTCAATCCAAATTTGGTAATATTCGTTGACGGTGAAGCGCTTCCACTCGTTGTTAAACACACACGTATTTTCATATAATCCAGAAGCTATTGATTTTGTGGACGTAGGTAATATACGTTTGTTGATTATTACGTATTCTTTATTTATATATTGTTCAGACGCAGATATTTTTGGCAAAAATGTGTACTCTGGTAAATTGTGCAATTTTATACGCGGTAAAAATTCTTCTAAACACTTTGATTGCACTCGCCAAAACTTTTTGCTTTTAGGCATGTACACAAGTTTACAATCAATGTGGTCGAGTATTTTATTTTCTTTAATTTTTTTTGCTATAATTTCGCATTTTCTATCAGTAATGATGCGTCGTCTTTCCATGGTCACGTTTTTAGACTAACTAAAATGTCGGAGTTCGGTGCAAATATTGAGTTGTATGCGAAGCGCTCGCTAATTTAACAGTTTACATTATCAAAACATGATTAGATATACATTTTATCGAAACGTCAACGAGGTTAACGATAAACTTTTAAGTTACACAATCGCCTGTTTAAATTTGTAATCTGTCAGTTTTTCTAACACACAAAAATGCTTAATCATTATACTCTTGAGAAGTAACAATTCGTCGAGCAAACGCGTGTTGTTGGTTTTTCGATACACATTGCGCTTGTTGACGAACTGTGTCAAAACACTTGTGAATCTTTTGGCGTTGCGCAACGCCATAGCCTCGATCGGCGCGCTCGCCGTAGATGCGCCCAAACGGTCGGCACCTACTTTGGCCATGAGCAAATTGTGATCTTGTCGCTCGAATATAGTTTCGACGACGTCGTTGTCCAACTGAAACTCGTCCATGTTGTTGACAAAATTAATTTTGTCTTGCGTACACACATTATTTTCAATGGCGATTATTTGCTCGTCTAAACCAAATAACGTCGCCGACATGACAAACAGTTCGTCGGTCATGCGTTTAAAACTACCACCGACGCCGCCGCCAGGTTTGAAATTTTTAAAATAAATTTCTGTTTTAAATTTGTACTCGTCGTTGTATTTGTCGCGTTTGGCGCGCAACGCCATCAAATGAGAGTCCAGTTCCATCGTCGTGCACGATTTACGCTTATATATTGCTTGCGGATGCGAAGATTTCTGGTGCTTAAAGTGACAACGAAAACAAATAAAATAAAACCATTGTTAATCAATTACAAATTTATTTATTGCACAAAGGATTGGCTCCTTTACAAGTGAGCGACCTAAAACACATTTTATCACGTTTCATGTTGACACAATTGGGCGGCTTGTACACGTCCTCTTCGTCTCTAGTGAATAAAGCGACCACTTCTCGCGTACACTTGTCGTCGTGGTCGTATAACGTGTACATGGCTTCAATTATACATGTTTTACAACATTTGGTACACGTCAACAAATTGGCGACGTAACAATTGAACACGAACCTTTTTTTGAAGCGATCGCCTCGAGGCGACGTTTCCAGCATTTTAAGCAAGCGATCCATACACGGTGGTAAATTCAACTTTGCGCGTATCAGCTTTACAACATTGGTTTTGTTATTGATAATGGATGCAAAGCACACGTTACGGCAGCTTTTTTTTCTCGCGCGCATGTTCACGGACACAACGTTGACAGATTTGGCGGCAATTTGTTTCAAATGAAACAAACGCAAACCCGAAACACGTACGCATGTGCCGTTCATTTCGAAACGTGTATACGGGCCAATTTCAAAGTCGATATCTTCCACGGGTACTATGTAGTCTTTGGTCTTGTCGATGACGTTACCGTTAACCGACGAGTTCCACACCAACACTCGACATTCTTCGGTCGTCATCGTGTCGCAAGCGTTGCACGTCTGCGACTTTATCGGGTGAGAGCGTAACGTTTAATATACCACCGGAGGTGTTTGTAATTGGAGCGTTGTTATCGTAAAAGCCCGGCAACCGATTAGAGAATTTAATGCGCTCGCATAAATCGTTATCAGTGCCGCTCGCTTGTTGACAAACTTGGTGTAATTGAGAACGCAATTTGTAAATTTCGTTTTTAATGGTGTCGTGATCGTTTAATATCGTGGCCACATTAACGTTTCCGCGCGACACAACGGTTTTGTTGTAAGCATAAGACGGTGTTGTCGCGTTATTGACACGAGCAGCGTTGTCACGTACGCGCGATTGATCAATTTTATACATGACGACCGTGAGTAATGTCGTATAAAAATATGAATAACGTATGGATTTGTTCAAAAAATCAATTAGACTTATTAGCTGAAATCATAATGTTAATTATTGCAGGTAGTTTATTAATGACTTGTTACTTGCATAATTATTTTTACGATGAGCATAGTAGTACTGTTTAAGTTTTAAGTCGCTACTACATCGTGTTAAATTATAAGGACTTGTATCAAAACTCACGAAATCGACATGGCGGCGACGACCACCCCCGCGGAAACGCATGTCGCCGAAACAACAACTACACCTTCGCTACAATTTCAGTACGACGATGAGCAAATCGAAGTGATCATAATAGATAACGGTGAAGAAGACCGCGACGGTTATGTGGAATTGTCGGCTGCGGTGCGATTAATATCTCCCATTGCGACAATTCGCAACTTTAACAAAGCTGTCATGTGGACTAACGTGTTGCCGTGTCAAAAATTAACGCGTAACAATAAAAATTATGTGCACGTTAATGCGCTTTGCAAATATTTATTTACTTACAATTTGGCCAACGCCAAGCATCCGCACCAATATTACGTGTTAAAACGGCTCATCGGAGATTTAATCGTGGGCGCCCAAAGCCAAATCGTCGACCCGATTCACGAAATAAAAACACAATTGTGCACATTGCAAGAATGTTTAACGGGCAACCAACTGGGCTCTGATTTACAACAACAACAACATCAGACAGTGTTTCAACCCACCACTTCACGAATACACGATGCGTCACCGTCTTGGTCCGAATCGTTTAGAGAAATTGTACGACACGAAAACAACGCCGTGTACACCAACGTAATGGCGTTGTTGGACCACATCAAAAACGTGCAAGTTGATTTAACTAACAAACTAGCTTTCAGTAACGACACGATGTTGGACAATTTTAAATCGCTCAAAGATATCATAATACGTAAAAAATAATTTTAACATAATTATTATAGTTGTTGTTTGTCATCGACGCGACGTTGTTCTAGCGTAAATTCTAGTGTTTGAATCAAATCATTATACACATCAAGGTTGGATTGTAATTGAACTTTCTCGTCTGTGTCGCGTAAATCGTCTCTAATTTTATTACTAATTATGTTTAATTGATTTGTGGTTTTTGTAGTAAGCTCCGACGTCGACCACAAATCAAAACCACCCGCCATGTAGTCATCTATTAAATCGCCGACGAGTTTTACTGTGGTCTCGGCGAAACGTTTGTAGTCAGCATACGAATATTGCTCTTTATTTTTAATGAATCCCTTTACAAACTTGATAATGCTTTGCGCCGCTTTATAATAATCTAAATAGCTGGCTTCCAATTTGTCACCGGTGTTTGTACCGCAATGAAATTTAGACGGCGATGACGACGTAAAAGACACATTAGTATTGTTCATTTTTATAATTAAACTTAATAAAATATACAATTTGACCAGGCTTAACATTATAATTACTCAGTCTTCTTAATAATTTTTGGTATATTAAGAGAAATATATCATTGTGCGCCGCATATTTGGCAATGAACTACTCGGCCATTATATTAATTGCGCTAGTCGCCTATTTGTGGCACACGGGATCGTTGTTTGACGAACTACAAGCTTTAAAACAATTACTAATAGCCACATACGAAATGATTGAACGGCAATTTAACAACCTTGCTATTGATTTGGCATTAATTAAAAACGAAACAACCGGCATGCTGGTGCGCTTGCAAAACGCGACCGCTCACACCATTCGTTTGGTGGCGGACAACGGTAGGAAAATCGACAGCCTAAACACAAAAATTGACAATATTCTCCAAGAACATCGACGTAATTATTATTAATTTAATTAACATTAGTGTGTTTATCATTTTAAATAAATGAATAGAGTGTGAATTAATACAACTAAATTCGTTATAAACATTTATTTTTATTATTGAAATTTAATAAAAAAAAATACGTATTATTAATCATTCCAATTATAAAATAATACGTGATCCAATTCGGCCACATCCCAATTGTTGCGCTGCCACACATTTACAATGTTTTTTTTGATCGCTTCAAAATCCCTTTGCAGGCGAACGTGCTTAAGCATATAACAAGCGCACATCAATTGTGTGTTTTTATCACATCGATTCAACTGATCTGGCACCGTGTAAATTGGCCAATCGCGCCATTCCGGGCGCACCCTTGTCGTATAATAATCGTAAGCGCAAATGTATTGCAACTCGTTGTGATGCCACGCCATGTTCACCAACTTGTCAGCAACGCTCTTTGTAAATTTAATGACTTTGGGCATTGACATTTTGGCGACACACAATCCATTTGTCGCCGATAGGCCAACGCGTTCTTTATCGACCTCGTTTAATCTATTCGACCATTTGATCAACGGTCGCATTAGTTGGGCTGGTATGTTGACGACCATGGCGTTGTTCCAGCTTGATTCCAATTGTACGAAATTCACAACTATTTGAAACTTGTTACGCAATTCTTGTAAGCCGAAGAGCGGAATGTCGCGAGACATAAACACCAAATCAAGTCGGTGGTCCTCCAATAATTTCGGATTTAACGTACAGGCTTTAATGCACAGTTTAATAAACTCGTTGTCGTTGTTTACGATTTCAGCTAATTTGATGTCAAGCCTTACGTTGAATTTTTTTTCAACTAAAGCGTTCAAACAGCGCATGTAAACGTCCATGTTCGATTTAGAGTTGTCTATACACAACGTGTTGACGTTGACATCGAAACTGACACAATTTAATTTCAATATCATGTACAAATTTTTAGTGAAAAGTAACTCTGAAACAAAAGCGTCGCGCCACCGGCCGACTTCCCAATCGTAACAAGAGTACAACATGGCGTGATAAAGACATGTCGTCGCGCTTCCTATTCGTCCACCGTTCAAATTGTTGCTGCTGTAATGCTCGTATATGACTTGCAACACGTCAAGGTTTTTTTTCAAAACGCTGTTCTGTAACAAACTGCGGTCGTGGTTTTTGCAAATGCGGCATACGTGTTCCATCAACGCGTTGTTTAATTCAAACATTGAAATGTACGCTTTATAATTATTCAAAGGTATTATAGAAATGGATTTCACTTTGTTTAACACTTTAAACCTTAATATCAACCATTTTATTACGGCTTTAAATTTAGCCGTAGAAGACGACAAACAATATTTTGTATTGATATTCATTGTCAAATGACACAAATGTTTTAAGCGAATGTATTTATTACCCTTTTCGTACGTACAAGTGAGCGCGAGTCAATTATATAACGTTGAAAACACTAGTGTTGGCGTTATCAAAATTACGATGATTAGATAACCGTTACAATATATAGATTCGCAAACTCGACAAGCGTCATTTAAAACAAAATGTCGCTACAAACATTATGCGTTGAGATGTTGAATAGAATTGCGTCCAATTTAATGTCAGACGACATATACAACTTGATCGTGGCCACAAATCGTTTGGTCGACAAACGTTATTGTCGCTATTTAATACGCGTCGGTGATAAAGGCGGAATTGTTACTCCGTTGATCGAGCAAGCGTTTGAATTGGTGGCGAGTGGTAAAATTAATTACATGTGCAGTCGCCACAGCTATTGTGAACTGTGCGATGCCGTGGATTACGAGTGCGATTGTTACGATTACGACGATGATTATGCGTCGTGTTACCATTGTAAAGATGTAGGTATTTGTAGTTGTGATAGTGAAAGTTCATTTGTAACTAATGAAAATTCAATCATTAAACATGACAACGAATTGTACGAAGCCCGATTACCTAAAAATCTACTGAAACATACTAGAGTTGTGCGTTTGAATAAATACGATGGAATAAAAATTCAATTTTGTGTGTACGATGTGATCACTAATACAGATATTGTCATACACGATGAAGATTTGATAAACACCATTGCAAATGTGTTTGTAACAAAAAATTGTAACTCGTCAAATTATAAAAATGTATGTTATGTTGACACAATAAGTTGTTATACAATGAAATAAATGTATTTATTATATTTTTTTTTAATTTATTAATTCTCAATACATATACAATCCTCAATGCATATACAATCGTCAATGGATTTCAGGATAGATTTATGTTGAAATTCATTGACAATAAATGATGCAATAATTTTAAATATGGTGCAATAATTTGAGATAAACGACAATGGATTTCAGGATAAATTTATGTTGAAATCCATTAACGATAGGATGATGCAATAATTTTAAATATGGTGCAATAATTTGAGATAAACGACAATGGATTTCAACATAAATTTATCCTGAAATCCATTGTCGATTATCTTCTAGTGATGTACTCCTTTTGATTTCACGACAGATTTATTTTGAAATCCATTGACGATAAAATGATGTAATAATTTTAAATATGGTGCAATAGTTTGAGATAAACGACAATGGATTTCAGGATAGATTTATGTTGAAATCCATTGTTGTTTATCTCGAAATGATGTAATTATTTAAAATAATTGTCAATGGATTTCAGGATAAATTTATGTTGAAATCCATTGACGATAGAGTGCTGGAATTCATTGTGAATATCATATAAAAATAGCGTCTTGACGTAAAGTAATGAATTAGGATAAGTATATAAAGATTAGTGTATATGGTAACGCAGTACGCCGTTGGCTATGGGTGCCCATTTATCTAGCAACATCAACGCTGTCGTTCGACCCGACACCGGTACAAGCGGCGAAAACAATATTACTATTTACAATTATGATTTAAAACAATTTGAACGATACTACCTTGATACGTTAATTGAAAAATTTTTACAGAAATCCGAAAAAATAGCTTTACCCACTACGGCTTTTTCAGGCGACGAAAACGTTTTTGTTAATCTCAATCCATGGACCAATGTTTCTCATTTTGGCACATTTTGTCACACCATGATTGGGTATGGCGTCCGGTTTCGTAACCCCGCCGATTCTTTATACCTCAACACAGACCTCGCGGCCAATTTATACGCAGGTATAGTACAATTATTTTTACATTTACCCTATCCTGCCCCTGTAAATCAAGCGCCGTGGGGCGCGCAGGCCGATTGGTATCACTTTAGCATCACCATGCCAGAGTGCGTGCAAAACACGTGCATTGTTTTACGTGGCTTTTACGACCTTGACGTTTTATGCGTTACCATTTTAGATTATTATTTGCCAGCACCTACGTTTTCGATGGGCTGGCGGCGCACCGCCGGTAACGCCATGCGCATGTGCTTGCCTTATTGCTACGGACAACTACTGCGCGGAAACACTTTCCGACAAATCGCCGCCGAACCTGAAGTTCAGTACGTGTTAAATCTCGTCGCTTTCCCATTAGTGCACAGCGGTAACGGCATACATTCAGATTACGCGTATTTCGATCACACGGATGTGCGAGCTTACGGTTACCTTATCAACAGCTATTTTACTTTTTCATATTACAATTTCATGTTTGGCGACAACACCGTCAACATGGCCAATTTGTACAATTCCGTTGCGCTCATCAGCAACAGTCGCGGCTTGGCCAACCCCGCCGTCATGGCGCGTAACGGCTCACATTTCTCCAACGTACTCGGCTATTTCATTGAGTATACCGACGGTGTTGTGTCGGCTGATTTTAGCAAAATTCTCACAATACGCAACAATCGTTATTTTGGCTCGGTGGTGGGCCAAGCGCCCGAGATTGCTTATTACGAAGCCGATCCCACTAACGAAACACACGCGCCTTTGTGGACGATGACACGTAAAATTTGGGCCAACAACGGCGCTATTATACGGTACAGGCCAGACATGTTGGGCATAGAATCGGGTATATTGTTAATGATCAATCTCAACGGCGTCGTGTCTATACCGACCACGACCACGAGCACGAGCAGTTTTCGACCGACAATCGCGCGAACCGCTTTGTGTCGCACCGACAACGCCGGCGTCATGGCGATGCACGTAAAATTAAAAGAATTGAACGTCGAGTTTCACAGCTACACACTGTACCATCGCTACGGTATGTTTCATTTGTACGACAAAATCACGGCACTCACACCGGTAGCTTTCAATCCTAGGTGCGTAGTGCTCACCAGAGATACACAGCAGGACACAGGCGAGGCAAAGTGGACGACGGCGTCCAATTTCAAATCATACAACGGCGTCACGGCCAAACACCACAACATTGTTAACAACTCGGGACTGTCCAATTTCGTTTTGCGTAATTTGGACGCGATCGGTATGCAAGCAATCGAACAAATCATGTCGGCGGACGCGGTCAATCGCGGCGTCGGCGTTGCGTGTTTCAGTTTGCTCACACAAGACGTGGCCGAACATGACTCCACTAACGTGTCTCGTCTCGACAACAACGTGCTGTTTGTGTCAACCAACCAAAACTCAATACAATGCGTCGTAGCTTTTCCGATTGTTATTCTCAAAGACTCGGAAACTCGACAAGTTGTAATTAACAACGCCGCAAACACGTCGCGAGGTCTTCACACGTTAGATTACGATGTTATAGACCAGCCTCTTTCATATTTGTCTTTGACCATTAACAATTTGAATTCTAATTATATTACGAAATCCGAAACAAGTTTTACATTTTACAACAATCATAGCAACCAATTTAGTTTTACATATTAACATAAAAATTTTACAACCCGATAAAATGTCTTTACAACAACTGAAAATCTCAAAACGTAAAACATTATTATTTTTTAAACTTTAATTTACCTTTTTGTGTATATGTCTGGCCAAACGGCGGCGATATTGTTATATTAAACGTTGAAGTTCATCAACAATGTGTACAATGTAAAATAAAATTAACAAATAATAGTTTAACCATTTTATTTAGAATATATGATACATTTATGTGACAACATTAGTTTAAAAATGATCCAAAATTTCGTAATTGTCAGCGCCAGCGCCGAATCGTTTGTATTCGCCCACTCGACGTTCGAAAAAGTTTGTCTTGCCCTCCAGCGATATGTTGTTCATGAAATTAAAAGGATTGGGTGTGTTAAAATGTTTGGGTTGTTGCAGCTCTGTAAGCAACCGATCCGCCACAAACTCGATATATTCGCACATGGCGCGCGAATTCATACCCAACAAATCGCAAGGAAGCGCGCTAGTGAAAAACTCTTTTTCAATGTTCACTGCTTCCACGAACATGTCCAGTATTTCGGCGGATGACATTTTGTCGCGCTCATCAATATATTCATTGTAATACAAACACGCAAAGTTTGTATGCAAACCTTCGTCTCTTGATATAAGCTCGTTGCTGAACGTGAGGCCGGGCATGATGCCTTTTGTTTTAATAAAAAATATTGCCGCAAAACTGCCCGAAAAGAACACGCCTTCTACAATTGCAAAAGCCACCATTCGTCTTGCCAATTTTGAAGCGCTCGACCCGTCGCGCCACGTGCGCCACAGCTTCACCAGCGGGTTTACTAACCAATCGCGCCACCAACTAGATTCGGTCCACTTTAGCGCCCATTGCGCTTTTTTGCGAACACATTTCACATCTTCGAACGCGTTCAACAGCTCATTTTGTTCTTTCTCATTCTTGATGTACTCGAATATCAACAAACTATACATTTCGCTGTGCACGTTTTCAATTAAAATTTGTTGATCGTAAAAATAACGCGCTTCCAACTCACCGACGGCGTCGCGCACATAGTCAATCAAATTGATATTGACAATGCTGTCGGCCGAGGCGAAAAACGCCAATATGTGCTTTATAAAAAACCTTTCACGTTCATTCAGCTTTGTACACCAATCTTCGTAATCTCTGGACAAATCCACCTCTTCGACTTTCCACATACAATCCAAAGCGGTCTTGTAAGCACGCCACAGCTTTTCATGTTGGATGGGCAAAATCACTTTACGCATTGCCGCTTGAGACATTTTTATTTTCTATTCCTATAGTTGTGTGGATTGCAATAATAAGAAAATATGTAGTATGGCCCGAATGTTGTGTAAATTGACTATTCCGTAGGCGTTCCGGTTCACACTGATATATGCTATCGTGATTGTTACAATTTATAGTTGTGTTAATTGATTGTAATTATCTCATTGATATTAAAGATTAAACTATGGCAACGACGAAACGGCGAGCTCGCGCGTCATCACCCATGTTGAACGTAAGATACTACGATAACGTGTCTGAATTGCCCATGTCGGTGAAAAAATCACTACCGGCTAAAGCGCAACGCATGTACATGCACGTTTACAATAGCGGTGTGAGCCGATACGACAATCCGGCGCGCGTCGCCTGGGCTGTAGTATCTAAATATTATGAACGGCCGTTGGTACGCGGTAGAAAATGGACGCGTCGACCTCACACCAGAACGGGAAAATCAGACGACGACGACGAAAACGACGACGACACGTCAATGTCAGACTATTACGATTTTATGAATATATTTGAAACTAACAATTTTGATGACACTGACACTGACACTGACGACGACGATGACGATGACGATGACTTATACACGGACGATTATGACACTTACACAGACGACGAGTACACAGATACAGACACTGACAATTATGATAACTATTAATTATTACGTTGATAAAGTTAAATTTAATTTTAAAAATGTTTACTACTTTTACATGCTAAATTTTTGTAGCAATATTTTAAATGTATAATTACAGCCACTGTGAACAAACAACACAAAAGCGGTAACAATATTGCCGTTAAGCGCTTGTATTAAAAAGTCGTTTGACAAAATTTGTATCGATCTATACGCTTATACATATATCAAATACGATTGTAATGGGGTGACAACTCGAAACATTTAATTTGATTCGTTTGTCAATTGGTTGCGGTAATTTGTCAGAAAATAATCTAGCAATTGTAAATTCAAAACACATTGCAAACTATCACCGTCGCTGTGCGCCACCAAAAATCCAACTATAAAATGTAGTAAACGACTACGGGTAAAAAGTAAACGTTCCGCTTGAATGACGCCGTCAAACATTGTTTTTAAAGTTAAAAGCGTGGCGTTGTGCTCTCCCGCCAAATAACCATACACCAACTTTCTACCTACATTGTAAAACAATCGTTGTTGATTGTGTCGATCGAACACGTTCGTCATTGTCGATTCCTTCGCCACCGTCATTATTTTCGTTAAACTGAATTGAAGATTTGAAAAGATTTTCAAAAACGGTGGTTTGCTACACAATTGGTCAGTTTCGTTCAGTCTCCGACGTTGTCGGTGCTGTTGTATAAGCTTAGAATTTATTTTCATATTTCACTATGGATTTGATAAAAAATCAATTGTTTTGCACGAGAACTTTGCCTTATATTACGAAAAAGCGCGTTAACGACGCTTTGTGCAAACGTGTTTTGTCTCAATTGGATCGCCAATTTTACGCAAAAGTATATGAAATTGTACGACAAACAATACAACTAAACGGAGGCAATCTTGAAAATATTGTGTTGCACGGCGACGCCGCGGCGGCGGCATATATTGATTGTGAATTTCCAGCGAAAAAAATTAATATACGTTTGTGTGGAAACAACGTTGACACGAAAACGGCGACAGAGGTAGTCGAGGCGTTGTCGCTACACATATTGTTGGATAATTTACGCGGCGTCGTCCGCGAATACAACGACGTCGTCAAAAGAATTTTAGACACAATAGAATTGGCCGACCTGATTGGCGACGTTCAACACGAAGTCAAAAACGCGACGTCGTCGCCTAAAGTTGTAATGTTTAAATCGTACACAGACGAAGCGTACGAATTTCCTCCGTCTACATTTGTGCATTTTATGCTTAATTCCGACTTGGACGTGAAGTTGACGGCGTCGACCGTGAACGAAGACGAATACGTGCTGGTGCGATATTCGTATAACGTGCACGCCGTAAGCGATTTGCCGATTTGGCTGCACGCGGCCAACAAACGGTCGCCCAGACGACTATGTTACGTTCCACTCGATGTGTATTTTTTGGACGTGCGCGTCGTTGCGGGCGGGCTTCGTGTCAACCCTGACGACGATGTAAAACAAAACGTTTTTACCTTTGGTCAATGCCAACTGCCCATAAATGTAGATTTGCTCGACACCATTATCTGTGAACAATTGGATTGTTTATTGTTTAACGTGTTTCACTTGGACAGCGGTGAAATCAATGAACGTATGCAACGGCTGAACGAGATCATCGCCGCGGCGGCGTCAAAAGAACACGAAACATCACCACTGATTAAGGCGCGTCGTCATCAATTCTATCGGCTAACAAAGTCAAATACCGAGTCCATCTACACGGCGCGCAGCGTCAAAGAGTTTCTGCGCGGCGCAGGATCACGGCTAGGTGCGCGACTCGTTGTAGAGCTCTATTTTATGAGACGTTTTCACAACAATATACGCTTTGTTACACACCAAATTAATTTTCCATATCATGTATGGAATCCGTACTATTATTCAGCCTGTTGGAAACAATATTGTCGTTATTTGAACGATTTGTTCAGTTTTTCTTTTCACATCAATTAATTTGAATTATCATACAATATTTTAATAATAAAATCAAATATAATATACACCTTTATTTTTATTTTGTTTATAAGAAATCAAACGCCATGACTGAGCTGACGTGCGAACAGCAAGCCATTTGTGATATTTATTTATACGGCAACTATGTGGCTAATTTGCCGCCCAAGGGTCTCACGGTTGAAGAAATTGCACGCATCGAACGCGCTACACGCGGTCAATCACACAATCCACTATGGAACATTTTACGGTTGGACAGAAAAACAGCATCGAACTCTACATCTGCATACACCAGCAACGCGTGGTGTACCCAAGCCATGACTTTCGGGCTTGATCAAGAACGAACGGTGAAACGCAACAAAACCCTGGTGAATTTGATTAAACATAAATTGGAATTACAACTTGGTGTTACGATATTGGAAAGCGTTTTAGATTGCGGTATGTTTCTAAGCCGATTGGGTTTGTGTGCCGCGTCGCCGGACGCGTACTTTGTCACAGACTCCGATGTGTTCATTCCTGTTGAAATCAAATGCCCACTCAAATACAAAGATGTGACCGTCGACGAAATGCGCAACGCTCTGAACGTACGCAAACCTCGGTACCGCGTAAAGCACACGGCTTTTTCGGTTAACCGCGACGGGCCGGCGGTGTTTAGTGTGGAAAGCACGGACGCTCATTACCGCCAAATGCAACGCCAGATGTACGTCCTCGACGCGCCTCTTTGTGTGTACCTGGTTAAGTTTAAAGACTCGTTTGTGGTCAGTTTTGTGGACCGCGACAAACGGTTTTATGAACAAGAATTACACAACGAACAGCGTTTGTTTAATACGTTTTTAGCGCAGACGCAAAAACAAAGACGGCCCGACGACGCCGAGAAACGTATCGTTTCGTTTTGTAATCAAAACCACACGTTTAGCGCGGACGAGGTGCGTTCTCTGGCCGACGACGGATTTTGCTACAAATACGGTCGTTTAGTGTGTGTTCGATGCGATATGGAAATTGACGGCGATATCAGGTGCAACGACGTATTGGCTAGACACGCGAGTAGCGGTTGCGGCGACAACGATGCGGCGACGCTAAACACTGTTAGTCACGCCGATTACAGAGATCATTCGAAACGGTTAGAGTCGCTAGCGAAAGCTTGCGCAGATTTGTGGCTTGCTGAACAAGGCGTGTTTTGCAATAAAAACGGTCAGTTGATGACTTTTTGTTGTGGTTTGTATGTAAACTCTGGCACTGAAGTTAAACATGTAGACAAATGTGCCTACGCGAAATGTTTAAAATAGTTGTTAATAAATCATCTAATGATGATTACAATTGTTATGTTAGTATAAAAAATTAAAACACCAATGATATGTAATTATATATTTATTTAATAAAAAAATTAATACAAAAATAAAGTTTTATTAATATAGATTACCCTATAGTCAAAGTGTTTAATTTACACTAAGAATAGTGTTGAGAAGTTTCGACATATTAATTACCATTTTTTCGACAATGTCAATTACGATAGCTTTACTAAAGTATTGGTTTAAATAACATTTGTATGCTTTTAGAAAATCGTTTTTTTGTTCATTCAAAAGACATCTAAAAATGTTACGGTTAATCAAACCGATGGTTGTTTGAAGCGCGGGTAACGGTACGTATTTGTCTAACGCAACGTCGTACGGAATCAAATTGTGTCGGTTGAGGTACACGTAACTTTCATTGTGATACCACTCGGGCTGTTCTTCTTCCTCTAAAAAGTAGATTGACAATGTTGAAATAATGTTCACTTTTACTAGCGAATCAACAATACGCTGGTCGATAAGTTGAAACGGCTTTTCGCATTTACCATAACGAGATGTTTCATAAACATGTACGTAAAACGTAGTCAACTCTTGCATCAATTGTAACGCTTCGTCTCGATTCAATTCAATATCATCGATTTCTAATTTTGTATACGCTTCCAACTCCCCAACAACAAAAATTCTCAGCTGTAATATTCTATAATAGAAAGAATCTAAAATAAAAATTAGCACGTCCAAATCCATAATAAAAAAATTATTACTTTACGACAATCCTTGTAGAGTAATTGTTATTTTTCAATGTAATAATAACTCGCTAGACGCCAATCAATGGTATTTATAAATTTCGTCTATTGTTATCATCTAATTTATTTAGATTACATGTATGTTCGAAGCGTTAATCTAATCGTTTAGATTATACAACGTGTTTCAGTAATAAACGTATCGATATGCCGTAGTTAGTTTTTGGCACGTGATAACGCAAACAAAAGCTGCTAGTGAATGTCACAACTCACACAACACCATCAACGCTCATCCGGTTGGCTAAACGCCCACTCGATTCGACCGCTATAAAACTGGTCGTGTCTAATAAGTTTCATAAGTCTCGTGCGAAAAGTTAAGTAAATTGGTCGTTGACAAAATGACGACGTTGTTGGCGGTACCCGCATTGTTGTTAATGTACTTAATGTCACAAACGGTCGGCTCGCCTTTGGGACGCGACGACGGATTTTTTGGCAACGCCAACACGAGCGAGCCCGTCCAATTTATGGTTAACAAAAAATATTTAACTGGACACGCCGACGGCATCGTCAACGGTAGCGAGGATTCGACACACGACAGCGTGTGGAAACGTTACGCCGTGCGCTACGAGCAAGTGGTGCTGAAGAATGTACAACACTGTATGTTTGTTTGCATCAACGATTGTGGTTACACATACTTGGCCAAAACGCCTAACGCCGAATGTTTATTTCACGAAAATTTAACTGCCAACTATTATACTAATTTTTACAGGCGCAACGAAACACTACACGAAACATTGTATTTGGCGATGAACTCGAAAGGACACACGCGGCGCACAATCGTAACCGAACAAGATTCATTAGTTAAAGTAAAAGTTTTTGTTTTAGGAGTAATTACGCGTTGGTCGAACGTCGAACCGTTGGATTTATGCGCGCCCATGTCGGCCCTAAAATCCAAACTCGATTACAAACCGAAAAAAAGTTGCGATGTGGTGACGCCGAAGCGTCGCGACGCCAGGTTAATGTCCAACGATGTACCTTTGATGCCACACGCGGACATTATTAATTTATCTGAAAAAGTCAACGGCGCCGCTGGTAACGTGGACGACAACAATCATTACATGCAGTTAACTTCGGGGGCCAAAAAGAAAAATTCGTACAAAATTCAACAACAACCACCTGTTGACATTTTGTTGTTGCCGTCTAACGCAAACGACAAGCCGTATTTGCTTGGCGCGTCAGACTCCAAAGAAAACCACAGCGTGGAACAGAAACAAACTACAGTTAACCCCCTCGATGTGACGATTAAAATTGACATTGATAATGTTGTTGAAAATTTGTTGAATAAACGAAAATTACATTCGGACGGAAACTTTGCCAACGCCAGTGTTACGTTTATTTCAAATTATTCATTTAAAGATTGTAAATTTATACAAAATTAATAGTATAATGTTTCGAACATTATTGAATATTGTTGTTGTTGTCGTCGTTGACAATACAAGAAGATCAATTCACAATTTGTCTACCTTTTAATAAACATATTTTTAACCTTATTGTTTCGTGTTTTATTTTTTCCTCCAAATCTTTTTTATTTAAATCGCACAACATAATGAGTTCTTCGACGGCCAATGTGAGCGCGTTAACGACGCCCTCGTCATTGTCATCGAGAAACACGCTAAAACTGTGCGCTTTTTGTAAAAACCGAAGTGCCAAGTTGCAACACGTCAACGCCGATCTGTGTAGGCGCGCCGCACTGTAATTGCGCATCAAGTGCATAGCTTCTCGCGCATTGAACACATCTTCGTTAATTTCATTTTTAAACATTGCTAACACTTAAAATATTAATAATAATCCTAACGCTTTACTATCAATTTATTGAATAATCAGCGTACGTGTTGAGTAAAGTCGCGAGATTGTCAACGTTGGCGCCTGTCGTAACATCATCGCCCGCCACCAAGCTGACCGTTGTGTAGTTACGATCATGGTTAATAATTCCAAACAATAGATTTACCCGCAACACGACGGGAAATAGGTCGTTAGGGTATCGAGTCGCCGGACTCCATATGCGCAAATCACTACCCTCTCGGCTGAAAACACACCACGAATTAGTGAACGTTTCGGCGGTCCAAACTTGAGCGGCAGCGTGACGGCGAATACAATCGTCCCGGTTGACGGTGATGCACCGTCCTACGCCTGGAAAAAAACAGGGAGCGCTTGTGCGCGCCGCAAGTCTTACGTATTGTTCGTACGCGTTGCCATTGACGGCGTTGTTGTTGTCGTCGTCCAGCACGCTGTAAGCCGTGCTAAATTTCAACAAACGCGAACCGCTTAATATTGTCGTGTCGGGATGGCGCGTCAAATACGTGTATAACAACCTAGCGTAGCGCTCGTGGCTCAGCTCAGACGGAGACCTAACCATACACACGATGTCGTCATCGGACCTCGTTTTATCTGAACGCGCCCAAAAAAATTTGTAATCTATTCGAGAAATTGATTGTAAATTGAAGGCGAACGGACGAATGCAAGCGTTGGCGACGGGCGCGCTCGACTCGCCGATCATGGACGGTGTCGGGCTGTATACAGAAAATAAATTGTTCCATAACGGACATCTGCAATATTTGTATTCGACAGTTCCGTCGGCGCTTCGATAATAAGCAAGGCGACCCGCTGTACGTTGGTTGCTGATCGGATCCACTGAACACGGATCGACGACGCAAATGTCGGGCAGCCTTAATTCTTGTCTGTAAATGGGATCGAGCGAAGGATGATCGAGTCTCACGAAACCATCCTGACACGGCGCTCTAGGGAAAAAGATCTCGTCGTACACCACGTCGCGCACGGTTAACGGTCGGCAGTGTGGAGTTTGCGTGGCGTTGTCAAAATCGGCGATGTAACCTTCGTCACATTCGCATCGTAGCGGTGTTTCGTTAATATTTGCTATGCGGCCGTGCGGTTGGCAACCCACCGTAACGTTGCAATCCTCGTACATGTTCAATTGTGTTACGAGGCCGGGCGTTAAACAACTGCAAAGTAACGAAAAACCTACAGCGCTTTCGGCCAACAACCAAAGCCCAGTGTGAGGATTGCAGCTACGCGCTCTTTCCCTGTCCAACGCCATGCAATACGATTCGCCGGGTTGAATCGTGTGTCTGATCTCGGCGCCGTTGTCGTCGTGGATTACAATCATGGTGGTTTCTGTAAAATGTTGGCAATTGGCCAAACCTTCGCGGCACGCGTCGCAATCTGCGTGTGTGGTGCACGGTGTCAAGTTTTTGTGACATTCGCGCGTGTTACCCTCTATGTAAATTTCAGATGGTGGCTCGATAAGAGGAACGTTTGAATTGTCAAAACGCGGTAACGGCGCGACGACAATTTCGTCAGCTATCGCATACAAAACGCGATTTATGGAGCATAAACTGACAATAATAAGAATTAAAATGATACTCAAAACAACCAAATACATGTTGACGATCTTAACTTTATTACTATATAACAAATATTAACATTATTATAATATAAAAATCATAATTGACATTTTCGTCACATATAAATATATTAATACTTATCGTCAATGGATTTCAACATAAATTTATCCTGAAATCCATTGACGATTATTTTAAATTATTGCACCATATTTAACACAATTACATCACCTCAAGATAAACAACAATGGATTTCAACATAAATTTATGTTGAAATCCATTGTCGTTTATTTTAAACTATTGCACCATATTTAAAATTATTGCGTCATTCATTGTCAATGGATTTCAACATAAATTTATCCTGAAATCCATTGTCGTTTATCTCAAACTATTGCACCATATTTAAAATTATTGCGTCATTTATCGTCAATGGATTTCAACATAAATCTATCCTGAAATCCATTGACGATTATCTTAAACTATTGCACCATATTTAAAATTATTGCATCATCCTATTGTCAATGGATTTCAACATAAATTTATCCTGAAATCCATTGTTGTTTATCTTACATGTTTTGCAGTTATAGGATTACTTTATAGAAAAGAAACTATATTGTAAAATTATACGTGTACTTTATTAATATTGTTTAATGAAAACTTGTTCGGAATCGTTGTAATCTTGCCCTTCCCCTGCATGATAGTGTACCGTAGGATATTTACTGCTTTTCTTTTCCGTAGCGTATTGAAGGTTTTCGTTGACTCGAACCACTGTGTTGGTTGCGCGACGACACATTTGTAAATTTGAACATAAACCAGTACACAATCCCGTACAAAACCCTGAACATAACCCTGAACAAAGACCGGGACACAGACATCTGTAAATTTTGTACACAAATAAAAACACCACAATTAACACCACCGTCGCCACAATGCTTTCGGCCAAACGACAGCTCAACCCAAAAAAGCTGACAAACCAACAAAACCAACTTTCCGTAGTTTCGTCATCGGCAATGTCACCGCCAGTGTACACAGTGTTATTTTCCATGCGTTTGCGCAAATCTATCAAACGCTCGGTCATTCCATTCAAATTTTTATGATCCAAATCGTCGTTGGATTTAAATGTGTTCAACTCAAAAGTGTCCAAATCGGTAAGCGTGGCGCTCAGGTTGAACGACGTGCTAATCGGTAAAATAGAAATCGAAATCGGTTTAGACTTCATTTGAACAACGGTCAATTCCATTTTCGAAGTGACTAGTTTACACGTAAAGTTCAAATTCAAGCCACGCAAAATGCCTACGCCGGTTTTAAGCACAACCGGCGGCACCGACACGTCGGCGCTGCAATCAAAGTCGACGCGAGTATCTTTTTGTAATACGTACAGCCAATTGTTGTAATATGATATGGGATGAAATATTTGCACATCAAAGTGGCCAACGCGCACATCACAATTTTTTACTACGGTGTCTGCGTCCGCGGCGTTGTTGTCTAACAGAATTTTAATGTCACACAATGTGGCTTGACTCGCGTCGTGCACAATTTTTGGCTTGAAACACAACAACGCCCCAATTGCCGTTTTGCACACTTTGGTAGTGTCGTCTTCGAGTCGCGCGTAACTCTGACGGTTCGACGACACGGCCAAGTATTTGCTGTCGGGCACGATCACGGCGCATTTGCTGTTCACGCAAAACGGAATCGGCACCACTTGATAAACGTTGTACAACTGTTGACCGATGAGCGGCATTTCCAATATGAACAACAATTTGCGATCTTTTGTGAGAAAAACATGGCTTTTGATTATGTCGTTATTGATTAAATTATGCATGTTGTCCAGCTCTAGTGAAACGGGCCACGCTGTTTTCGGTGGCAAATATTTCGTGACGCTTGTCAATTCTTTTAGCAAACGCTTTGGTGTCATTATCAAAGAGTTGACTTTGTTAACTAGAGCGTTGTCGACCGCCCTGTCCAGATTAGTGTACAACAAATCTATTTCATCTATTTGCGCTTTGAGCAAATTCATTTTTGAATCAATGTAGATACACGCGTCGTTCTGATGCTGTTCAACACATTGGGAATGTTCCATATAACTGCTTAGCGATATCAGTTCGTCGGTCAACTGTTTCACTTGATTGTTAAGCGCGTTATCGCTCTTGGCCAGTTTGTGTAACAGATTGGCGTCGTTTTGATCCATCACACCGAACAAAAATTTGTCGATACTACCGACGAAATTGAGTATACCGCGTTTTTGTCGTCGTGTTGCGCGTTGAGCCTGCACATCTTGAAGCATTAAATTGTCGTGATCGTCGTACTCTCCAGCTTTGGGTATTTTTGAGTCTAAATCGTTGTGTTTTTGAACTAGCGCTAAAATTTGTTTAACAATAAAAGTGTTCACTTCGGCTTGTATTACGCGTTTGCTACTGCAATTGTTCACCGGTTGGGTGTTTAAAAATTCGACAAAATGTTGAGTTTCTTTGTAAAGCGTGTCCAATTCCAAAAAAATTGCACCGTGGTCCATTTCAATCACAAAAGTCCACAAACTTTCAACGAAATGCATTTTGTTTATAGGCTGATAGTAAAAACCCGACGTGTGCGGCAATTGTTGCACGTTGACAATGTCATCAGCGTTCATAAGGCGCTCGGCTCCTGCGTAAGTCGTCGTTACGACTATTGTCGACAAGGTTAACAACATCGTTGCTAATGTACTGGTCGACATTGTATCGCAAAATTTAACCATTACGATTGAACAAAGTGTTTTTCGTGGCCGGGACGACGACGTCTACACTTGTTTCCCAGCGAAACTGTAGTGAATTGTATCAAATACGATTTGTCTCTTTATACGTGGACGACAACATAAATTATGTACTCACACTTATATGTTGCGCATGGATCGCTCACCGGATGTAATTTTTGACCATATAATTTATGTAACGCTGATAAGAAATTAGAGTGATTAAATAATTACGGCGACAAGAACGTGCATTCGGGTCAATTGCATTATAAATTAAATAATAACAATTAATGTGTAAATAATATATTAATAACATTGTGCACAGTAATTGAACATATTAACATTTGATCGGCGTTGTGACATCAATGACATCATGGTTTTACCCGACAAATTAACGTCAATTATATTTTTAATGTTGACAATGAATTACGGACCAATAAACGTCGTTAAAGTGTTTGCCGAAACCGCCGATGATGTGGCCAAACTTATTGATTCGGTTTGCGTACCAAAGCGGTTCGAGGTCACAACAAAGGAATGCGACGGTCAATTGCTGCTCGACCGATTCGAACGCCAAACGTTCAATTATTATCAAAAAGAAGAGGTGCGACGATACGGCCAATGGTTGCGATTGCTGAACAATTTGCAATATTACAAACCGCACGACAGATCACGAACTATGAATCTGATCGCGGCACATAACCAAAATTGGGTAAAAATAAATGCAAATATTGACGATAAAATGCGATCTGGCGCCGCCGAGGTGTTTCGTTGGACGTCGGACACTTGGTCTCGGTTTCACGAAACGAAAAACTTTTCCAGGTTCGACGATACGTTGCCCGATTTTGTGGATTTTTTCAACACATTTGTGTTATGGTGCAGCGCCGATACCTATTATTTTTTTAAAGTAATTATGCACGCATACAATTATGTGCGGCACATGAATCCTTCGCAAGTCGATTACGCCGCCAAGAACACAGTCAAGCTGCTGCTAACCTATCCGTTAACGTTAATGTCTCCGTCCGCAGTAAAACGGGCTTTTTTCGTTTTATACGTTCAACACGTACCGTCAAACCAACGCGATTGGTTTAAACATTATTTCATAAAAATAAATAAATCCGCCGTAATGCCACACGAGTTTAATTTCGGCGTGGGTCCGTTCAATTTCACGATACACCACAACCTCGTGGATACTTACAAAGCGGCGTTAATGCGCCGGGAAGTGTATTTTGTGTACGATAACACTATCAAGTTTTTGAGTGCTACTCATTTATCGTTAAAGTACAACATTACTGATGTGGAAATTTTTGTGTACGAAAATAAAAAGTCGTACGAATTCTATGGGCCGTTGTGGTTAATAAAAACTGACAACGGTGGCTACACGCAAGCTAATAAAAATTTAAAGAAAATCGAAAGCCACGTGTATTACGAAAGCGACAAATTGCCGCGCAACTACGGCCACGAAGTTCAGCACGCTTTAATGTACGCCTATGATATAATCGACAACGCGCCGTTGTGGTTTGTCGAAGGTATTGCTAATCGGCTGGGCAATAGGCGTTGTTACGCTTACGATCACGACACCATGAAAACGCACGTGAACCTTACGGCCGCCGAAATTGTCACTACTGCTATTTCGTACGGCGGACACGCTAACGATCTTGTGTACGGCATGGGTAGCGCGCTTGCAGATTTTTTTTACAAAATTCGCCCCAATCAATTAGGTGAGATGATTAAGCGCGACAATTACACGTTCATTGCCGACGACGCGCTAGAGCACGATTTCGATTTGTATAAAAAAAATAAAATATCAGAATGTAATTTGTATGTGGCACGCAAACGCATCAATGCTACTGGCAAGGGCAACGTCGGCGACAACGACGAGTACGATACCAAAACCACGTACATAAAAACGATAAATTCAATAAAGTTTGTGTGCAAAAATTATGTTCAAATGGAATTTAACGATGTTATTTTCGTAATGACTCGCGCCAAGCTGATCAAAATGAACACGGATCGCGGTGATACAAACTTAAACATTCAGCGAGCTATCAGATTTAACGACGACGCTATATCTTTGTTCGATTACGAGTGGTTTTTAAAAGGAACATTGAAAAGTGCGTTAGAATACTTTGGCGACATAACGGACGCTCTGCGCATAGATAGCAATTATTCATACAAAAGCCGGGTGTCGTGCGACAGTAAAAATATTACAAACCCGCGCGACATGATTGCTCGCTTTAGCCATCAATCGGGCGTGTGGAATAAAATTAATTTTTTGGAAAATATGAATTACGCCGAGGGTCGGTCGTTTGTGCAACATTACATTAGTAATCGAATGGCGTGTTGTGAGTTCATAAACCCGGTGGTAATGAGCGCACGTACGCCGCCCGCCCTCACCGCCAACGCCGCCAGCGTGCAATATTTAAAGTCTATTCAATTATTAGACGCTGAAAAAAAGGTGCGCTTGGATGCGCGCGGTAATACTATTCTACACTTGTTGGCTTTGTTTAATCACAAATTGTATTCATCTATAATAGCTTCAGACAATGGCGCTTCAGCGTTTATTCGTAATAATGACAACAAAACTCCGGATGACCTATATTCCATTTCAATGCAATATAAACAACATTTCGGTAAACAACCTAACCGCTATTGTTTTACATCAACTTTTGACGTTTATAACACGACACCCGCCGTGGTAGTAGTAGCAGCAACAAATACTTTTGAAATATCTACAACACAAACGCCCGTGATATTAATTGCGGCAACGACGTCGACGTTATCTACGACAATTACCGATACAACCACGACGACGACAACGGTCAGTACAATTGTATCGCATAAAAATAGTAACGCCGACGCTAAAATGGCCAACAGTACGATAATGCCTAATGTGTTAAATGGTGATAATAATGACTCAATTGAATTGGCGTCGACGACGGCTGCTCCCACACAAACGCTTACTACTTTTGTGGAACATATCAGCGATATACTTGTGGATTGGATTATTCGGGTGTTTAACAATGAAAGTTTTAAATATTGGTGTATAATTTTATTAATAACAAGTGTCGTAATATTGATTAACATCAAAATGACAATATTAATAGTCAAGTGTACAAGAAAACGTAAACATAAATTAAAATCGCCAGTTGTGTTATACAAAATTAACGACATCGACAAAAACGACGAGTGTACAATTGATCTAATAAATTAAGCTAGTTATATGGTAAAAATGTAGCGTCTGTATTAAAAAAATATATAATTATAATACAACATCAGGTGTTTTATTATATTACAATAAATATTATCACAACTACAACTACTATTACTACAAGAATAAATATATTATTTACATACAAGCAAAAATAAAAAATAATACCTTACGGCACACAACTTAATTGTGAGGTATTAACGGCAAGAGATTGTTAATAATCGAGGTAATTACAATATTCGAGGTGTTTGATTAATAATAATCATGCTGCGACGACAAATTATTAAACGCGGCAAGCGTTATTTTATAATTCACCTTTGAACATTTCTTTAATGTTGGATTCAAATTCGTCAGCGGTCTTCGAGTTGGCGAACAACACTCCGTCCGACGAGACAACTGCAGCATTGTTGAATTTATTTTTAGCTAAAGAAATGCACACGCATTTGTCCACGTCAGGATCGGGACTCAGTTTGTATGCAACCACAGAGAAACCAGCTGCATCGGGTTTGCTAATTTGTTTAAAATCTGTATAAATAAAAAAACTGTTGGCGTGGCGCACCACCATCAAATGCCGATCCGATTGCTTGTTTATTTTCTTCAAATGTTCAATTTTTCGTTGTTTTTTACTCAAAAGCGAACGCAATTTAATGAAACGCGACCTATATTTATGTTCGTAATACGTCGAAAGCGCATTGACACATTCCACCAGGCGCCGATTGCGCTCTTTCAAAATTAAAAACGCTCTAGTGATTTTTTGTAAATGTTGAACAGACACTAATTTTTTCGCGGCAATCGCGCCTGTCACAACACCGTTAGTGTTAATTTGCAAATTTTGCATATTCAAATATAATTTGGCTTGTTCCATGTCTTTCACTAGCGTTTTATTCCTCAGCGTGGACATGATGTCGATCGTGCCGTTTTACATGTACTATTAGACTTGAAATGGCCAACGATCGTTTATAAAGCGGCGCGGGTGCGCAATAACAGCGCGCGCAGTCAAAATATTTGCTAATAGAAATAAACACCTACGTGTTATATCATAAGGTACATTTTTAGGTAAAATAAACGCTCGTTTAGAATCTATAATGTTTATTAGTCAAATTATTGTTACAAATGTTATGCGCATACAAAATTCATATTAAAAAAAAGTCACGCGTAATAATTGTTGAATATGATTCATAGCAGTCATAGTTATTAACGGAACCATTATGTAAATCATAAAGTATTCCGAATAGGTCACGTTGGCCGCCCTCGTTTTTAAATGCGTTTGTTTTCCTTTGTTGCCGATGATGTGTTCCGTATACCATACGGCTTTGTGCGCGGGTGACATTGCTTGGTGATTTAGCGAATGACGCAAGTGTTTCAAATTGTTACGGTATTCGGTAGAAACGGCGGTAAGTATAATCGCCGCACTCAGTTGTTTGCCGGTGACGGTGAGCGTGTCCACGGCGCAGCCGATGCCTAGTTCTTCGTATTTGTTCGTGTTGAATGCCTGGTCTCCCATCATCGGCATACCCACAAGCGGCACTAAGGCGTCGATGGCTTCGTCGGTCGATTGTACTCCGCCCTGAGTCACAAACGTCTTCACGTTTTTATGGTGCAATAAAGTGTATTGATCGAACCACGCTTGAATCAACACGTTTGATGGTACGCGATTCGCTTCAATTTCCCCGTCAAATTTCCAAGCGACGTCAAAAGGTATACGATTAAAAGTGTCCAGTAACATGTTCACAAACTCCCTGTCCATATTACGGGCGTCAATACCTGAACCGAAACTCACGTAAACCACGCCGTTGGTTGAGTTGTCTAGAAACGTTTGAACATAAGAGTTTAATTTACCTATTTTTTTGTCATGCAAATGCAAACCGCCCAAGTATTGTACACTGGGTGGCACCGGTCGATTGTTGTCGAACACGGCGTGAATGTTGACAAGCAACAACTGAACGTTGCCGCGAAGCTCTTGCACGGTTGGCGACGATTCACCAAATTGTTGTTTCAACAACTTGTTTTGCTCTTCCGCTAGAATGTTAAATTCGTTTTGCAAACGCAGTTCAGTGTACAGCTCGGCTATAATTTCCCAGGTGTTCAAATTGCGAAACTTGCTTCGCCACATGTTAGGATAAAAGATTGGATGTCGCGCCACCGCTCCCATGGTTTCAAAATTTTCAGCAACGCCGTAGCCCGACGAAATCTGCACCACCGGCAAATCGCCTAGCAAATGCGACAATATTAAAGGGTAATCTATAAAAGCTTCTGTGATCAGTAAATCAAAGTGCGTTTTATATTTAATAAGCGTTTGCACTGCCGGCAAGTCTAATTGCTCGCTTATCATGCGCACTAGACCCATGTAGTTGCGCGCCGTCACCGTGCTGCTATCGGCTACCATACCGCGTTTGCGAAACACAGCGGAGTCTTCTATCAGCGACGCAAAATACTTTTCAGATAACGTGGCGTCAATGTGTGTAATGTTAGCGGCTAGCGGTTGTTTGTAATTTACGTGCATTAACGGCCTCACGACCACTAATTCGTGCCCGCGTTCCGCCAGCGTTTCTACGTATACTTTGAATACGCTTTGATGGCTGTACGAAGGTGTAGGAAAAACAGCTAAAATTCTGCTACAATGTACCGTCTCGGCGAGCCACATTAACAACGGAAATAATATTAACGACATAGTATTGCGTAATAATTTTTATAACCTATTTAATATCACACTACGTTTGCGTGTGTGACGCGCGGCCAAGCGAAATAAATGTGTCACTTGAATGAGGTCAGGAGGACAATTGCGCACTTTTTATACGCTTGGTCAAACACTAACATTCACATAAAACGTGTTCTTTTTAATACACAAACATAAAAACCTTTTGAACATACGCACGTGTGTGTGTGTATTTAGTAAAAATATTGTCGCTAAGCAATTTTAATGATTTACATTATAGTTTAGTTCACGTATAGTAATTGTTTCGAGAGCACCTTCTTCGTGTTTTACTTTTTTCTTAAAACACGTTAAAATTTTGTAAAGCTTGGCTTTAATGGAAAAAATAAAAAACAAAATTAACACTATAAATATCATTCTCGTGTAGCCGTAATCGGTAATTTCATTTTTTTGGATTTTATTGATTTCCTCCATAATGACGGTAAACAGTGTATCTATGTCGTTTGTAGCTTTGTCGTCGTTGTCGTTTCCACTGTTTGCATTCACGCTTGTCAGATTCATTATTAATTGGTTGTAAGACGAACGCGCCAACATTAACACCAAAAAGATTACGATTAGCATGTTCATATTGATAACAATTCTTATCGGAGGATAAAACTGAACGCTGTGGTGTTATTTGAGCGCATAATGTCTCTGCTGAACACGTCGTCGCATACTTTAAAATACACAGTGCAGCAAGCATTGCGTATGTGGAACGCGATAGCTTATAACGATTGTCGAGAATACGTATTTTATGATGGCGCAAGATGGCAGCATCACCGTGGGTGTTTTTCCAATTTCGATGATTTTTACAAATATCTAGTGCAAAATAATGTGAGCGACGTTCACGTCAAAGCTTTGCCCAACAACGGTGGTCGAGAGTGGGTCGTGGACGTGGATTTTAAAGAAGACAACAAGCAATTGTTAGAAGTCAAGATTTTGGTGGCGCAACAGACTTTTATAAATTTTTTTGGCGACAACGTTGCACGTATCATGCACTCCGGTAACAGAGGCGTGCACGTTTGGTTAAAGATAAATAATTTTCGTATGAGCGCCGACAAGCAACTTCGTCGTAAATATTATAAGGCGTTCATTAAGCCAAAGGTCATTGATTTGCAGAAAATAGTGCCAGGTAGTTTTATATATTGTGTAAAATCTGCTCTTGAATGTCAGGAGATAAACGCCAAAGTGAAACAAGTGTACGACAAAAATTGCGTGCAAGAACAATTAAACGATTTTTGGCCCGCGGTCGACGAACACGTGTTTTGTAATTTAAATCAAATTCGAGCGCCTTTCAGTTTTAATTACAAAGGCAAAAAGTTTTCGTCACAACTACATTAACTGCAAAATTAACTATTAAAAACTATGGTACTCAACACGATTATTAATTTTTTATTTAAATTTTTCGACAACAATGAGAATAAAACGGACGTTGTTGATTCGAGCAGATATTGCAGCGAGGAAAATCGTGACAACAATTTGATAGACGACAATATTACACAATTGCCACCTATAATCGACAATGCCATTTCGTATCTTTTTCAACGTACAACCATGTGTATAAACGATCAGTCTGTGTTCAGTGTTAGATATTTTACGCTGAAAGGACAATTATGGTTAGTGGGCTATGATTTTGCGCGCGGCATCGGTTATCGGCGACCCGACGACGCTCTCAGTCGCTATGTGGAATTTAAAAACGCAAAATCGACAGAAACGTTGTTGTTTGGCGTCGTTGCCGATTCGTCGACGCGTTCTATTGTATGCATAAATAGAGCTGGCGCTCTTCAATTGTTGGACAACATCGAATGCGGTAATAAAGCTGAAGCGGCGGCGCGTGTTGTGGACAAACTCAACGAGCTGGCGGCGACGCAACGAGACGATGATCGCACTCATTCAAAACTCGATAAAATGTTACAAGCGATCGACGTCGTTGGAACTAACAATGCCGTTTTGCTTAGCTATCATGACGTGTTAAAAAACGAATTTTTGAACAAATTCGATACGTTTAACGAAAAAATCAATAAAATCGACGAAAAAATTCGTCAATACGACAATTTGGATAGGTTGTATACCCAGCTGCAAGAACACCGCAAACCGTCCGCCGCGTCGATTACTAGAGCACCAGTGTCCGTCGGTAGCGGGCTATCATTTTTAGAGGAACGTCATCTTGATCGGCGCGACACCGCGGGTTGTGTAAAATACGAAACTGTAAAGTTTCCGAAAAACGTTGCCAAACACCCACGATTAGCGGTGTTCGTAAAGCCCGACGGGGATGGTACTCAAATGTCGTTTTTGGCCGGCCAACAACGGAATATCAACGCTCGAAAACGCAACTACCGAAACATGGAAATGATTTACGATTACGTACATCCTAATCCGATATTGGCGGTGCATTGTATTGACGAAGAATTACAACATAAAAATTTTAAATATATTAAATTAGGCAAGCGGACTTATCACGTTCATTGCGACGTTGATACAATCAAATCTTTTATACATGAAAATGTTTAATAAAATAATAATACAATATAAAATTTATAGTGTTTTTATTTATGTCGACATTCTTAACCTATACATTACAATCAACTAACCTATACACAAATAAAAATTATTCAAACATATCGGACGTTAACAAACTGTCGATAAAATTTACACATTTTGTAATTTTATTTTTCCATTTGGAGCTAAATTCAATGTTGATTTGATGCACATCAATTTCGTCCGGTCCCACGTAGCTTGAACATTTACACATGTCTTGCCACATGTCTATACAGTCGTTCATTGTCATTTTGCCTACGTCTACATTTGCCAAACGCTCTCTTACAAATTGTTTAACTGTAGGTGATAAATAGTTTTTTATTTTGTCCATGTTAAAACATGATAAAGCTGTATCTATGTTGTAGCACTCGTACGGCGACATGTCTAAGTCGCAATATTTAGCCAAAACTAATATTTGCACATTGAAATTACCATCGGACATGGGAGATAGTTGTGTAATTTTTTGCAAAGTTTCTTTTGTAAACAACTTGAGCAATTTCCAAGAGTTTTTAACATGTTGTACAGTAAAATCACATTGCACATTCAAATGTTCTTGGCCAAGTATTTGGTCGAGCTTTAGTATTTTATTTTTAATAGACCACAGTTCGTCACTATTACTACTAATTTTTTCGTCATTATTTAAATAGGAATGTATGATGTATATTGTTTGACGATTCAAACAGTTTAATTGATATTCGGCCGTTTGCCTAATGATGTCGACGGCAATCAAAGCGTCTTTTGCGGACGACATTTTCAATGATAATAAACTTCAACGATTTGTCATTCCGCTTTTATATCAAATACGATGAGATTACACACACACACACAGTTGCACATACATATCAACACATAAATACATACACATATAGATTAAATAATAAACGACATCATGTTTAAATTGTTTATTTAAATAATATGAACAATTACAATTAAGCGGAACAATTTCGACATTCGATGCTGCATTTGTCCACGGTAAATGCGATTGCATCCGCGGCCGGTTTAGTTCGCAAATAATACATGCCGGTTTTCAAACCACGTTTCCAAGTGTGCATGTGCACGCTAGTTAATAACGCGAAACTGGGCTGCGCTATAAACACGTTAAACGACTGGCTCTGATCGATGAAAGCGCCGCGATCGGCCGCCATGTCAATCAAGTTTTTACTGCTCATTTCCCACACAGTTTTGTAGACGGCTTTAATGTCGTCGGGTATGCGATCAATTTTCTGCACACTGCCTCCGGCCGCTATAATGGAATTGCGCATGTGGTCGTCGTACAAATTTAGTCGACATAAATCTTCAACCAAGTGCTGGTTAATTACTTGAAAATCGCCGGCCAATACGCGGCGCACATACAAATTGCTGGTGAACGGCTCGAACGATTCGTTGTTGCCTAATATTTGAGCTGTAGTTGCTGTGGGCATATACGCCACCAACAAAGAGTTTCGCAAACCGTGTTTTGCAATGCGCAATTTTAAATCTGCCCAATTCCACAAGTTGGTAGGTTGCACGTTCCACATGTCGTATTGCAAAACACCCAAACTCGCCGGACTGTCACTATAACTAGAGTACGGCCCGTTCAGTTTTGCCAAGTCGCAACTGGCTTCTAACGCCGCATAGTATACGGTTTCGGCAATTTGTTTGTTTAACATTTTGGCTTTGTCACTTTCGTACGGCAATCCCAATATACAAAAAGCATCGGCGAGCCCTTGAATGCCCACTCCAACGGGTCTGTGTTTTAAATTCGATTCTTTGGCAGCCTCCAGAGGATAATAATTGATATCGATAATTTTATTTAAATTTTTCACGACAATTTTAGTTACACTTTTCAATGCGACAAAATCAAACACTCCGCTTTTAATAAAACGATTTACACACACAGACGCCAAGTTGCAAACGGCAATTTCTTCAGAACTACTGTATTGCACAATTTCTGCGCACAAATTACTGCATCGAATGGTGCCCAGGTTTTTCTGATTCGATTTGATGTTGCATGCGTCTTTGTACAAAATGTACGGGGTGCCCGTTTCCACTTGGGTTTCAATAATTGTGCGAAACAGACTTCGCGCCTCAACTTGACAAGTAAATCGATTTTCGCTCTCATATTGTTCGTACAGTTTTTCAAACTCTAAACTGTACACGTCCGACAAACCGGGACAGCGGTCGGGACACATCAATGACCACATTTCGTTTTGTTGTACGCGTTTCATAAACAAATCCGGCACCCACAAAGCGTACAACAAATCACGCGCCTTTTTGTCTTCAGCGCCCATGTTTCGCTTTAAATTCAAAAAATCATATATGTCGGCGTGCCACGGCTCTAAATATACGGCCATCGCGCCTTTGCGTTTTCCTCCTTGATCCACGTGACGCACACAATTATTGTACACGCGCAACAATGGTTCCACGCCGCTGGCCGTGCCGTTGGTGCCACGTATCGCGCTGCCGCGAGCACGCGCTTTATGAACATTAACGCCCAAACCTCCGCCGTATTTAGATATTTGCGCACAGTCCGCCAAAGTTTCGTACATTCCTTTGATGCTGTCTTCTTTCAACGTCAACAAGAAACACGAAGATAATTGAGGTTGAGGGCAGCCGGCCGCAAATAATGTAGGACTAGCGTGTGTAAACATTTTGTTGGCGGTTAAGTTGTAAGTTTCGATGGCGGCGTCAATGTCACGACCGTGTATACCGATCGCCACGCGCATCAGCATGTGTTGAATGCGCTCCGCAACGCGGCCGTTGATGCGCTTTAAGTACCCATTTTCCAAAGTTTTATACGCAAAATACTTGTATTCGTAGTCTCGTTTGTAATCTATCTGGGCTTCTAAAGCGTCGGCGTTGGCTGATGCGACCTCAAACAACGCTAACGAAACCAGGTTGTGTTTATATAATTTGGCGACGACACGCACAAAACTATCGGGCACATGTTTGTGATTGTCGTCCACCATAATTCTGCCCGCCAACAAGGCGTAATCGTCGTGAATGTACGCCATGTTTGCAGTTTCTTTGGCGGCATGTTGATCCAATTCGGTTGTAGTAACGCCCGCGTATATAGTTTTCACCACTTGTATTGTAATTGCGGCCGGATCTATAAATTGTTTGTTCAAACCGTACGACAAACGGTTTAATTTTGACGTTATTTTGTCCAATAACACAGTTTGTTTGCTTCCGTCACGCTTTATCACGTACAATTTGTTTTCGCGAGCGGCACACATGTTGTTGTTTACGTGTTATAGTATCGACTGTACAATAATCAACGTTGCCGCGCGTTAAATATTGATTAAGTACGCTTGCAGTAAATGTTGCGTTTATGTACTTCTACATAGATTAATTTGATTATAAATATACATACATATATATATGTATGTATATTTATATATATGTATTCATTTATTTAAATATTTTATTTTGCCATCAAAATAAGTATTTTTGTCCTTTTGTAAAACATTTTGAAATTTCAAATACACCATA